CTCTTTCTCGTAGAAATACCCTTTTTCAAGATTCCGGGAGACCCCGTATAGTCGAATTTTGTCGAAAGTGGATAAACCATACTAGAAGTTATGTAAAACCTTACTACGAGGGGATTAGAGGGGCTCTAGGGGTGCCGTAGAACTAGGGTAGAAGTGAGGTAAAAACATAGTAGGTTTCGATTAGACTTTGAGGTAGTTTTTTCCTATATAAAGGAAGGGAAATTTTTTGAAATTGGAAGTGAACATTTTGGATGGTGATTCTATAGTATAAGTATAAAAGTTGAGGAGGTAAACGAGTAAATTGTTTCGGTGTAACAAGTTAAGAAAATATTGTTTCGGTGTAACAGAATAGGAGGTAATTAATTTGAAAGGACATAGAAGTCTTAGAGAACAAATTAATCAACAAAATGAGAAATTTAAAGAAGAATCAAAAGAACGATACAATCCAATGAAACAAATGAAAGAGAGGAATGATATGATTTATCAATATTATTTAGATAATGATATAAGCTATAGGGAATTAGCTAAAATGTTTAACGTATCCTATGGTCAAGTTAGGACATTAGTAAGTAGGAGAGGGGTAAAGAAAAAATGAAAATCTGGGAAATACTAAAACAAGAAAATATAGGAAAGAAATATGTAGGAGATTGGTTTCCAAATATATTTGAAGTATGTAAAAGAATAAACGGAGTTTCATTTATAGACGAACTAAGTAGAGTTGATATTACTGAAATATTTTATTTAGAAGCAATATTAAGTATGAATTTTAAGGAGGTTTAATAGTATGGGTAAGTATATTGAATTAAATGGAGAATTATTTTCTTTAGATAATATTAGCTACGTTGGTAAGTCCGAGTCGAATAGGATTTGTATAGAATAATATAGAGGAGGCAGTTATGCTGTCAAATATAAAAATAAATCAGAAATGGAAAAAGATTTTTTAAAATTAAAAAATAAATTACTTTTAAAGTAAACATTTTAAGTATGAAATCTATATTATAAGTATAAAGAAGTTGAGGAGGATTTTGGTAAATGAATATTAGAGAAGTTTTAAAATTAAAGGATGGTACTGAAGTTAAAATAGTAGGTAACGATGAAAATACATGGGTAGTTATTAATAATGATACATTAATACTAAAAGACAAAGGTTCTCGTATCGAAGATAGATACACGCTAAGATATATTCTCGACTTAGAGCTTGAAAAATACTACGAACCACTTACTATAGTAGAAGTTTTGTGTAAAGATAGAGTAGGGCATAATATTAAAATGCTTGGAGACGATACTACAGTTTATCATGTAATAGAATGTAATGGTAAGTTTGATTTAGAGATTAATGGTAGTCCTATGAGAGTAAGTGATGAATATTTTTTATCTGAGGTTCTTCATTCCAGGTATATTGATTTAGGTGATCGTAAGGAAGATGTATTAGAAGAATAAAAAAGCCATGGGCTTCTTTGTATAGAAGTCTATGGCTTTTATTTTAAATAATATTAATTTTTGTAGGTGTTCCTGTTGCAAACTTATCGCTTATTAATTTAACATCTGCAGGTAAAGGAGAATTTTCAAAAGTAATAGTGAAATCTTTTATATTTTCTAGATATGATGGGTATCCATCAAATATAGTTATTGTAGATGGAAGTGCGATAGTACAATTACTAAAGTAACAATAACCATTTGGTTTTGCATAAGCAGATATAAACTCTGTAGAGTTATTACTAGAATTTGTTATTGTACAAGAGTCAAATTTTATTTGACTATAAGTTCCTTTAGTATAAGCAAATGGAGAATAATAAATAAAATTAGATTCTGTGTAATTCATATCACAATTTTCAAATAAAATTAAGTCATCGGCATTAGCTTCAACATTAGGTTGAATGTATACATCATCAAATGAGCAGTTTGAGAAAGTACCACTAAAGAATCCGGTATGATTTGCTAATGTACATTTACCATTAAACTTACAATCCTTAAATGAGTAGCTATCTAAATGACCGTTATTAAATTGAAGCGAATACCTATCTGAAAAATTAGGCTCTGGGATAAATTCACAATTAATCATAGAAATAGCACTTAAATAACTTAAGAGTCTACTTGAAACTCTAATTGTGCAATGGTTATATCTACTTGCTTGGAGGTTTAAAAGAGACATAGTTGAATGTAAAACTAAACCACTAATATAAGTAGATGAAGTATTGTATTTTGTTAGATTATTTGCAGCAGCAGCATCAGTAAATTCATTATTGAAAACTCTATAAACTCCATGACGAACAATAGTATCTTTTCCTCCACTTTGTATAGTTAAACCTACATTCTTACAATTTTTAACTACAAGACCTCTAGTACGTTCCCAGATATAAGCTTTACCACTTTGTTGTCCATCAATTATAAAGTTATGTCCAGCACAAGTTAAGAAATCATTACGAGGGTTACCGTGGAAATTAAGACCTCTAAATGTAGTATCTTGCATTGAATCCCATCCATCTTCAGCATCAAGAGCGCATTTAGCAGCAGATTGACCACAATTAGTAAATTCACAATTTTCTATTAGCATATCTTTCATTGCAGCTGGCGCAGAACCAACACATCTACAATTTTCATATTTTACATTTTTAAATGAACAATGAGTTGGAATTCTAAAATATTGAATAGACAAATTAGTAGGATAAGCTTCATTCAAAATTGTAACTCTCATATATTTTGCGTTTAGAGGTACTCCTACTCTTCTATATTGATAAGCATCTACGGATTTAATGAAATTTTTATTTTCATCATAGAAATGGCAAATTAAATTCCAAGTTCCACAAGGGTTTCCTTGATAACCTAAATAAATACTTACAGATAAATAACCAATATCGGAATAGCCAGAAATATCTTGATAGCCACATGTAGTTCTTGTTGTAGATTCTATATCTAATCCAGTATTTCTATCAATATCTCCAAGTTTGAAGTTATCGCCTATTCCTCTAGGTTGAATATAAGTGTAATATAAAGAACCATCTCTAGACACCTCAATACCATTACCACTACCATATCCAGTAATATCTTTTAGAGTCATATCTTCAAAAGAACTATACTTAGCTTCTCCTCCTATAGTTACCCCTAGAGGCCACTCGGAATTATTAGGGGAATTAGCATAATCATGACTAAAATAATCTCCTTCAAGAGTGCCATTAATTACGTGAGAATGTGTAGTGTTATTAATGTTAACCATTAATGCTTTATCACCAGCAAATTGATTTAATTTAAAAGTTGCTCCATTCATATTCAAAGTAAAATTAGTTGGAATATAAATTTGTTTTTGATGATCAATTCTATAAGTTCCCGGTAATAATGTTAATTTATTATACCCTTCAGCTTGTTTATCATCTAAAAGTTGTTGAAGTCCTGTTCTAGTATTAGTTGCTTCTTCTAATACCTTATCTTTATCGTAATCACTAGCATAAACTACTTGAGTTTCACCCCACCAGTTATTATGAACACCGTCTCCGTCAGTATCAGCAATTACACAAACATAGGTCTTAGATTGAGGATTGATTTGTGCTGCAGCTTTAACTAACTCGGCTTTAATTGTATCCTTATTTTTAGTTTCTAATGAAGATACATCAATAAGTTTCTTAACTTCATAATTATCAGTATTCTTAATATTATAAGTTACTAAATCTTCTTCAGTCATACTATATTCTCTAACTTCAACATCACCTTGAACTAAGAAGAAATTAAATAACTCATGAGAATTTCTTCCGTATTTATCAGTACAAAGAATAGAAAACTTTTGTTCACCTTCTATAGAAAAACTTCCTAAACTTACTTGATGATCTCCAGCTTTTAAATTAGTATAAACTTTATCTTCTTGACCTTCAACTCTAACTGTAACTGTAAAAATTTCATTATTCCAAACTTCTTCAGTCCAGTTATCATCACCCCAGTCATCTTCCTTTAGATTATAATTTTCCATATATTCTTTATGGTAGTAATCTGTGATGTAGTAATCAATAAATACTTCCTCATTAGGTTTAACTATAGGTTTAATATAGTAAGTTGCAATATAAGGAACTTCATTCCAGTTTAAATCGGAAGGAATTTCGGGGTCTGGATTTGGTTCAGGTGTTGGTATTTCGATTTTTTTATACTCAAAAACTATAACGACATTAAGATTAGTGTCATTAATAATAATAGTTTGAGTTTGATTACCGATTAAGTTATAATTATCAAACGGTTTAGCAGAATAAGTGTAACTACCAAATTCTAAGTTAGTATATTTTTCATCATCACGTAATTTAGTATTAGATTTAGTGTCCACATATTGTATAGTTACACTTCCATAAAGTTTATTATACCTAAATATTATTTCAGCATTAGGGTTTTCTTCTGTAAGTGTAACAGTTTGAGTAGAAGGGCCTGAAATAACATAGCCAGAAATCTTTCGTGCTTCGTAAGAGTGAGTCCCTAAAGGTAGGTTGTTACTAGTTTTAGATACATAAACCTCGCTATTTGTTTTTGCATCTACATACTTTATTGTAACTGAACCAGTTGTTATAGTAGGAGTATTACCTACAAATTTTAAATACATTTTTCTAACATAAGCAGTTTTATTATTATAGTTAAAACAAGCCCAGTTTCCTGAAAAACTACTTACTTCGATTTGCGTTTTATGGAATAGCACCCCTAAAATTTTACCTTGGTAGTTAGGTGTACTCATTACTAACGCGCAGTAACCAATAACTTCATAAATCGAGTTCATTTTTTTTTACTCCTTTCTTATTTATTTAAATTTTTTTTTCTATATATATAATAGGACAAGTATAGTTTTAAAGTTCTAGCTAAATTAATACCTCATATAATATAAAAGATTTTTTGGAAATTATTTTTTAGAGTGAACTTTTTAATTATTGACTATATATTATAAGTATAAAGAAGTTAAGGAGGATATTTAAATGAAGGGCAACTTTAAGAATTTTATGAAAGTTATTTTAGGTGATATTTTAGCTTGTATAATAGTAGCGATAATAATATTTTTAGTAAATTTTTTCAAGTATCTGTTCTAAACCCAATCACTCCTTAATATAATATAATATAAAAGATTTGAGGAGAGATGTTAAATGAGTAATTTGGAAGATGTATTAAAACCGGGAAATATAGTAAAGATTTATTCAACTATTACGGAGGCTAGAGAACAATGGGGTATTATTTTAAGCAATGATGAAGTAGTTTATATTGACTCTAGAGGTGGTTACGACATGTTAGAATCTTTTAACGATACTGATTATAGAATTGTCGAGGTATATAAACCCTTATCTGGTTGTACACTATCCGATATCAAAAATAGGGAATATATGGAGTGTGTATATCGTGAAATTACCCACCCTAGAGAAGTAGAATTAGGAATTGAATATGAGATGTTATATGGTGGAATTATTTATAAATGCTGTAATATAGAGTTTTTTGGAACAACTTATATTACATATAAAGTGTTCTCATCTGTAAATATGTGTACTTTTAATGACATAGACGAAAGTGATATAGAGTATATAAAAATTTTAGAAAAAGAGGAATAATTTTCCTCTTCGGTACATAAAAATATAATATAAAAGGTTAAAGGAGAGATGTTAAATGAAATATGGAGTTAGAAAACCAAGTATTAGTAAATCAATAGGTGCTAGAACTAGTGGAAGAGTAACTAGAAGTATTAATAGAAGTGTTAATCCTTATTATGGCAAGAAGGGAATGGGTTGGGTAAATAATCCAAGAAAAGCTGGTTATAATAAAGTTTACAATAAAACAAGCTGTCCTTCCGTAGGCGTTTTAGTATTTCTTGTTACTTTAATATTCCTAAGTCCAATAATTATTTTCGCTTTATTAATTTTAAGTGTTCTATTTTAAGATGTTTTGAATATAATTTAATATAAATAAAATTTTTAGGAGGATTTTAAAGGTATGAAAAAGGTAAAGGATTTAGTAGAAAAAGTAAAGATGTGGGTAAAATTTGATAAGGAACAAGCAATTGTTGCAGGAATCTTAGTAGGTAGTTTAACTATATTTGGTTTAGGTTGGTTTGTAGGCGACTATGGAACTGTATCTAAAACAATGTATGATGATGTAATAGAAGAAAAAGAAACTTTAGTTAAAACTAATAAGGGGTTAGTAAAAGATAAACAAGAACTTTTAGGTAAAGTTACTTCAGCCAGTAATTATTTAGAATTAGAGGAAGATGAAAAATCATTAGTAGATAGTTATATTCAAGAAGTTACAGAGAAGTCCAAAGAGGAAAAGGAAATAGAATCATTTAGAAATACGTATAAACCTATGTATGAGGTAGTGGATAGTGGTAAGTCTTACTATGATATGAGTGATACTGAAAAAGCTTATATAGATTCTTTTTTAGATTATAATTTTAATGATTCCCCTCAAAAATTACAAGAGGAGTATCAAGAAAAATTTGATTTCTACTCTACTAATAGAGAAGAATCAAAACAAAGAGTTATAGATGAAGAAAATGCAAGAAAAGCAGCCGAAGAAGAAGCTAAGAAACAAGCAGAAGCACAAAAATATGAAACTGGGTTAACTTGGGAACAAATTGCAAGGGAAGAAAAAGTTGGAACTTGTGGTAAATTTGAAGGTAAGATTATTCAAGTAGTAGATAATGGAGTGTATAAATCATATAGAGTTGCAATTAACGGGGATTATGACCATATTATGTATGTAACCGATTCTATGAACAAATCAACAGAAACCTTATTAGAAGATGATTATGTTTACTTTAAAGGAGAGAGTTTAGGAAATACTACTTATACTACTGTAATGGGGGCTAGTGTAACACTACCTGCGTTTAGGGTACATGAAATAACAAGATAATAACATTTATGGAGGAAACTATGCTTAGACGAATAGTAGGGGAAACTTATAACTCAAATATAAAACAATTTTGGTGCAAAAATTGTAAGAGAAGTGTAGATGTAATATATAAAGATGATAAAGGTAATAGTTATTGTGATAAATGTTTACCTAAAGAATCTAAGTAAAAAAAGGAAGAGTTTAATACTCTTCCTTTTTTTATATTAATTTTTCCATAACTTGTACGTACATATTATCATATAATAAGTTTAGATATAACATTGAAAGGAGGAATTATCTTGCGAAAACGCATAGTTATGAATGTAAAATTTAATAAAGAAGGTAAAGTTGAATGTGCTAAGTCTAAGGATTTTTGCAAACAATGTCCCTATCGCAAAACTTGTGAAGAAATTAAATTTTACTACGACCCTTTTGATGATTTAGACTTTTGTAGAAATAACGATTATAGAAAGAAGTGAGTATATGGCACAAAGACCGTTAAAACCTTGCAAGTATATGGGATGTCATGTTCTCCATAGAAACAAAGGATTATATTGTGATGAACATCAAGAGTTACATGATAAAAAATTGCAAGAAGGTAAAATAGCTAGACAAAATGCTAGATTGCGTAAAGCTGGGTATCAATTAAGTGATGAAGAGAAATTCTATTCTAGTAGACAATGGCAAAGAACTAGAAAGATTGTTAAAGAATCTCAAGGATTTTTATGTTTAAATTGCTTAGATAATGGAGTATATACCGAGGGTAAACACATTCATCATATAGTAGAATTATTGGAAGATTGGGATTTACGTTTAGACCCCGATAATTTAATTTGTTTATGTGGAGAATGTCATAGAGGTATACACATCTTATATAATAGAAGTGATGAAGATAGATTAAATACCCAAGTACAATTAAGAAAGATTTTAAAAACATATAGAGAAGGAGGATATAAAATTGGGTCGTAATAAAGAACCTATAGATTTAATATTAGCAAAAGGAAAATCTAAAGGATATAACAAAGAAGAAGTGGAGAGAAGAAGAAATCAAGAAGTAAAAGCTAAATCGGATTGTATTCTTATTCCCGAATTTCTTCCCGAACATTTACATGATAGATTTTTATTTATATCTGAACAACTACAAGCTATCGGAATTATGTCTAATTTAGATGTAGATTGTTTGGGGAGGTATGTATTATACCAAAACGAGTGGGAAAAAGCCGTTAAAGGGCTAGAGGAAATACCTCCTTTTAAAAAAGATGGTAGAAGATATGTGGCTAATGAAGAATATGATAAAATGGTAAATATTACAAACAAGCTTCAAAAAGCTGTAAAACAAGAAGCAAGTGGTCTTGGATTATCTATTTCAGATAGATGTAAATTAGTTATTCCTAAAGTAGATATTCCAGAGAAATCTAATGAAGACCCTTTCGACACATTCTTTGGAGGTGATGACTAATGCCAGAATATCTTATACAACAATCGGAAGAATTATTTAATACTCTTATGGAGTATTGTGAACAATGTCTTAATGGAGAAATTACTATAGGTCAAAAACAAAGATGGGCTATAGAAAGATTTTTAAAGGATTTAGAAGACCCTCGTTATTATTTTGATAAGATAGAATTATTAAAATTTACAACATGGTCTAGAACTTTTAAACATAGAGCTGGAACCCTAGCAGGTAAACCTATTACTCTAATCCCATTTCAATTATTTGAAGTAGGTAATATACTATGTTTAAAAAGAAGAGATAATGGAAGAAGAAAGTTTAAAAAAGCTTATATTCAAATGGGGCGTAAAAATGCTAAAACTCAAATATTGGCTCTTATTTCTTCTTATATTGCTTATAATAGTAATGAACAACAAGAAATATACGTGGCGGGCTGGGTGTCCGATCAAAGTAAAAATTTATATAGGGACTTAGAATTCCAATTAGGTGGATGTGATAAATTAAAGGGTAAATATAAAACTTCCTACGGTAAAATTACCTTTAAAAAAGACGGTAGTTTTATTCAACCACTTACTAGAGAATCTAGAAAATCTGGAGATGGTACTAACCCTAGTTTAGGAATAGTAGATGAATATCACGCACATCAAACAAGTGAGATTTATGATGTTATCATGTCAGGTATGGGAGCTCGTCCTGAACCTCTAATGATAATTATAACTACAGCAGGTCAAATTGAGGCCGTTTAACTAAGAAATTAGTTAAATAATTAATGGGCAAAATCGGTGAAGAGTAGTTCAATTTAGATTGACCAAGCTATTACTATAGGGTATAATATTCATATAGTAAGGAGGTAATCAATCTATGGAAAATGTAATTAAAGAATTTGTAAATAACTTAGGAGGAAAAGTTAATAATATAGAATGTGTACAAACATCTGGTGGGAGAAATCGCTATTGGGTAACCATGAATTGTACTATATGTGGTAAACCCATTCGTAAATGTTGGTCATATAGGAGCGAATATTTTTGTATTTGTCCAAATCACACAAAAGATTCAAATAAGAGACTATCTTACTTAGAAGTAAAGAATTATATTGAACACTATGGATGTAAGCTATTATCTACAGAATATATTAATATCAGTAGGGATTTATTAATAGAGTGTAGTTGTGGCAATACTTTTTATAGAACCTTTGCAAATTTTAAACGCGGTTCTCATACGTGTAAAGAATGTACAGCTAGTAAACTACGAAATATGTTTAGAACTCCACAAAACGATGTAGATGAATATATAAAATCAATAGGGTTGTCGTGTATATCAACCTATGTTAATTCTAGTGAACCATTAACACTTCAATGTAGTAAGGGACACACCTTTAAAAGATGTTACTCAACTTTAAAAGTCAGTCCTGAATGTCCTATATGTAAGGGAAGTGTAGGTTTGCAACAAGTTATAAAGTGGTTATCTAATCATAATATTGAATTTGAATCTGAAGTATCTTTTCCTAATCTAGTTGGTATAGGAGGGAAACCCCTACATTTCGATTTAAGAGTAAGAGATTTTAGTAATAATTATGTCTTAATTGAATATGATGGAGAGTTTCATTTCTCACCTTCTCAATTAGAAAGTTACGAAATTATTCGAGTACACGATTCTATTAAAAATATTTATTGTTTTAAAAATGGTATAAAATTGATTAGAATACCTTTCTTTAAACTAAATTCTTTAGATTTTCTATTAAGTCCACTACTTAATACCGAGGTAAATGACTAAATTGCGAAAGGTTAGTCATCACCGTAGAGAGTAGAAACTGAATAAATATAATGTTTCCAAGAGTGTCCATCACCCTAACGAGGGATGTCGAGGGTGAAAATGTACTCCAAGCTGGACTGGAAATGACTAGTCGATGAAAATGAGTGTGAACTCCAGAGGTAGATTTAAACGGTCTACGTTAATAACAAACTGTTCGATTTAACACATCCTTGTTACAATGTAGAATATAAAATGGTAACTAAAATTATTAACCCTGCTTATCCAGATATTGATGATGATGAATACTTTATTCTTATATGTGAATTAGACGAAGGAGACGACATAAAAGATGAAAGTGTCTGGCCTAAAGCTAATCCAATAGTGTGTACTTATCCCGAAGGTTGGGAAGGAATAAGAAGTGCTTTAAAATCTGCTTTAATATCCCCCGAAAAAATGAGAGACTTCCTAACAAAACGTATGGATAAATGGGTAAACATGAGAGAGTCTGGCTATATGGATATGCAAAAATGGGACAGATGTCAAAGAGAATTTACTCTAGAAGATTTTAGGGGAATGGATTGTATTTTAGCCCTAGACTTATCCGTTAGAAATGACTTAACTTCCATAGGTTTAGAATTTTCCAAAGAGGGGGATTACTATGTATTCCAACACTCATTTATGCCTGAAGATAAATACCAAGAACGTATGGCTAGAAGTAATACTCCATTTGATATTTGGGTAAATAATGAAGACTCTAATAAAGAAACTTTAACTTTATGTAGCGGAAGTGTTATTGACTATAATGATGTATATGCTTATATTCAACATATAGAAGATACTTATGATTTAAATATATTAGAAGTTGCTTATGACCCTTATAATGCTACCCAATTTGTTCAAAGATTAGAGGAAGAGGGATATATTTGTGTAGAAATTAGACAAGGGCCTTTAACACTAAATGAACCTACAAAAGATTTTAGAGACTGTGTGTATGATGATACTCTTCATCATAATGGAGACGGTTTATTGACTTGGGCTATAGGTAATGCAGTTACTAGACAAAATGCACAAGAATATATACTATTAGATAAAGCAAAAAGTGAGGATAAGATTGACCCCGCTGCAGCTTTAATGAATGCTCATTGTAGAGCAATGGAATTACTAGGAAATGACGACGGAATATTCTGGTGTCCCGATTTAGATTAATTAAATATTAATTTTTCAGCAACTTGTAATAAGATTCCGTGTTATTATGTATATAGCGAGTAAGTTTCTTGAGAGGAAACTTACTTCTTTTATTTATATAAGGAAAGGAGACTGTTATTGTGGGCTTATTCTCAAATATTGCTACCAAAATAACTAACTTCTTTTATCGCACCCCAGTTACAAGACAGCTAGATTGGGTTTCTAATAGTTTCTCCTTTCTTAATAGGGATTTAGCTACTAACGAAACTATCTATTCTGCTGTTAGTATGTTAGCTAATGGAGTTGCTTCAGCTCCAGTAACCCTTACCCAAGATTATAAGAGATTTAAGCCACAAGAACATAAATTAGCTGAATTGTTTGATTTCGGCCCTAATCCTTATATGACAATGTTTGAGTTTATAAGGACTTTAGAAACATTGAGAGATACTTACGGTGCAGGATATGCTTTAAAAGAGTATCAAGGGAATGGGAAGCTAAAATACTTATATATTATAAAACCACATAGGTGTGAACCAGTATTGGATAGAGATACTCATGAAGTATACTATAGAGTATCTGACGATGATGGAGATACAGTATTCATTCATTGTAGCGAAATAATCGCTGTCCATCATTTAACTACTGATGGATATACTCCAATAAGTCCTTTAGATGTACTTAGAAATACTATTCAATATGATAATTCTATTAAAGAGTTCTCACTTAATCAAATGGTTAATGGGTTAAAACCTAATATAGTTGTAAAAGTACAAGGTAAGATGAACAAAGAAAATCTTGCTATGTATCAAGAACTATTAAAGGGATTTAAAAAGAATGGGGTACTTTTTGTAGATAGTGGTAAAGAAGTAACAGATTTAAAAAATGCTACTTATGTAGACCCTTCAATAGCTAGTATAGAAAAGATTACCGTTGAAAGAGTTGAACGTTGTTACAACATGCATGGTAAACTTACTGGTGCAGCTACTGATGGTGAAGATTTATTATATTTAAAAGATTGTTTACTCCCTATTATCCGTATGTATGAACAAGAATTTACTAAAAAACTTGTATCAAAATCTGAAAGATTACGTGGTATTAAAGTTAAATTTAATATGAACGGATATGCAAGAGCAAACATGAAAGATCGTGCTCAGTTCTATCAATATATGATTAGATGTGGAGTATTTAATCCTAATGAAATTAGAGCTTTAGAAGATTTACCTCCTTATAATGGAGGAGACCAATACTATGTATCAAGAGATATTTGTCCTACTGACCAAATAAGAGACTTGGTAAATAGTGCTGGAGGTACAAGTACTCCTACTGAAACAGAAACAACTGGAAGTAGTAGAAGTGATAAAGAAAAAGAGGGAGGTGCAAAATCTAATGAGTAATTCAAAATATTGGAATTTAGCAGTTAAGGAAGATAATTCTAATGTTGCTGATTTATATTTATATAATATTATAGATGATTTTGCTTACGAAGGTTATACCGATTCTGCTGAAAGTATTTTAAAAGATATAAATTCTCTAGGTAATATAAAAACATTAAATGTGTTTATAAACTCTCCCGGAGGAAGTGTTTTTGAAGGTATTTCTATAAAAAATATGCTTGAAAGACAAAAACTTAAAGGATGTTTTATTAATGTAGTTATTGATGGACTTGCTGCTTCTATAGCTAGTGTAATAGCTATGGCAGGAGATAAGATTACAATGCCAGAAAATGCTTTAATGATGATTCATAGAGCAAGTTGTGGTTGTATGGGAAATGCTGATGAATTTGCCAAACAAATCGAAGTCCTTAATAAAATAGATTTAGTTCTTACTAACACTTATGTAACTAGAAGTAATGGACTTCTTACCGAAGAAGATGTTACTAATATGTTTAATAGTGGAGATACATGGTTAACAGCACAAGAAGCTAAAGACTTCGGATTATGTGATGAAATTACTGAAAAACTAGAAGCTGTTGCTAAGTATGAAGATTGTACTAAAGATACTAAAGTAGACATGGAAAAATGGTCTAATAAGGTTGACGAGTGGTACAATGAAATTTCTGAAGTAGCAAAAGATTCAGAGGAAGGAGGTAATGACATGGCAGAACAACCAATTAACGTAACTATTAATTTAGATGTTCAAGCTATATTAGATGCTTTAAATCCTATTAAAGATGAAATAGCTAATTTAAAAGCAACTATTGAAGCAACAAAAATTCAAAATGAAGCAGAAGAAGTTGAAGATGGTTGTGAGAAAAAGAATGAAGACGATTCAGAACCTATAGACGAAGGGGAAGAAGTCGAAGACAAAGTTGAAGATGTAGTTGAAGATGTAGTTGAAGACGAAGTTGAAGACGAAGTTGAAGACAAAGAAGAAAAAGAAGAAGTCGAAGAAGAAAAGAAAGATGAAGTTGAAGATGGTTGTAAGAAGAAAGCTGAAGTCGAAGAACAACCTGAAGATGAATTAGACATAAATTTCTTTGATAATTTATTAAAAGATTTAATGTAATTAATATAAGGAGGTTACAAAATGGATAGACAAGAACTAAAAGATTTACTTGATTCTTTAGTTGACCAAGTAAAAGTTGAAAATGATAACTATAAAGCTATGTTTGGTAATGCTGATTTTACAGCAGAACAAAGAAAAGCTAAATATGAAGATATATTAAAAATTACAGATCAAATAAAAGAAGTTAAAGCACAAATTGAAGAATTTGATAATAAAATGAGTGCTAAATTGAAAGGGGATTCAAAAATGGAAGATTCTAGAAAGAATGAAATAATTGCTATGAATGCAGAAGTAGTTAGAGCTGCATTAGACAACAGACCTGCTGATTTAAGCAAATTCTCAAACGAAGCAGTTGAAGGTAACTTCACAATCGATGGTGGAACTCATATGACTAGAGGTGATAAATTATTACCAGCTAACATGAGTAATGATTTATTATATGAACCATTTGCTAAAAACCAATTTAGAGAATTATCTAGATTTACAGCGATCATGAACTTAGAATTACCTAAGATTACATTTGATGTAGCAAGCGGTTCAGGCACTACAGGAAGTGTTCATAATGTTGGTGCTGGTGTTCCTGCATTCTTAGATACTGACTCTGAAACAGCTAAAGAAATCAAGAGTACAGCTGCTTTAATTAAATTCGAAAGAAACAAATTCAAAGTATTCTGTGCAATCCCAGAAACAGTTTATAGGGGAACAGATGTTAACTTAATGGAAGTTGTTAACGCAGCTTTACAAAGCGGTTTTGCTAAGAAAGAAAAAGGTATGGTATTAGAAGAAAAAGTTGTTACTTCTGGAACTAATGATGCTGATGCTCCTGTATCTTTCTATACAGAAATAGGTTCAGCTGAATATGGAAACGAAGGTAATACTTCAGCTATCAAGAAAATTGAAGGTGCAACATTATATGATGCTATAATCAATGCTATCTGCGATTTAGAAGAAGACTATGCACAAAATGCTGTATTAGTTTTAAGAAAAGTTGACTACTTCAAGATGATCAAAGAATTAGTTAACCAAAATGCTACATTATTTGGAGCAAAACCTGAAGAAGTTTTAGGTATTCCAGTTAAATTTATAGATGCAGCTAAAACTCCAATCTTAGGAGACTTTAGATATTCTCATTACAACTATGACTTATCTATGGAATATGATAGCGACAAAGAAATCTTAACTGGTGTAAGAAGATTCGTTGTAACTGCATATGTTGACCATAGAATCACAATGAAATCTGCATTCAGATTAATCAAAGTTACTCCCAGCAAATAATCCACCTAGTGGAGAAGAAGAAATTCCCCCTCAACCCGACAAAGAAGAGGGAGGAGAAACTCCACCTGCTCCACCTGCTCCACCTGAAGTAGAAGAGGGAGGAGGAGAACCTTCAGTAGAACCCGATACAGGAGGAGGAAGTACAGAAGTACCCGATAAAGGAGAGGAAGTAAGTCCAGCTCCACCTGTGGGAGAAGGTGAAGGAGATACTTCAGTAGTACCCGGTACAGAGGAAGAAAGTCCAGTTAGCGAGGACACTACCGTAGAAGAATCAACTCCATATACTAAAGGGGAATTACAATCACTTACTAATTCTCAACTTAAATCTATATGTGATGAAATGAGTGTTAAATATACTTCATCAACAACTAAATCTACTTTAGTACGTAGTATATTAGAGGCTCAAGGAGGTAATTAATTATGATTACCGTTTCTCAAGCTAAAGAATGGCTAAGAATTTTAGACAATGATAGCGATGCTTTATTAGGAAGGTTAATTAGTCGTAGTCAATCTATAATACAAGCTTCTACAGGAGTTGGGTATGAGTATGAGGATTTAATTGATACTTATTCATACCCACAAATTGATGACCTTTATAATACAGCACAAACTATGATTGTTACTAATTTATATAATGAAGTTGATGAAGACTCACCCTCATTAACTTCTATTCTAACTCAATTAGAGATGGAATATTTAAGGTGGAAACAAGCTAATGAAACTACCTAAACCCAAATACTATACTGAAAAGTATAACCTAAAGCCACATGAGTTTAGAAGTAAAATTTCTATTATGAGATTAGACGATACTACCGATGAAGACAATATTCCTAGTAACACTTGGATTGTTCTGGCACAAGAAATGGCGAATATTAATACGACTACTACGGATGAAACTAATGATTCTAAGGGGCCTATTAATATTCACCGTGCTAGAATAATTATAAGATATCCCCTATCTTATCTCCCTACTGAAAAAGATAGAGTTAAATACGGTAATGACTGGTATAATATAACCGCAGTAACCGACCTCCAAGAATGTCATGTATTTTTAGAACTTACTTGTGAGAGGATAAGAAGTTGAATATATCAATAAAAGGTGTGGATAGGCTATTAAATAAATTAGATAGATTAAATCATGTAAGAGCCATGCAGGCATTAGAGGAAGTTTCCCATATGGTAATAGATGAAATCAAAGCCGCCTGTCCTAAAGATTCGGGAGCTGCATCTGCAAGTGTGGGGATTTCGGATAAAAGAGATTACAAATTATCTGCTTATATGGATATAGGTCTTAGTCGTAAGACTGGCCCTTGGGACTCTTGGAAAGGTGCTTACTTCCAAAATTACGGCTACCATAACTGGGGTCGTGGAGGAATATATCATGGTAAGTATGTATTTGTTCATCAAATGTGGTTTGAAAATGTAGCTAATAGTATTAAGGGTGAGGCAGGAAAAAGAGTTAAAGCGAGATTAAAAATGATGATACTCGCAGAGTGGGGTAGGTGATTACTAGATGACTATAGAGAAACTTATAAGAACAGCTCTTAGTGAAGTAGTTGATATAGCACAAGAGGAAGGAATTAATCTTAGATCTTATTTTGTAAATAGAAATGATTTATCTTTACCTTGTATGGCTTATAACTATACTAGTAGACCTGCATACTTTACGGATAATTCATGTAAATCAAACTATTTTACCATTACGGTAAATTTATTAATAAATACAAAAGTAGAAAAATATAAAAGATTAATTATTGATAGTATGGAGAAATATGGGTTTGTTAGAACCCTTACTTCTGCTACTTATCAAGAAGATAGTGGTTATTTTAATACCCCTATCCAATTTATTATTTCGATAAGAAAGGAAGATGACAATGAGTAAGAAGGCCGTTGGTATTTGCAAATGTCATTACGCAGTTTTAACTGTAACTCCTCAAGACAGTGGAGAAGACTTAATCTCATATGGTACTCCAGTTAAAATACCAGATTTAGAAGAAATATCTATCACAGAAACTTATGCAGAAGGTAAAAACTATGCTGATAACATCTGTAACATAGCTGTTAAAATTGTTAACAATGCTGACATCTCAATGACATTCTCTAATGTATCAAGAAAGATAGAAGCTGAATTAGCAGGTAAGACATATAATAATGGTCAAATGGAATCAAATGTTGAAGATACTCAAAAATCTGTAGCAATTTTATTCCAAAAGACTTTTGATGATGGTTCTTATGAAAATATAGTTTACTACAACTGTAAATTATCTAGAGATGATAACGGAGGTTCAACTAAAGGTGAATCTATTTCATTCCAAGGTGTTACAATCTCTGGTACAGCTATTCCACTAAGCAATAATAAACTTTCTTATATTATAGCTAGTGATGAAATTGGAGAAGATGCTACAGCTAAAAAGAAATTAGATGCATTCTTTACTAAAGTACAATTTATAGATGTTAATGAGTAATATATAAATTTTATGGGGAGGTATTACCTCCCCCCTTTTTTATTGCATTAAATAGAGATTAACTGCTTTAAAAATAACCACTTATTATATTAGTATAGAAAATTTTTGTTTTGAGGTGAGTTATATGGCTTTAGGAAGAAAAGAAAAACACATATTTATAGGAGATAAAGAATATCTTCTAGCATTTGATAATATTTCAATTAGAGTTTATAAGGAATTATTTGGGGTTAGTTTCATGAAAACTTTCCATTTATTAGGAGAATTTGATGATGAAACTATCATTGATTTTGCGACAGCTTGTGTTAGAGAAATAGATAATCCAGATGTTCCTTTGGGTGCTGAATTATTAAATAAACACGATTTAGTTGAAATATTACTAGGTTGTGGGGATGACATAGTACAATTTGTTATTGAGGGACTTCCAAAAAGAAAAGAAAAAAAGTAGAAACTTCTTCGGATAATGCGGAAGAACCGGAAGATATAGAATTGGACTGGTTAGAGTATTTTTATTGCACTATCTTAAAACGTTCCGAGTACGATTTTTGGACTAGTGATTTGAGAAGAGTATTTTCTCAAATAGACATCTATACTGATATGAATCAAAAACGTGAGGAACAACGTAAAAAATCCGAAGAAGAGCAAAAATTACGTAAAGAAGGTAAGAAGAAAACTACCTTAAAAGTATTAGATTAGGAGGCTTATAAATGGAATTCAAAGATGTATTAAATAACATGTATAAAAATGAATTAACATCTACAGATTTTCAACAAAAAGAAACTAGACAACTATTTGAAGAGTCTAGAGTATATTCAAATTTACTAAATTATTCTACTATAATTAGTAATCTTTCACCTGTAGTATATGATAAAGAGGGTAATAAAGCATTTGATTTTTATCCTACTACTAATAGTGAAAGAAGTGCTATTTTATCTACTTATGTAGATGAAGAAGTATATAGAAAAACAAATAATGTGGATATGTATGCAGAAGATTTAAAAATGAAAGTAGCTGATATGGCTGAAACAATATTCGCCAACTATTTTAAAAATAAAGCAACAGCTACCACTACTACAGGAACTACCTTAGATGAGAGATTAGTTGCTTTAAAGGACTCTTTTGGTACAAATTCTTTTGTTATAGTAGCAGGTTTTACAACATACTTAGATATAATGAAAGAATATCGTAAAGATTTTCCATATCAAATCTTATATTCTCCTAAAGTAGAAAATGATGGATTATATGGATTTAGTGCTAATAGATTATATGTTACTTCTACTATTGGAGAAATAGATCAAAAGAAAAATGTATTAACAGGTCAATATGTTTTCGCATTAAATGTAATGAATTTACAAGTTGGTTGCGATAAAGTTTATAAAGCATAATTAATACTCGATTCTACGAAAGGAGGTTAATATATGGCTGAAGAACTTTTGATAACCCTTGGTGTCCAAGATAAAAATGCAACTGCCCAAATAAGGGCACTTAGTAATAATATTAAGTCTTTAGATAATCAAATAAAGATTGCTAGTTCTGGAATGAAAGGGTTTGGAACTTCATTATCTGGTTTGCAACAAAAATATACTTTACTTTCTACTAAAATGAAGAATATGCAAACCCAATTGCGTTCTTGGAAAACTAAATTATCCGAAGCTAATGAAGGTATTCAAAGACAGCAAGCTTTAATGGCTGAACTATCTGCTAGAGGAGAAGAAAACTCTACGGCTTACGCTAGAGCAGCTTCCTCTTTAGATAAATATAGGTCTCAAGCAAATAATGCTCAAAATAATATTGCTGAATTAGGGGGTAAAATTCAAAATTTAAATCAGCAAATATCTCAAACGGAAACCTTAATCGGAAATTTTAGTCTACTACGGTTCGGAGAACAAGCGGTACAAATAGGTCAAAATTTCCAAAATACTGGACAGAAAATTCAAAATGTTGGAAAAGGGCTACAAACCGTAGGTACTACAATTTCAACATTATCTGCACCATTTGCAATGGCTGCAGTAGGAGCGGCAAAAGCTGCAATATCTTACGAAGATGCATTTGCGGGAGTAAGAAAAACTGTAGACGGTACTGAAACCCAATTAAGTCAATTAAGTGATGCAATTCGAGATATGGCAAAAGAAATGCCAACTAGTGCAACTGAAATAGCTGCAGTTGCAGAAGCTGCAGGTCAATTAGGTATTAAAACTCCAGACATTGCTGAATTTACAAAAGTAATGGTAATGTTGGGAGATACTACTAATATGAGTGCTACAGAAGCAGCTACTCAATTAGCCCGTTTAGCCAATATTACCGGTATGAGTGCTAGTGAATATTCTAATTTAGGGTCTTGTATAGTTGACCTTGGTAAAGTTATTGCCTAGGTCTTTAAAATAAATCGGGCAAAATCGGTGGAACTCTTTATAATTTATAGTAAACATGTAAGTTTCAACTTATATATTATATATAAATACTATATAAGGAGGAACTTTAATGGAAACTTGGAAAGATATTACTGGTTATGAAGGTAGATATAAAGTTAGTAATTACGGTAACATACTAAGTCTACAATACAAAACTCCTAGAATACTTAAACATGGAATTAGGAAAAATGGCTATCATGTTGTTACTTTAAGTATTTATGGAGTAAGTAAAAAATATTTGGTTCATAGACTAGCAGCTAATGAATTTATACCTAATCCATATAAACTACCTGAAGTTGACCATATAGATACAGATAAAAATAATAATGTATCTAATTTAAGATGGTCTAACCATAAGGATAATAGTAATAATCCAATAACCTTAACTCATTATAATAAAGACAAAGAACGAAAAATAGTTCAACTTAATTTAGATGGAAGTTTGGTTAGAATCTGGAACTCTATGAGACAAGCAGAACGTGAGGGTGGTTTTAAAAATTCTCATATCTCTAAATGTTGTATGGGTTGTAAGAGATATAAAACTCACAAAGGTTATAAATGGATGTATTATGAAGATTATAAAGACAATACCGAGGTAAGCGAGTAAATTGCGAAAGGTTACTCGCCACCGTAGAGAGTAGGGAGTGAATAAATATAATCTCCCCAAGAGTGTCCGACAATCGAGAGATTGAATATGTACTCCAAACTGGGCTAGAATTAACTAGCCGATGAAAATGAGTGTGAACTCCAGAGGGTAAGATAAAGAGCTTACCGATAATAACAGTTGAATAACTTCGCAACTACAGAAGCTGAAATTACAACAATGGCATTGAGACTTGCTGGTGCAGGTACTCAAGTAGGAATGACTGAAGCTCAGATTCTTGGTTTTGCTACTGCGTTAAGTTCCGTTGGTATAGAGGCTGAAGCTGGTGGTTCAGCTTTCAGTAAAGTAATGGTAAATATGCAATTGGCATGTGTTGAAGGTGGAGAAGCATTGGAAGACTTTGCTAGAGTTTCAGGTATGTCTGCTGATGAGTTTAAAACTAAATTCGAAACTGATGCCGCAGGTGCTATTCTTGCGTTCATAGATGGTTTAGGTAATGTTGAAGAAAACGGTGGGTCTGCAATTGAAGTACTAGATAAAATGGGAATATCTGAAGTACGTTTAAGAGACGCTTTATTGAGGGCAGCTGGTAGTTCAGAGGTATTTAGCGGTGCTATTGAAACTGCAAATGAAGCTTGGAGCGAAAATTCAGCTTTAACAGAAGAGGCTGCTAAGCGATATGAAACAGTACAATCTAAAATAGAGATATTAAAGAATAAGATATTTGATTTAGGTATTTCTTTAGGAGAAAAACTTCTTCCATATATTGAAGAATTTATAGATTGGGCAGCCGACTTAGTTGAGTGGTTTGGTAACTTAGATGAAGGTACACAACAATGGATTCTTAAACTAGGATTATTAGGTACTGCAATAGGTATGGGAGTAACTTTACTTGGTAAATTTACATCTGGAATAGGTAGTGTTACTAGTGGTATTGGTAGTATTATAGAATTAATAGGTAAATGGGCTTTAAAACAAGCTGGAGTTTCTACTGCTTTAGGAGGTACTACTGCAGCTTTAAGTGGCATGAGTACTGCAACTTCTACTGCTGCAGGTGGATTAGGTGCTGTATCTACAAAAGCTAGTCTTTTATCTACTATCTGTAACCCACTTACTTTAGGTATAGGTGCTTTGGTAACAGCGATAGCTGCGATTGGTATAGCTTGGTATAGTAACGAAAAGAAATGTGAAGCTGGAGCGCAACAACTTAGAGAAGCTGGTTTTGTTGCCGAGGACTTAACAGGTAAAGTTAAGGGTACTACTAATGCTTTAGATGAATTATTTGGTCATGAATATAATATCAAATTTAGTGATGAATATAAAACTAAAACTCAAGAGATTGAGAATAATGTAAAAGATTGGCATGATAGATTAATTGAACTTCAAAAAAATATTGATGAAATTCTAAATAATACAGAGATAGACCAAGAAACTAAGCAAGAACAAGTACAAGCGGTGGTTCAACCTTGGATAGATGAATTAAATCAAGGTAATGAAGAAATTGCTACTAATCAACAAGAACTCTATAGTAACGTAGAAAAGTATGCCGCAGATACTTTTGGTAAAGGTTCTGAATACTATACAGAGTATATGTCTCAATACGAAAGTTTTATGACAGGATATCAATATAGATATGATAAAGATAATCAAGAATTATTAGGTATCTATGAAAAACTAGCTTCTGGCGAAATGACTATGACTGATGAGTTAAGAGACCATATAATGGATGTACGTGAAGATATGGCTAATGCTCAAAAAATGCTTAATATGGAAACTTCTGATGACTATATTAATCAATTAGTTTTAATGGCTGAACAAGAAAAAGTAATTGGTGATGGAAGAGTTGAAAATATTCGAAAAGCTACCGATGACATAATTAAATCTAAGAGACAAGAAGCAGATTCTTGGGCAGAAGAAGAATATAAAAAAATTGATGCATTGAAAATGAGTGGTGCTATAACAAAGGAAGAATACGATAGGGCTACTGAAGCTATAAAATCACAAGAAGATAATATGAAACTTCTAGGTGAAACTACAGCTAACCAATATGGTATTATGGCAATGTATAGTAAAGAATATGCTGACCAACATGGTTTACACACACAACAAGTTGAAGGCGACATTGAGGGTCTTTTCCAAGTATATGATGAAAACGGAAATGCTATGAGAACGGTATTCGCAACAAACGAGGAAGCCCTTAAGTTATATGCACAAGCTAATGGTGGTGCATGTACTACTGTAAAAGGTGAATGGGGCGAAATGACCGAAGTTGTTGTAGACCAAAACGGTAATATCATAGCACAATTAACTGATAATAACTGGGCTTGGGAAAATAATGCTCAAGCAGTATGTGATGCTTTAAAGACAGAAATCGACTCTGTTAAATTAGGAAGTAAATCTACTGACGAAGCTATGGAAACTATTAAATCTAAATTAGCTAGTGGTGAAATATCTGCACAACAATTCGGATTTACTACCGAAGAAGCATTCTTAGATTGTGCTAGAGAAGCATTAAATTGTGGAGGAGATGTTGATGCATTAAAGAGAAGTGTTAACAATCTTCCTAAAACAACAACTATTACTGTTACTGATAACGGTACTGTAAAAGATGTTCAATGGAAAATTAATGGTATTCAAGGTAAGACTGTAACAGTTACTGTTAATCAAGTGCCTGGTACTGTAGTCCAACACACTCGAGGAGGTAGCTGGACTATTAATGAACAAGGTACTCACGGTCAAGTCGGTCAAGAACAATTAGCTAAATTTAATGAATCTTGGAGAGGTTCAAAGAGTTGGGAATTAGTTGACGGCCCTTATGTTGATTTAGGGTACGATGGTCAAACTAGTAGGGCTTTATTGGGAGTAGGTGCTAGTATTAAATCTAATGCTACTTCTACTGATATGATGTTAAAAGCTGTACAGGATGAAGTGCAAAGACAATTTGATGAAGTTTATTTAGATTATGCTAATCGAAATAGCCAAGTAAGTCAACTTGCATTTAAATTTGGAAACCCACAACAAGTTATAAATAATAACTCTAACTTTGATGATAATAGAATAATTACTGCTTTATATGAAGTTATAGGTGCTATTACTGGAATTAATTTAAATCCTACAATTTCTTTAAACCCCAAAGGTTTAGCAAAAACTCTAACTCCATATATTGATAGAGAATTAGATGTTAGAAGTAAGAGAAGATAATTAAGAGATATGCGTTAACTACGTGTTAACTCATATCTCTTTTTTTATTTTAAAATATACACTAGATTAAGGAGGTGTATATTTAATGTCTTTTTATATGACTTTTGACAACGGTAAAACTAATAGAAACTTTCATATAGAAATAGCTGAAAGACCTTCTATTCCAATAGCAGAAGATAATGTGGAATATATACAAATTCCAGGCAAAGATGAAAACTTAACTAGAAAAGACGGGTTTAATAATAGACAGCTCCAAGTACAGTTTAGTTTTTCAGATAAAACTAATTTAATCGGATATATGAGACCGTTTATTTCTCAATTACGTAATTCAAAATCTTTTTATTTTTCTGACGACACTTCTATTGAGTATAGAATAAAGAATGTTATTATAAGTGATATTGAGAGAGAAGTTAGAATTTTAGGGACATTTACAGTTACATTTGTAATAGACCCATTTTGCTATTATAGAAATGTAGCAACTATAGATGCGAAAAGTGTTCCTTCATTTACTAATATAGGAGATTTCTATTCCAAACCGTATATCAAGGTTACTTGTAGTGGTACAGTTACAAATACTCAATTAATAGTGAATGATTTAGTTATGAATTTTAAAACTATTACAGATTTTATAGAAATAGATTCAAATATTAGAAAGTGTTATAAAGGAAGTCCTTCTAATAGTTTGGGGGATAAAGTAGAAGCTATAGATTATCCTATACTTAAAACAGGTATTAACAATATTAATTGTTCAAGTAATATTACTCATGTATATATTGAACCAAGATGGAGGTGTTTCTAATTGAGTGTTAAATTATTTAGTTCCAATTCTACCGAAAGTGATTGGAAAACACTTGGAATTGATTTGGAATCGGAGATACTTGATATAGATGTAGCAGAACATTTAAATCAATCATTTAGTGTTACAATGACTTTTGATATTGATTCTAAATTGGGAAACCTTATTAATTTTAATGATATAATTGTATGTACTACAAATAATATTATAGATGGAAAAGTATACTGCGAAGAGCCATTTAGAGTTAAGTCAATTAATAAAGATATTACTACTATAGAAGTATATGCGGAACATAGAATTTTTGACTTAGCAGATAATCTTATTGAGTATTGTTCTATAGATAATTTATCTGGAACATTAGCTGGTCAAGCTATCTTAAATTCAACTATAGAACCCCACCAATTTTCTTTTGATAGTACAATAACATCAGCAGGAACATTTGTAGTAGAAAATGTAGACCCTATTACAGCTTTTATAGGAGAAAATGGATTTAGTTCGACTTATAATGCTGATATGGTTATGCATAACAATACTATTAAAATGATGAATGATAGAGGTTCAGACCGAGGGGTAGTAATAGAATATGGTAAAGATTTATTAGGAGTTGACTACTCTTCCGATTTTTCCGAAGTATATACTAGAGTTATTCCTTCTGCGGATAATGGTAAGGTAACACTTCCCGAAAAAACTTACGATAGTCCTAATATAGATAAATATCCTCACCCTATTACTAGAAAAATAGAGTTTAATGATATTAAAGTTAAATCTTTGAATAGCAACAAAAGTAAGTTAAAATTTGAATTTACTTCTCAAGAAAACGGTAATGTAACATTTGAAATACAATTAGGTAAATTTGAAAATGGTTATAAAATGCACGAAGTAAGTATTGAAGAAGTATCAATTATAGATAAAGACTCCGACTCTTCAAATAGGAAAAATCTAGTAACTAATGGAGATTTTAAAGAACATTTTACAGATTGGACACTTACAGGTATTTCTGATGCAGCTACAAGAAGTGAAGATACTTATGTTATATTACCAATAGGTGAAACTTATAAGTCTTCCCCTAATTCCTTTGATATTAAACACCCTAGTATTCCTATAACTAGTGGTAAGACCTATGAGGTAGAAGTTACATTAAATTCTACTATTGTTAGAAAAGCACAAGTTATTGTAAATTCAATAAATAAAGCTTATATTAATGAAACAGTAGATTTAGGAAATAAAGAGAATACCGAAGGTTTTGATAGCTTAATAGAAGCCCAAGCTGAATTAAGAAAATCTTGCGAACACTTATTTACAGTAGATAAAGTGGACGAACCTAAAGTTACAATAGATGTAGAATGTGCTGTATTAACATCAACCGAAGAATTTAAGGATAGTACTTCTGCAAAGATATGGGTAGGAGATACTGTAGGAGTTAGGTACTCTAAGATTGGACTAGATATAAAAACAAGATGTATCGAATCTCATTTCAATCCTATTAATAAAGAAGTTACATCTTTTACTATAGGTAATGAGGAAAGCTATTTCTCTACTAGTGTTACAGAAGCTACAAAAACTGACCAAAATTTAAAAGATAAAATTGAGAATTTAGTTCAAAACGGGCAAGTAATAAATGCGGATAAAATAGTAAAACAAGCAGTAGAAGAAGCTACTAATATAATAAATAACGGTCTTGGTGGATATGTAGTTAAAACTAGAGATGAAATTCTTGTTATGGACACCGATAATAAAGATACTGCTATGGTAATAACTAGAATGAATAAGAATGGTATCGCTGTATCTACTACTGGTTATGGAGGCCCTTGGTACGGTCTTGTAACAGGAGGTAAATTAGTAGTTAATGAAGCCACTTGTAATAAATTTACAGCTTCTTTAATAAATGCAGGTATATTAAAGAGCAATGATGGGGCATCTTGGTTTGATTTAGAAAATGGAACATTTAGTTGGGCAAATGGTCAACTAAAATTTGATGGTACAGAATTAACTATAGGTCTAGGTAATAATAAAGTTGATGACCTTTTAAATGCTACATTTAATATTTTAGTAAATAGAGAGCATGTAGTAATTCCTTTAGACTCTAATAGTTTCCCAGTTGATTCTGCCACTTATGAGTTTAAATTTACAGTATTGAAAGCTAATACTACTACTGAAACCCCTTGTTTAGTTACAAAAGTTACTCCAAAAACTACAATTGATGGTGTATCTTTTACAATGAAGAATAATACATGTTCTATGATAATAGATAATAGTAAGAGGTTTTTAGGAATTAATGGAGATTCATTTGAGGTTACCTTAGAACTCTTAGACTACACTTTATCTAAAACTATCTCATGGTCAACTGTAGTACGAGGTAGAGATGGTAAAGATGGTGTTAATGGTACGCCTGGTATTTCATCTTATTTCCATGTTAAATACTCTCCTGTTCCAAACCCTACAGCGAGTCAAATGACTGAAGAAGTCAGTGAGTACATTGGTACTTATGTTGATAATATAGAAGCAGATTCAAACGACCCAGCTTCTTATAAGTGGGTAAAATTGATAGGTACTGATGGTACTAATGGTACTGACGGTATTCCCGGAACTAATGGTACTGACGGTAAAACTACTTATCTTCACATAAAATATTCTGATGATATGGTAAGTTTTACAGCTAATAATGGTGAAACTCCGGGTAAATATATGGGTCAATATGTAGATTTCATAGAAACCGATAGTTTAGTATTTAATGATTATATCTGGGCTTTAATTAAAGGTGAAGATGGAATAGATGGTACTAATGGTACACCGGGTGTAAGTTCTTATTTCCATGTTAAATATGCTCCTAATAATAACCCATCAGCTAGTGAAATGACAGATACTCCTCAAGAATATATAGGTACTTACGTAGATAGTAATAAAGCAGATAGTACCGACCCAAAGAAGTATACTTGGATAAAGATTTTAGGTAAAGATGGTACATCTATTTCAATAGATTATACTGTAGATACATTACCTACTACAGGAGAAGTTGGTAAATATTACTATGTTAATGGTACAGGTATTCTATGGAGATATGAAAGTAGTGGTTGGGTAGAATTAGGTAAGATTCAAGGCCCTCAAGGTATTCCGGGTACTAATGGAGAAGATGGAAGAACTCAATATCTTCATATTAAATACTCTAATGATGGAGGAAGTACCTTTACAACTAATAATGGTGAAGATGTAGGTATGTATATAGGTACTTATGTAGATTTTAACGAAGCCGATAGTAATACTGTAGGAGACTATAAATGGGCTAGAATTAAAGGGACTGATGGTACTTCAGCAAGTTATGTAAAGATTATAGAAAGTGCTAGAGTATTTAAAAAGACTCAAAGCGATACTAGTTATTCACCTCAAACTATCACACTTACTCCTGAATTAACTAATTGTACTTATGGTAAGTGGCAATACTCAACCGATGGAGGAAAGTCTTGGACTACAGTAACTAGTGGATTAAATGGATTAACTATAAGCACTGGAGTATTAACAATATCTAATACATCAGCATTATATACAAGTTCTATTACTTCCGTATCATTTAAAGTTACTGCTAGTGATGGTTCTTCGGATGTAACTACGATAGTTAGACTAAAAGACGGTATAGATGGTATAGATGGAGCTACTCCTAATTTTAATTTAGCTACAGGTACTGCTGATGCTAAGACTATAGTAGGAACGAACTCTAGTAATCAATGTGGTCGTTGGTTTGGATTAGATTGTAGCAAGTTACAAGGTAAGCCTATTACCACATCTTTTGATTGGAGTATTACCGGAGATTCTATAGCAGGATCGTTCAATTTTCAAACTACTTCAAATAATTGGGCTACTATAACTAAAGATATAACAGTAAGTTCTACTAATAAGAGTGGACATTCTTCAAGTATCTTTACAATACCTCAAAATAGCACAGATACTGGCATTCAATGCAGATGCGATAATCTTGTAGGAACTTTAACAATAAAAAATTTTAAAGTAGAATTAGGACATACTGAAACTCCTTGGTTACCCACAGTAGAAGAGTTGAATGGTGAAAGTGCAACAAATGTAATTTTAGGAAATGAAAATCATACGTTCCCTGCCACTAGTGATGGTAAAGCAAAAGCTACTACAATTACTTTTGAAGTAGATGGTTTTGTAGGAACAGAAGAAAAAGCTGTTACTATAGGAACAATAAGTGGAGTTCCTACTGGAATGACTGTTACTAGTAGCGGTTCTGGAACTACTAATACTACTATAACCGTAAAAGTTACTACTTCTATGACATCTTTAAACGGTATTGTTACTATAACAGTTACTTGTAACGGACTAACATTTAATAAGCAATTTACTTACTCTTTATCTGTTCCCGGCAAAGACGGTGAAGATGGTATTAATGGTACTAATGGTATTAATGGTACTTCTAGTTATTTCCATATTAAATACGCACCAAATGGAAATCCAACTTCTGCTCAAATGACCGAAACCGTAAATACTTATATAGGAACTTATGTAGACCAATCACCTACCGACTCTACTGACCCAAAGAAATACACTTGGAGTAAGTTTATAGGTCAAGACGGTAATAAGGGAGAACAAGGTACTCCGGGGGTTGACGGTAAAGACGGTACTACTTATTATCTCCATATTAAATACTCTAATGACGGTAAAACATTTACAGCAAATGGTGGTGAAACTCCGGGGGATTATTTAGGACAATATGTAGATACTAATGAAGCAGATAGTACTACTTTTAGTAAGTACACTTGGAAAAAGATTAAAGGAGATACTGGTGCTCAAGGTATACAAGGGCCAGCAGGTACTTCTAGTTATTTCCATGTTAAATACTCTGCTGTAGCAAATCCTACTTCAAGTTCTCAATTAACTGAATCTCCTAGTGATTATATAGGTACTTATGTTGATAGTAAGCCTACCGATTCTACTGACCCTACTAAATACACATGGTCTAGGTTTAGAGGATATGATGGAAATAAAGGGGAGAAAGGTACTCCAGGCGTAAACGGAGTTGATGGTAAAACTTATTATTTACACATTAAATACTCTAATGATGGTTCTACATTTACATCAAATAACGGAGAAACTCCAGGTGCTTGGTTAGGTCAATATGTTGATACTACCGAAGCTGATTCTACAACATTTAGTAAATACACTTGGGCTAAAATAAAGGGAGATAGTGGTGCTAATGCTAGTTATGTAAGAATAGATGAAACATCTCAAGTATTCTTAAAAGCAAGTGGTGCTACATCTTATAGTCCTTCTAGTATTAAACTAACTCCTGTATTTACAAACTCTGCTTATAGTAAATGGCAATATAGTACCAATAACGGTACTTCTTGGACAGATGTAACAAGTGGTTCAAATGGATTGACAATTAGCAATAAGGTATTAACTATAGCTAATACTTGTTCTTTATATACAAGTTCTATAAAGTCTATATTATTTAAAGTAGTTGGTACTAATAGTGTTTCGGATATAATGACAATTGTTAGAATAGCTGATGGTGAAGCAGGGGCTACTCCTAATTTTAATTTAGCTTCAGGAACTACTAGTAGTAAGAGTATGGTTGGAACAAACTCTACTAACCAAACTAGTACATGGTTTGACTTAAATTGTAGTAAAATACAAGGTAAGCAAGTTACGGTTTCTTACGACTGGAGTGTTACTGGGGATTCTATATCTGGTACATTTAAATTTCAAACAACTGCATCTACTTGGCAAGAGTTATCTAATACAATAACAGTAAGTTCTACTAATAAAAGTGGACATAGTGTTTGTACTTTAACTATAGGTAGTAGTAATACTGATGCTAGAATCCATTGTAGATGTGATAACCTTGTAGGTACGTTAACTATAAGTAATTTTAAAGTTGAATTAGGGCCTAAAGAAACGGCATGGTTACCTACAGTAGATGAGTTAAACGGAAAAGATGCAACAGTAATTCAATTGGGTAATGAGAATCATACATTTAAAGCTACTAGTAATGGTAAAGCTGTGGCTAGTTCTATAAATGTCAATATATTTGGATTTGTGGGAACTGCTCAAACTGCTTGTACTGTAGGTACTATTAGTGGTGTTCCTACTGGTATGACCGTTACTACTAATAATAATGGAAGTAAGTCTACAAGTTTAACTATATCTACTACAACTTCTATGACTTCTGCTAACGGTACTATATCAATTCCTATTACTTGTAATGGTGTTACTATTACTAAGATATTTACTTATTCATTATCTATTCCAGGCACCAACGGTATTAATGGTACTAACGGAACAAATGGAACAAACGGTACTAATGCTAGTTATGTAGATGCAGTTCCTACTACTTTATTCTTTAAATGTAATGCTAATTCTACTAGTTATAGTCCATCTTCTATTACTATCACCCCAACTTTTGTAAATTGTAGTTATTCTAGTTGGCAATATAGTACAAACGGAGGAAGTTCTTGGACTAATGTAACAAGTGGAAATAATGGACTTACAATAAGTAGTAACAAATTAGTAATTGCTAACTCATCTTCTTTATTTACATCAAGTGTAACTAGTGTTGCGTTTAAAGTAAATGCAAGTGGAAGTAAGTATGATGTGGTAACTATATCTAAATTAAAAGATGGTAATACGGGTGCAACGGGTGCAACTGGTGCAGAAGGTGCTACTCCTAATTTTAATATATTACCTAATACTAACCAAGGAACTACTGGTTGGTACTGGTCTATGCAAGAAGGAGATCATACTCGTACCGCTGTAGTAGAAGATGGAATTAATTGTTGTAAATTTACTAGAGGAAGTACAGCTCAATCAGGCTGGTCAGTAATAGGATATGAACCAATTAATAGAGATAAATTTAAAACTAGTACGAAATATACTCTTTCTGTAGAAATTAAATCTAGTGTGGCTTCCTCCGTCAACGTAAGACTTGTAAAGGGAAACGCTACAGAGGCTATATGTGATCAAGTTTGGTTAGGAAACACTAAAGCAAATACTTGGACTAAACTAAGTTGTACACTTACTACTTATTCAACTCTTTCTACCGATAAGGGTCAATCAGTATATTTTACAGGTTTTGCTTCTGGTACTGGAGTATCGCATACATTTAGAAATTTAAAAATTGAGGAAGGGACAAAAGCGACGGCGTGGTTACCTACAGTAGAAGAATTAAACGGTGCTGATTCTATAAATGTAATACTTGGAAATGAATGTCATACATTTGCAGCTAGCAGTAATGGTGCAGCAGCAGCTACAAGTGTTGCTACAAGTGTAATAGGATATGTAGGAACTACTAAAACTGCATGTACTATAGGAACAATTAGTGGATTACCTACAGGTATGACAGCTACTATTAATAGTAATGGTACTACTAATACTAGTGTAACATTTGCTGTAACAACTTCACTTAAAACAAAGAATGGTACTGTAACAATTCCAGTAACTTGTGGGGGAGTAACAATTAATAAAGTATTCTCTTATAGTTTAGCGGTCGCAGGAGCAAATGGTACTAATGGAAGTAATGGTACGAATGCCATAACTACACGACTCAACGCCAGCACTAATGTATTTAAAAGTACGGATGGAGGAGTTACATTTAGTCCCTCTTATATAGATTTTATAGAACAATACACAAATTGTAGTTTTAGTAGTTGGCAATATAGTATTGATGGAGGAAAAACATGGACTACTATATCTAGCGGAAGTCATGGATTTACTACTTTGACTCATGGTTTAAGACTATCTTGTACGAGTGATTTATTTAATACTACTGTAACAGCTATAACAATTAGAATTAATACAAATGTATCTACTGTGTATGACACACTAACAGTATATAGATTATATGATAGAACAGATATAAATGATGCTTTTGAACAAATGAAATTAACAGTTACTCAATCAAATACTAAATGGGAAGCTGCGTTTAAGAACTCAAATGCTAATAATATGTTTATGAACTCTGACGCATTGACTGGAGATACTTCAAACTGGGTAGAAAATGGAAATAGCCTATCCGTTAGAAAAGCTAATGCTTTCCCATTCTACGGAAGTACTGAAAATTACTTTAGGACTGCATTCTCTAACGGTGGAGGTGCTAGATACGCACACGACATACCATTAGAGCCAAATACTGATTATGTGTATGAAGGTTATATCTATACAGATACTGCTTTTAATGGAACTAACGTAACTCCATTACATTTTTGGATTTGGAAAGGTACAACTCCTGACTGGACTCAATTATGTACTGTAATAGATTATAGACAAACCGTTACAGTTGGAAGATTTGTTAAATGTTATTGCCACTTCAAAACTAATAATCTAAGTGAAGCTCTTTATGGTAGATTCTTTATATATTCTACAGCAACTGTAGGTCATATTGGATTCAAGAGAATGTCTTTGAAAAAAGGTACGGTTGAAACAGAATGGACGCAACACCCTAATGAAGTTAGATCTAGTACAACTTCTATAGATAAAGATGGGGTTACTGTAAAGCATAGTGATGCAGGTACTTATACTCAAATGAGTGCTAAGGGATTTAGTATTAATGATTCTTCTACTGGTGATGTTTTAGCTTGGTTATCTAGTAAATCTCAATGGACTGAATTAAAGGTTGATAAAATTTCTGCAAAAAATATTCAAACTATATATGAAGGCCCTTCTAATTTATATGTTAATCATTCAGCAGCTTCTGGGGGAGACGGTTCTGCTTCAAAACCATTTAACTCATTTGCACAACTTAGAGCTTACTTGTCAGCTACTCCCGTTATTAATAAAGATTTATTTATTATTGTTAGAGACCCCGGCTTTATCATTAACGAACAACTTTGTTTGGAACGATTAACTGGTATGGGATATATCAAAATAACTTTAGAAGGTAAATTAATAATCTGTAACCCCGGTGGAGGACAAGAGTGTATTAGGTTAATTCAAATGCCTTCTAAATGGATATGGCTTATAGGAGGAAGAACATTAGGTTCTGGTGATACTGGTCCAGTATTACAAGATGGAGGAAATGGAAACTCTAGTGGTATTTTTGCCGCTGACGTAGGTAGGTTAGAAGTTAATAATATAACTATCGCATGTAAAAATTACGGTATACAGACCGAAAGGGTTTATCTTTACACTTATCAATGTGATTTCGGTAAATGTACTACAGCTATTGACCTATGTCGTCAATCAGTTTATTATATGATGCAAGATGTGGGTAGTAATTCCTACTTCTGTAACCTCCATAGTGGTTCGTTTGCTTATTGGGGAAATCTAGGGTCAATAAGACCTATGGGTCAAGTTACTTTATCTAATGGTATAGTTTATGACATGAACTCAAATTTAAAAGAGACACCTTCACCTCGTTTCCCTGTAAGTAACCCAAATCCACCAGCTCCAAGTGGTCAAATATATACTTACACTTATAATTGGACTTCTCATAAAACTTATCAATATCAATGGTCAAATTGGAACGATTCCGATTGTAAACAAGGTGCTTGGGGATACGGACTTAGAGGAGGTCATATGTTCTTTAACCTATCTGCAATAAGAAGTAACTTAACTGGTACAATACAAGACGGTAATACTATTACCCTTACAAGAGCAAATAGTGGTGGTAATAGTGGTCAATCAAATGTCTATATAAATGGTTCGACTTGTAGTTCAGCAAGTGGTACTCCTTCTTATGGAGGTCAAACTCATTTAGGTACTCTTGCATGGGGTGAAACTAAGACATTCACTTTACCAAAAGCAATTGTTCAAGGTCTTGTAAACGGTAGTTATAACTCACTTGCAGTATATGTCAATAGTACAGCATCTAATAATTATATAAACATTGTAAATTGTAGTATTACATTGAAAACTAAAAAATAGATTAGGGGGATATATTCCCCCTCCTTAAAGGAGGTTATTATTGTGATTACACAATATGGAAGTTTAGACGAGAGAAGATTTTCTATTTATGAATATGATATGGTAAATAATGAACAAGTATTAATTGCAACTGTTTATTGCGTAAGAAGAGATAACGGTATGTGGGAGTTACCTGCACCACAAATATTCAATGAGGTTATTTATAATAACAATAAAGCACAGTATGAAGCTGCGATACAAGCTTTTAGGAACGATTGTACTGGGTCTATTCCAGAAGATACTAGTTTACTAATAACTCAAGTAAATCAATTAACTAAAGAAAATGAAATGCTTATGAAAGCAATTGCTGAATTAGCCGAATCAATAGAAAAGTAAAGTAGTTAATGCCATATTAATATGGCATTAACTCTTTTTTATTTAATAAGGTAATCTAAATATAATGAGACTATAGAAAGGAGTGTTATCGTGGCTATTTCAAAGAATATTACTATTACTATAAAACAGACAAAAGCTTCTCCTAGCGAAAAAGTATTCATATATCAAGGAGATTTTGGAGTAGATTTTTATTTCACTTTAAAACAATTTAATTTTGAAATAAAGAATGAAATAAATATTACTAGAGAACTTGCTAGTGGTGCTTATGCTAGTGCTACTGTTTTAAGACCGAATGGAGAAATATTTGAAAGAGACCCATTTCCTGTTACATCTGAAGGTTATTTAAAATTTACAATAACTAAAGATTTTACGGACGAGTTAAGTGATATTGGGGAATATAAGGTTCAATTTCACTTATATGATGGAGACGGAGATGATGCAAATAGGATAACAATTCCTCCTTTTACTTTTGAAGTAAAGAAATTATTAGAGTAAGGAGGTTATAATATATGGCTATTAAAAGAGAAGTGGTACTTACTATTAATGGTAGTAAAGCTTCTTTGGATAGTAAGATATTTGTATATCGTAATGATAGAGGTATTGATTTACACATACAATTAGTTAATTTCTCATATTTGATTGAAACTCTAACTACTCCTGTAAGAAAAGCTAGTGCTAGAGTTTTAAAGCCCGATAAACTTAATTATTTTGATGTCGATACCTTAGAAGTTGAAAATGATGAAATTATATTTACTATTACGGGTTCAATGACAGATGAATTAGCAGAAATAGGTACTTATAGTGTTCAAATTCATTTATATGATGAAAACGGTAATAGAATATCTATTCCTCCATTTGATTTCTTTGTTCGCCCCCTAATCGCTGACGGAGAAGATAAAGAGGAAGGAGTTACTTATGCTAGAGCTGATTTTGCTAAAGCTGATTTTAATTTAGCTGCACCATCAGATTATGTATTAGATGGGAAATATGTAAGAGTATATTGGCAAACTGGAGACTATGTTACATCTGCAAAACTTAATAATATAGAAAATGGTGTTGAGAAGAATATACTTAAAGAGGCTTTTACCGTTAGAGGAGCATCTTATGGAGATGCTATAGATGGAAAAGTCTATGACGCGGGAATGTCAGCATTAGACATAGTAAAAGATATGCTAACACATAGAAACTTATATAAATACAAGTTACCTACTATGAGTTTTTCATCTAACGTAACTAGTTGTGAAATAGGTGCTACCATTTCCCCTACTTTAAAAATCAACTTTGTCCAAAATGACTCTGGAGGTATTGCTAGTTGTTCTATAGCACAAGACGGTACTGTAATTAGTACATCTACTCAAACATCTCTTATTAAAGCTGTTATGAATAAAGATAGGGAATATGTTGCAACTGTATACTATTCAGCTGGACCAGTACAAAATGATAATTTAGGAGACCCTTCTCCGGGAAACATCCAAGAGGGTATGTTATCGGCCAGACTTACAATAAAAACTTTAAGACCTTGTTTTGGTTTTTGTGATGTTTCTACTGAAGCACCTTCTGTATCATACATTCGTGCTAAAACTCCATATAAATTAGGAATTACTAAGAGAGAACAAATTAAAGTTACTACTAACGAAGATTCTACTTTAGTGGTTTTTGCGTATCCTTTAACTCTTGGGGAATGTACTAAAATACGATATGAAGATTTAAATGATGATAATAGTAAGAGTATATTTAGTTATACTACTTTAGATATTCCAGATTTAAGTGGTCTTAATCCCGAAACTTATGCAATTTATTACTATATACCTTTAGTTCCTTTTGGGTCTAAAGCAACATTTACACTAACAATATAGAGAGGGGAGGATTAATTTGGCAGAAGTTTTAAGTGCTACTAAACAATTTAAAAGACTGTTTCAAGGTACTCTAGACCCTACTATGAGTTGGGATAGCGAAGAGGAATTAAGAGAATATCTTAAAGACCCCACTTGTCCTAAAAATATGGTTGTTGCAGCAAATGGGAACGGATATATTGTATATGAAACTTCTAGTGGGACATTAGATTTAAAACAGTTAGGTACTTTAGAAGATACTAAATTAGGACAATTAGTTCAAGAATTAAAAACTGTAAAATATGACGATGTTCTAATAAAACAACAAGAATCTTCTGACGGTACTATAACTCCTTACTTAGAGTTCTATGCTAACGGAGTACTTATGAAAACTATCGAAATTGGTGGAAGTGGGTTAAACACTTCTCAATTAGATAATATAGAGAAGATTCCAAATATAGAAAAGAATGCTCAAGATGCATATGATACTTCAACAACTACAGCACAAGCTTTATTAGAATATTCAGAGACTACCGATGAAACATTAAGGTTGAAAGCTAATATTTCTTATGTAGATTCTATCAAAGAAGCTCACGAAACAAGAATGGATTGTACCGAATCTAATATAGAATATTTACTAGGGGTTGTAGAGGAACTTACGTATCAAACTATAGCTACTACTAAATATACAATAACTCAAACTACAGCAGAAATTGGAAGTAATGTGGCTAGAATACAACTTAATTGGGATTATAATAAACCCCCTACTTCTCAAGCTATAAACGGGGAATCTTTAGATGTTGGTGTAAGGTCTAAGAATTTTGATAATGTAACATCTAATACTACTTATACATTAACGGCTAGTGATGGAAAGAGTAATCTATCTAAGAGTTTAAGTATCACCTTCTTAAATGGTAAATATTACGGCTCTAAGGAGGTTTCTAGTTATGATAGTAATTTTATCCAATCCTTAACAAAAGTCCTCACAAATGGACGAACTGGTACGTTTACAACGACTTGTGGTCAAGGTCAATATATTTTCTTTGCAATCCCTACAAGGTTTGGAAATCCTTCTTTTACCGTAGGAGGATTTACAGGGGGTTTTGCTAAAGTCGATACAATAGATTACACTAATCCTTCGGGATATGTTGAATCTTACGACATTTACAAGAGTGATTATAGTAATCTTGGAAATACTACGGTAGTTGTGGGGTGATTAAATGGCTATAGAGTTAATTTCTACTATTAAACCCAAAAATAACGGAGACTTTCCTATCGTAGAAGCGAATGATATAAAGGGTGGTTATTATAGTGTCGCTAGTACAGAAGAACGTGATAAAATCCCTAGTGGTAGAAGACAACCTGGAATGTTATGTTATGTTTTAGGAGATAAAATATATAAATTAAATGATGACTTAAATACTTGGAATGAACTTAAAACTGGTGGGGGTGAGGGAGAAGTTGTTGAATCCAACAATATCTGGATAGGTACTCAACCTCCTACCGAAGAAGGTTATAAACTTTGGATAGATATAAGTGATGAATCTTTAGATGAAACTTTTTCTAGTGCTGTTATAAACGAGTTTAAGAATATAATAAGTTCTCTTACTACTAGAGTGATACAATTAGAAAAGGAAGTCGAATATCTCAAAGCTAATGGTGGGGGTGGAACTACTCCAGACAAACCTCCTACTCCAGATAAACCTTCTACTACTAATGCTACTATAATGACTTTCGAAGATGGTAGTATTATGACCTTCGAAGATGGTTCAATTATGTGTTTTGATATAAATACATCTACCACTACCCCAGATACTCCTAGTAATCCAGACGATACTGGTACATCAGATATTATAATGGTAGATGAAAATCTTAAGATTCTAACCTTTGAAGACGACGCTATAATGTGTTTCGAAAAAACTAATTAATAGGAGGATATATAAATGGCTGATTTAAGAAAGAAGTGGTATGATGCCACTCAAAAATTAACTGCTAACAATACTGATAAAATATTAGTATATGATGGTAATACAAGTTATCTAGTTAATGTGAGTGCTATTAAAGGTGTTGACAATGTAACTGATGAATATATGTTAGTTACTGCAAAAGATGGTAACAAATATAGAGTTGGAGTGGATTATTTAGGTAATCTATATGCTGTAAAAGACGAAGCTTATACTGCTACTCCTCCAGCTACTAGCGATAATAGAGATGATAAATATCAAGCTTTAATTATAAATCAAATGTGGGGTGGAGGAGATTTACTTACTGGTACTGCAGTATCTCACTCTTTTATTGAATTATATAATTTAAGTGGTAAGGAATTAAATTTAAAGGGATTATACTTATGGTATAAGAGTGGTACTTCTGCTTGGGAGAAACAAGAATTAGTTGGAATAATTCCACCTTATTCTTCTTACTTAATTAGAGGTGCTCAACACAACTCTTTATTTAAAGATGATTGTCGTTTAAAGATCGAAGATTTTGATTTAGAATTTAGAGATAGTAGCGGAAAGCCTAAGAAGTTTGCTAATAATGGTATGAGTGTATATATTTCTATAGGAGATGTTACTCCTGACACAAACCCAATAAGAAGTACTACTAGTTTAGAGGGTGCTACAACTTATTCTTTAGCATACGTAGACTTAATGGGATGTGGAGGAACAAATACAGATTCAGATACTGTAAGTGCTTATGAAAAGAACTACAGATTCGGAATGTCTAAGAATTGTGCTTGTAGGAGAATTGATTTCTATAATGGAGGTACTGCTTTAGATATATCTGGATATTCAAATGGTACCGGAGATAATGCTTCTGACTGCGAAATTATAGATTACAGTACATGTGAAGTTGAAAGATTTAGACCACGTACTTCTAAAGAAGGACATTGGGACATGTTCGTATCTAAAGACCCTATTAATGAAAATGCTCCTAACGCATTTGTATTAGGTTACGGAGAAGCTGATACAACTAGAACATTTACATGGCAATCTAGAGTAATGAAACAAGGGTATGTTAAATATAGAGAAAAAGGAACAGACCACTTTACTACAGTTAAAGCAAATACTTCTATATTGCAACATCCAGATGTTACAGTTTCAAAACACTCTGCAATAATTCAAGGATTTGCTTACGGTAAGACTTACGAATATCAAGTAGGTGCTGAAGGTTATTGGAGCGATTTAGCGGAATTTAATGTAGTAAATAAAGCTTCTGCTAATACTAAAATTCTTTGGTTATCAGATGAACAATCTTGGACTGAAGGAGAAATGGCTGCTTTTAGAAATGTATTTGATGGAATAATAAATGAATGGCATAGTGAATCTCAATCTGAAGATATTAAAATGAGTGAATTTGATTTCATATTAGAGACTGGAGATATATCACAAAATGGTAGAAGAAGACCAGAGTACTATTGGTATTTTGATGCATTGCAAGGATATAACAAATCTAAACCAATAATGGCTACTATGGGTAATAATGACTTATTAAATAAGATGTATGGTCAATGTTTTGCTAACTTCTTCACTAATGAAAATCAATGGGCTAATAGTGTATATCATTACATGGTAGGTAATACAGAGTTTATTTGTTTAAATAGTAATACTGATTATGACTATGTTACAGGTTATGGTTCTTTAGGGACTCATCAATCTACTGATGCTTTCTTATTAGCACAAGCACAATGGTTAGATAATTACTTAACTACTAGAGAAACTAATCCAACTTGGACTATCGTTTATATGCACTTATCTCCATTTACTTGTGTAAGAACTAAGAGATGTCAGGTGTTTGTTAGTGTATTTGAAAAACACAAAATACCTCTAGTATTATGTGGTCATAATCATTTGTATACAAGAAGTATTCCTATATATAGTGGATATCCTGCAGTAACTGAAGCTGGTGTATTTGAAGCTTACAACACTTACTATGACTTCCCTAAGAAAGCTACTACTACTTATGTAGATGAAACTAAATCTAATAATGCTAGTGGAGGAACAGGAATAAATCATACTTCAGATAAAGCAAACGGAACTTATTATATAATGTGTCCTTCTACAGGTTGGAAGAATAGTGGTAAGGAAACTCATATTACTACTTTCCCTACAGAAGCTGTTGATGGATATGATAAGAATGTTAACGGAAATGAAGATGGTAGAGTTTGGTGGAATGCTGCACATAACACTACTAAATTACCTGGATATTTAACTATAGATATTAGTAATGAATCAATAACTCTTAAATTCTATCAAATTCAAGGGGCTAAATTAATTCAAGACTATAACGGAAAAACTTATGATTATGCACCTGAAATTGAAGATTTAAGTATGACTAGAAACTTACTAGATACTTTCATAATTAATAAATCAGATAGGTCTTAATTTTAAAATAACTAGTAGCTATTTTAATTGATAGACTAATTAAAGTAGGAGTATAGGAATTTAATCCTATGCTCCTTATTTTTATATAAGGAAGGTGAATACTTTGGCAATAAGATACCAAGATGAAAACGGGAATTGGGTTACAGGTCAAAAAGCTATAGAAACCAAAATCACCGACCAACAGGGTAATTTTGAATCTGATAATGTTGAAGGAGCCTTACGAGAATTAGCAGAAGGGGTTAAAGCTAATGCAGATGTTACTAAATTAGAAGCTACAATACAAGCTAATTCAAATAAAATAGGAAATCTTCAGACTAAAGTAACCAATCTCCAATCTGATATGACAACTGCTCAAGAGGATATTGAATGGCTAAAGGTTAATGGGGGTGGAGGTGGGGGAACAGCCGTTCCTACAATAACTTCTACTTTTAAAGATACTGCTATAGATAAGGGTAGTGATGTAACTATTCCCATCTTCTTCAGTTCTCCTAACCAAGGTAACGGTACTGCTTATATTTTAGTAAATAATATACAAGTAGATACTACAGGACTTAAACAAGGTAATAATAATGTTAGGGTTAGTGGTCAGTTTTTAACTACTCAGACAGAAAATTTAGTTGCAATTTATGCTAAAGATAGAGCGGGTATAGTATCTAACCAATTAAGTTGGACTGTAGTTGCTGGTGGGATAGAATTAACTACTACATTTGACTATGAAGCAGACTATGGTATAACTGATACTATAAGAATAGATTATAATATAGATACAGGTATAAAGGACACTATAACTCTTACTTTAGATATTGATAATAATATTACTACTTATAATGCTGTTAATGGAGGTAACTTTATTGATATTAGCGCCGCTGATTTAGGTTTAGGTACTCACGTAGTTAAAATGTATGCTACCGTAGGTAAATATACATCTAAGACTTTGAGTTTTAACTTAGTTATTGTATCTACTACCGAATTATATCTATCTTCTTCCTTTGACCAAACTATAGATTATACTTATGGTGTCCCTATTAGTGTTAACTATAGATTATCAAAACAATCTACTGAAGAATTTAATGTATATTTAAAGATAGATGGTGAAACTGTTAAGACTCAAAAATTGACAGTGGGTAGTTATTATTGGACTATACAATCATTATCCGAAGGAACTCACACACTTACTATCCAAGCAATAAGTCAAGATTATACTGAAGACAAATCTATTACGTTAACCGTAAAGGTAGTTATGGGGGAATATACTCCTGTAGAAGCTTATACTTCGGGGTTAATTTGTGATTTAAATGCTGTAGGTAAATCTAATGACGATGACGAAGTAATTGTAGATAATATATGGCGAGATGCGAGTGGAAATGGTCATGATGCTAAATTAGTAAACTTCAACTATGGTACTAACGGATTCGTTAATGATGTATTAGTATGTGATAATGATGCTTATGCTGTAATAGAATGGAGTCCTTGGGAAAGAAATGCTATTACAGGTTCTACTATAGATATTATCTATGAGCCTATTAATAGTGGTATAGAAGATTGTAGAGTATTAGATTATACTCAAATTACTGACGATACTAGTACAGCCGATATAAAACCGTTTAAAGGAGTATATGCTGATATACTTAATGGAATTGTATCTTCTGCAAGTAGTGGTACTAGTGCTGGTAAAATCAATATAGATGATGAAAGTGGAGAAATACATTTAACTTGGGTATTAGATAGAACTAATAAGTTTATGAAAACTTATATAAACGGTGTTCTTTCTCGTATTATGTTCTTATCTGATAGTGGTGCAGGTGTTAGTAAAGTATATGAAGATTTTTCTCTAAGTTCTAATATTTATTTAAATAGTACTAAGGGAGAAAATTGTGGTACTAATAATATTAAAAGATTTAGAGTTTATGACCACGCATTAACTTCCGACCAAGTATTACAAAATCATTTAGCAAATATAACAGATTTAAAAAAGCAAGAAGAAGAATATAATTTCAATTATAATAATACAACTTTACCTAAGATGTATTTAACTGGTGATACTACTAATATGACAGCTTCTCAAACTGTTCCTATGAAGATTGAATATGTATCTCCTAATGAAGAAAAGTACGGACAATCTTTTAATACAGGTATTCAAAACAATCCAGTACGTATACAAGGAACAAGTTCTTTGCAATATGTAAGACATAACTACACTATTTTCCTTAAAGATGAATACGGTGCAGATATGTTATATAATCCTTATGGTAGTGGTAGTAAACCCGAAAATGTATTCTGTTTAAAAGCTGACTACGTAGAATCCTCACATGCTAATAATACAGGTATGGCGAAATTTATCAATGATTGTGTATATGATACTAAAACTCCTATGCAATTAGCTGATAGTGATTGTCGTACAACAATTAATGGTTTCCCTATTGAAGTGTATATGAATGGGGAATATTTGGGAGTATATAATTTTAACCACGATAGATATTCTTACAAATCTTATGGTTACGATTATAATAAATATCCTAATATGTTAGTATATGAAATAAATTCTAACTCAAATACTTCTGCTGGTGCTTTCTATCGTTATGGCGATAATGCAGAAAGTAGTGCTAACATAAGTGAGTTAGACTATTATAAGAGAGACTTTAATTTAATTTATGGTAATAGAACAACTGATAGTGATAGCTATAGTGAAATTAAAACTCTTGTAGAATGGGTATCAGTAGCAGAACAAGACTTATTCAGAGAAATGATTAGCGAACATTTTAACAAAGAATATCTATTTAGATATTTCTTAACTGTTTTAATGATAGGTGCTGTCGATTCATTGGGTTTTTGGCTCAATTAAAATCTTTACTAATTAATTACGAACGCCCAAGGGAAAATGGGTAACGTACAAGAAGAATTCTTGACATTCATACTCAAACACCTTATAATGAAACTAACGACTATTGATGGAAATTAAGGGGATGGGTATAATGAATAATTTTTATGTTTATGGATATATACGATTAGATACAAACACTTATTTTTATATTGGAAAAGGTCATGACAATAGATATTTACGTATAGATAATAGGAAACCACATTTTTTAAATATTTTAAATAATGTAGATGTTTGTGTGGAGATACTATATTATAATTTAACTGAAGAAGAAGCGTTTGAATTAGAGCGAGAGACAATCGAAGATTTAGTATTCATCGAGGGTTATAGTATAGATATTCCTAATTTCCAATGCACTAAATCAGAATGTAATTTAGTAAATCTTACTTGGGGTGGAGATGGTTCTTGTGGATATAGTGTTACACAATCCCAGGACACTATAAATAAAAGAGTTTCAAAAAACTTAGGTAAGAAACGTACTAAGGAACAATGTAATAACATATCAACGGGAATCAAAAAATCTATTATAAATAATCCAGACAAATTCAAACATTTAGGAAATAGAAGAGGAAGTAAATTATCTGAAGAGTCTAAATGTAAAATAGGTAACTCTAATAGAGGTAAAAAACGTTCTAATGAAGTCAAGCAAAAATTATTAAATACATGGTTAACTAAATCTAAAGAAGAACGTAATGAAATAAATAAAAGGCGTAGTAATACATGTAAGTGTAGAAGTAGAGAACGTTCTCCCTTTGAAATCATACTAAAGGATTTAAATGACATTGAAATATACAGGTCAAAGACTGTATCAGATATGGCTACATTTATGCTTGAGAATGGATACGCAAATACTTACAATGGAGCTAGAGCATCTATTAACGAATGTACAAAATATAACAAATTATACCATAAGAAATATAAAATTATAAAAGAATTCACTTGCAACGACTGAACGTAAAGACACTTCGGTGAAGCAACAGTCTGAACTACATCTATATTTTTCCTATCAACCAAGATGTAGAGGAGGGGTCAAGTGTAAAGACACTTTAAAGAAGTACCCTTCCCGCCTACCATAGAGTAGGTCATAAAAGTAACAGAATTGAAAAATATGAAAATCATGACAATTGATGGACAAGTTTGGTACCCTACATTCTACGACCTTGATACTGTTTTAGGTATTGATAATAGCGGGTATTTAACAATCGAGCCAGACGTCGAGATAGAATCTGGTTCATACAATACTTCTAACTCAAACCTATGGTCTAAAGTATGGAATTTCTTCAACACAGAGTTAAAAGAAGAATGGGCTAAGATGAGACAAGGTAGTTTTACTTTAGATAATCTTATGAATTATATATACGGGGAGCAAATAAGTAAAATACCTGCAAAATTATATAATGATGACGCACAAGTTAAATACTTGGAATTTGGTTCTTTATATACTTATTGTTGTCATGGTAGTAAAGAACATCAAATAAGAAGATGGTTAAGAGAAAGAATAGCTTATGTAGATTCTATGTTAGGTTATTTTACTTCTCAAGAAGACCAAGTTACTATTCGTATGAATAAAACTGGGGAAGTTTCTTTTGAGGTTACTCCTTATATCCCAATTTACTTTAGTGTTAAATGGTCTAATGCTACAGGTGGTACTCAAACATTTAAGTTGAAGAGAGGCGAAACTAAAACATTTAGTTACTCTTCTACAACTTCAACTGACCAAGAAGTTCTAATTTATCATGCTAAGTATATTAAGAGATTAGATAATTTAAGTAATTTAAATCCTAGTTCTTGTATACTTTCTAATGCTACAAAACTTACTAATGTAGAAATACATTCTAGCAAACTTTATAATATCAATGTTACTAATAATAAATTCTTGAGGAGTATTAATCTTGAAAATTGTACAGCTTTAGGTACTGTTACAGCTACAGGTTCATCTCTTAATTTATCTAATTGTAAATATTTAAGATATTGTAATGTGTATAATACTAATTTAACTGAAGTTCAACTTAATACTAGTGGTGGTAGTTTAACTGAAATTTATTACCCAAAATCAATTCAAAGTATTAATTTAGTTAAACAAAGACTATTGGAACTAATAGGATTGCCTTACGGGGAAGGTGGAAGTGAAATACCTACATCTTTATATACTATTAGTATTCAAGATTGTCCTAGTATTACAAAATTAAATACTAGTAGTGATACGACTATTGCTGGTTCTTTTGCTAGTATGGTTTATGTTAATAATCTTACTATTAGAAATTCTCTTGATTTAGCTTCTTTGAAATTTGATGGTTTCCACCGACTTCAAAATGTTACTATCGAGAATATGTATAACTTAGAAGAAGTTGGATTTAATAACTTATTACCTGTAGGGGAAACTTCTACTATTAAGTATATAGGTATGTCTAACTGTCCTAAACTAGGTACTATTGAATTGAATTGTACTAGTAATGATTATGAAATTACTTTTGCTGATGATGCGATTTTAAATTTCGGGGGATTATTTAAGCTTAATTCTATAACATCAAATTGTGTATTAAAAGGAATTAAGACTATAGTAGTTCCAATAAACTTAGAATCAATGTTCTTTACTAATGAATATGGAAGTGGTTATTCTACTATAGAAAATATTTGGGTTTCTTCTCAATGTAACGTAGATACTCAAGCAACAACTCCTATTGTTACTCACGTTGATTCTACTTATAGTGGTATTGATTTCTTAGGAATGAATTTAAAGAATATAGATTTAGGTGCTTTAGTTAATATCCCTAAAGCTATTAACTTTAAGTTATCTCCTACTACTGTTAACCCACACTTTAATTTAAATAGAGATGGGGAAACTTATAAGTATTTACAACCTATAGGAACTCTTGATTTAAGTAATTATACTGAATCATTAGCTAAGTTCTTTGATGGGGTTGACTTAGATAAATTAGAAATTATTTGTAATAATAATTTACCTCAAACTGATTTAAGTTATTGTTTCTATAATTCTTCATTTAGTACAAATGATGCTATAAATAAATTACTTACTAAAGTATCTAGTATTACTAACTTAGATTATTGTTTCTATAGAACTACTATCGATAGTGTTGATATTCTTGATGAAATTAATATGGGTGCTAGTTCTTCTATGAATTATACATTCGCTGAATGTCCTAACATTAAGACATTAAACAATGTAGTTATTCCTAGTACGGTAACTAGTGTTGAAGGTATGTTTAATAAATGTCCTTTAACTACTATAACTAATATGATAGTAAATGTTAGAGGCAGTATTAGTGGACTATTTAAAGGTTGTAATAAATTAACTACTATTACTACTCTTAGAATACCTAATGTTACTGATATTAGTAATACTTTTGATGGTTGTAATAGTCTTAGTAGTTTAAGTGGTTTTGAATTACCTAGTTCTTGTACTAATGTTTCTAATTTATTTAATGGTTGTTATATGTTAACTGAATTAAGTATGGAATTTGGGACTAATATAACAGCTGGAGATAACTGGTACCCACCAAATTTAGAGACATTGCACGACACTACAATATCAAATGATTATGTAAAACTTACTAATTGTACTACATTAAAAACTCTTAATAATGTAAATATTAGTGGAGGGGATTTAAGCGATTTATTTAATGGCTGCACTAATCTAGCTAATATAAATAGATGTACATTTAATGCTACAAGTTCTTTAGCTAGGGCTTTTAAAGGTTGTTCAAAGATTACTATAAATCCTATAACTACTATAGTAGATACAGTAACTGATATTAGTGAAATGTATAGTGGATGTACTGGAATTACTGATATAAGTGGAATGACTTTTGGTAGTGGAATTACTAATGCTACGGATTGGATTACAGGTAGTCCTATTACTACTGCCAATAATATTACTATTAAATCTTTCATTGATGGAATACCTGCGATAATGTTTACTAATTGTAGTACTTTAGTATCGGCTAAAAATCTAAAATTAATTACGTCTTTAGATAGTGTAAATGTAACTAATATGTTTGATAGGTGCACTAATTTAGAAGATATAAATTTTGTCGACCCTCCTAGATTTTCTGATTGTAAGTATTTATTTAGTAGTACTTCTATAGGTAAAAATACAAACGGCATTGTAAGACTATATGAAGATTTAGGAATTAGTGTAAATACTATACAGAATTCATTAGCTTGGGGAATGTTTTATAATAATACTTATATCAAAGAATTTATATTCCCTGATGAAGAATTTTTAAATTTTTACGGTCGACAATTATTCGAGGAATGTAAAAATTTAAAAATAATTCGTAATTTAAAATCTAAATATTTAGGATATGGAAATATGTTTAGATTTTGTAAAGGTGCTAGTGATGTAGAACTCATAAATTGTTATATATCAGTACCATTCGAATCTGATGGTTGTACACAAATTACTAAATTAACTAATTGTACTATACCTTCTAATATTACTAATATTGATAGATTCTTCGCAAATATGAATATTCAGAATGATATAGAAATTCCATCACATGTTACTAGTTGTGTTGAAACTTTCAAAAATTGTACTTCTATGACACATATTCATAGTAACTGGAATAATAGTTATGATAAGACTATTACTTCTACTGATTGTTATGCTGGATGTACAGGTATTACTCATGTAGATGGGGAAAATGTAATTTATAATGAATATAGCGAAGGACTAGACGAAATACCTGAAACTTGGGGAGGTTATGGATTTAGTGTTAACAATACAGCAATAGTAGTTGTTGAAATTCCTTCAGATGCGTTAACTTTTGAGTTTAACAAAACTTACGGAGGATTAGATAATATACTTAAAACTAGTTGGGGGGATGGAACTTCAGATAGTAACCAAAACATCCACACTTACACTACTTCTGGTACTTATACAATAAAAGTTAAATATGCTGATGCCGCGATAAGTACGAATCAAACTATATTACATGGAAACTATACTCCTGCTAGTGGTAACTCCTCACTACGTTCTGCTGGTACCAAGGTTGTACAAGTTCCAATAGGAACACAAATAGGAATGGGTCATTTTAGAGACTGGTCTAAATTACAAACTGTTCATTTAGATAGAGCTATACTAGACAGTCAACCATATATATTCCATGGTGATACTGCTTTAGAGAGAGTGGATTTGACTAACTGTAGAATAAATGGTGTAGGAAAAGATACTTGGTTGAAGTCCACTAAGATAACAACAATCAATATAGCAGGAAGTACTATAACTGACGGTGAATATTTATTCACCGATGCAACTGCTTTGACTACTATTCTCGGATTAGATACGGCAGACTTTTCAAGCAATCATAAAATTACAGGTATGTTTGCTAACTGTAAAGAATTATTAACCGTTCCTCCACTAAGAACTTTGTTAGCATCTACTGCTAAACCTGAAGATGTATGGAAAGTTTATCTTATGTGCAGTAAGGTAACAACAATCGATATAAGTGGAGTAGATTTTAGTGAGGCAACTAGAATTAGACAAATGTTCGCTGGAGACACCGCTTTAACTAATATAATAGGTTTTAATGAGGCTAATTTAAGTAAGATTACAGACTTATGGAATATATTTGGTGATACTCCTAATTTAGCTATACCGATAGATCTATCTAATCTAAATAGAAGTGAACCTGTTTATATGGCAGAAGCATTCTTTAACTGTGGTGTTACTGAACTTAGTGGTTTATCTGGAATAATGCTGTCAGCACACGATTATAGTAGAACATTCCAATCAATGCCTAATATAAAAAATTTAGATGTGTCTGGACTTGATACTAGTAGAGTTACACGTTTTGGTACAGCATGGTCTTCTTATATCTACGACTGTCCTAATGTTGAGACAGTAGACATTTCTAATTTAAACATATTAGGTTGCGGCGCTGAAGGAAGCTTTTACGACCTATGTAGGAGTATGGGAAAATTAAAAAGTTTAGTATCTAAAAATGCTAACGTTTCTAATTTAACTGACCTAACAACGTTTTTATATGAGTGTCCAGAACTAGTAGATTTAGATTTAGAGTCTTGGGATATAAGTAATGTAACTGCTCAAGGAAGTTTCGTTGGAAAATCATTTAAATTAACTAATTTTAAATCATTTAGAAATATTAACTGCAATATGAACTTTTCTTGGTTTCCTCAGCTAACTACCGAATCATTAGTGTCAATTATAAATGCATTGAAAGCTACTACAACAACAAAAACATTAACACTAGGTTCAAAACTCTTAGCTAAATTAACATCAGAACAAATAAAGATTGCAACAGATAAGGGGTGGACTGTAGTATGATAGTAGAGAATCTAGATGGAGTGGTTATAATTCGAGCAGATGAAGGTAAGAAAATAACTAATTCAACAAGAAGTTTTTTTGCGGATTTTATATATTTAGGAAAAAATGATTCCCCCGATAATTATGAAGAAGTGGGAAGAGAAATATGGAAACACTTCGTAGTAGAAGAAAATCCAGATATAAATGAACTTAAAGCTAGGACAGAGGATTTACAATCCTCTGTTTCTAGTTTACAAAAAGAAACATCAGCCTTAAATGAAACGCAACTTATGAATGGAGAAATTGATAATATAGTTATGGAGGCAATAACAGATAGTGATGAAAAACATGAAGCACTAACTGATGTAATGCTATGTGCTATTGACGAAGTTTTCATGATGTTAGACCCTCTTATTAGTGTTAGTGAGGAGGTTGTAATGTCTATGGAAAATTCAGAACAACTTAGCGAATTATTAAATAAGGAGGTAAATAAAATGGTTGAACTTTATGTTGTTATGGTACAACGTGGATTAAAGACTATAGAACAAGTACCTGCTAGATATAGAGAACAAGTAAGAGAATTACTTGCAAATGTAGAATAGTATTTAAGGGTGGGATATTTTCCCGCCCGTTTTATTTTATGAAGGAGGTATTATACATGATATTCTATATATTAGATAGTGTCGTAGGGAATAATCAATTCTATGTAGAAAGTGCCATGAAAAGTATCGCAAAAGAAGAAGATTATGAAGTGGTAAAATGTAGCAAAGAAAAGCTTGAAATTTTAGATGATAATACAAGACCTAGAATATGTATTGGAGGAGAACTCCAAGGAATTATATTCTACGAAGAATAGGAGGTATTAATATGGCTTATAATACCGTTGTAATTAGTTCTGGACATTCTATAAATTGTCAAGGAATGTCTGATATAATTAATGAAGTTACAGAAGCTAGAAGAGTAGTTGATAGAGTCTATGATATTGTAAAAGCTAGTGGTAAAACTTGTTATAAATACCATGACATGGCTAGTTCTAGTTCCCAAAACTTAGTTAATATTGTTAATTTTCATAATAGTCATCCCCAAGGTGTTGATGTTTCTATACACTTTAATGCTTGTAATCATACTTCAAAAGCTAGAGGAGTAGAAGTATGTTATTATTCTCAATTTATGTTAGCAGATGAAATGTCAAGAAATATATCAAAAGCAACTGGACTTATTAATAGGGGGCCTAAAGAAAGAACTGGTTTATATGTATTAAAACATACTACTAAGCCATCTATTCTAATTGAGGTGTGTTTTGGTGATAGCGAAGCTGATTGTGCTATTTATAAAGCTAAATTTGAAGATATCTGTCAAACTATTGCTAAAACTTTAATTGGAGGTATTGCAGTACCTAGTACTTCAACTTCTTCTACTCCAGTACATTCTACTCCAACAAATTCTACTACAACTGCGTCAAAACCTAGTGGAGATAGTTGGGTAAGAAGACTTCAAGAAGAATGTAATAAGCAAGGATTTTCAAATCAAAAAGTAGATGGAATTCCAGGCAGTAATACGTTAAGAGGTTGTCCTACACTTAAGAAAGGTGCAAGTGGTAATATTACTAAACTATTACAAGAAAAACTTGTTGCATTAAGCTATTCTACTAACGGAGTAGATGGTATCTTTGGTAGTGGTACTAAAAATGCTGTTATAAAATATCAAAAATCTAAGGGATTATCAGCAGACGGAATTGTTGGTCAAAATACTTGGAGAAAATTATTAGGATTATAAGGAGGAATTTTATATGTTTGATGTTGGATTATTAACTGAATACTTTGTACCTATTGTTGCTGCGGTATGTTTAATTATAGGGTATATAATTAAGACTAGTATACCTGCAATAACTAATAAATATATTCCAGTAATACTTGCTGTTGTAGGAGTAGCTGCAAATATTTTAAATACTGGTACATTCGATTTAAGTGTATTTATAGGAGGGGCTTTTACTGGATTAGCTGCAACAGGACTACATTCTGCATTTAGACATTTAATTGAAGGTTCAGGAGATGAAGAGAACTAAAGAATATTGCGGGGTGTAGGTTGTGGATAATTTAAATTTGCAAGATTTATTAAACAAAATTGCAAAATTGGAGAAAGAGCAAGACGAATTGAAACAAAAACTATCAGAACTAGAATCGGCTCAAATTCACGACCATGAATTAATACTAGATATTCAAAAGCAACTTACAAGTTTATATCGTGAGATTGAAGATGTAAAAAAGGTTCTTAGTACAAAAATTGAGGAAGGTAATAAACTTATACTAGAACAAAATAAACTTATGATGGAAAATTCTTCTAAACAATCTACTAATTTCCTTAGATTGATAACATTTTTAATAGGAGCACTTCTTCTACTTATAGGTGTCAAAGGTATAGGTTCATTACCATTTTTTTAAACAGGGAAAATTTTTTTATTTTCCTTGTTGCAAATTTCTAAATATTATCATATAATATTAATAGGTTAGTAAGGAGGAATAAATTATGGAGATTAAATATGAACTTTATCAGCATCAAAAAGAATGTCTTGAGTATAGCAAGAAGAAGAATAAGTTTATACTCGCTGATGGGATGGGATTAGGAAAAGCATTAACTATGGATAGTAAACTATATACTCCGACTGGTTATATACTTATGAAAGATGTAAAAATAGGGGATGTTTTATTAGATGAACAAGGTCATAAATGTCATGTTCTTGGAGTATTTCCACAAGGAACAAAGTCTATATATAAGGTAACATTTACAGATGGAAGTTCGGTAGAATGCTGTGAAGACCATTTATGGTATGTTAATACACCTAAGAGAAAGTATCGTGGTCAACCCTACGAGGTAAAAAGTTTAAAAGAGATTGCTAAAGATTATAAATCTGTATCAAATACAAAATGTGGCAAGAGGGTAAGTAGAAAATATCATATACCTTTGGTAAGTAATATAGAGTTTGAACCTAAGCCAGTTTTAATAGACCCTTATGTATTAGGAGTACTTATAGGAGATGGCTGTTTAACTCAATTACGATATAAAGAGGGGGCTACCGTTCCATATTGTTCTCCAGAAGAAGATATTGCACAGAATATACGCAATCTCGGATATGAAGTTCTAAGAGACAGTAACAATTTAATCAACAATCGAATAATCTCAAGAAAGTTAATGGAAGGATTAAATTACTATGGATTAGTAGGAAAGTATTCTTATGAAAAATCTATACCTAAAGAGTATATATACAATTCAATGGATTGTAGAGTAGCTCTTTTACAGGGTCTTATAGATACAGACGGATATGTTGGAAAAGAGGGCAATCTATTTTATGATACAACCTCTAAGAAATTAGCTTATAATGTTATTGAGTTAGTACAGAGTTTAGGAGGTATTTGTAAACTTCGTAGTAAAGTAGGTAAATATAAAAAAGATGGAAACCCCGTAGAATGTAAAATTATATACACATTAGCGATTAATTTACCTAATGATATAATTCCCTGTAGTACTACCCACAAATTAACTAGGTACAAACCTAATAAAAAATACTTACCTAGAAGACTTATAGACAACATTGAATTTGTAGGAAACAAAGAATGTCAATGTATATCCGTAGATAGTCCTAATAGACTTTATATTACCGATAATTTTATAGTAACTCATAATACTATACAAGGTATTTGTGTAGCTATTGATAAAAAGAGTGAAGTAAAACATTGTCTTATAGTATGTTGTGTTAATGGTATGCAATATAGTTGGAAACATGAAATTGAGAATGCCACATATGAATCCGCCCGAATTTTGGGGGATAGACTTGGAAAGAAAACTAAGAAATGGAGTATAAAAGGTAATAAGGAGAAACTAGAAGATTTAAATAACTTAGGGGAAGAATACTTCATTATTACTAATATAGAGGTATTTAGAAATCAAGCAATTGTAGACAAAATTCAAGACCTATGTAAAAAGGGTCAAATCGGTATGTGTATCATAGACGAGCCGCACATTGGGGTGAAAAATTCTCAATCTACCCAAGGTAAAAACATTCATAAAGTAGTTTGTAAATATAAAATGTTATTAACTGGTACACCATTAATGAACTCTCCGATTGATTTATATAATCTATTAAAGTGGATTAATGTAGAGAAACACACTAAGTATCAATTTGAGAATTACTATTGTAGAAAAGGTGGTTTTGGGGGTTATCAAATTATAGGATATAAACATCTTGATGAATTACAAGAACAATTAGATTCTTGTATGTTGAGAAGATTAAAAGAAAATGTTTTAGACCTTCCCCCAAAAATTTATAAATATGAGTATGTGGACATGTACCCAGAACAAAAGAAACTATATAATGAAGTAAGAATAGGACTTGTAAAAGACATGGAAGAAATACTTGAAATTAATCCTAATCCATTAGCTATGTTAACGGGGTTAAGACAAGTAACAGAGTGTCCTCAATTAGTTAGTAGTTCTATAGATAAATGTGCTAAATTGGATAGAATGGTAGAATTAGTTGATGAAGTAGTAGCTAGTGGGGAGAAAGTATTAGTATTTAGTAACTGGTCTAAAGTAGTTAATGAAGCTATAAAGAGAGTGGACAAATCTTATAATCCCCAACTTATTACAGGAGATGTTAAAGTAGAGGATAGACAAAAAATAATGGAAGACTTTCAATCTACTGATAATTGTAAAGTTATATTCGGGACTATAGGTGCAGCAGGAACGGGGTTAACCTTAACTGCAGCTAAGAATGTCATATTTTTATCTGAGCCCTGGACTTTTGCGAGTAAAGAACAGGCGTGTGATCGTGTTTACAGAATCGGCACCACTAGTTCCGTAAATATAATAACTCTTATTACAAATGACACAATAGATGAAGGAGTCCATGAAACAGTAATGTTGAAAAAGGATTTATCTGATGCTATGGTAGACCAAAAGTATACTGGAATAGATTTGAAAAAATTATTTAGAAATTTATTAAAGTAGGAATTATTTTTTAAGAATCACATATAATATTAATAAAAAGAGGTTGATACAAAATGAAAATTGTGGACGGAGTAGATTTATATACTATTTCCGAAGTTGCTAAAGAATTAGGAGTATGTATAAGTACAATTAGAAATTGGGAAGACTATGAAAAAGAATTGGGTTATCAATGTCTTCCTCAACCAAGAAGAGACCTTGATAAAAAAGGGAGTAGATACTACTCTAGAGAAGATATAAGAAATCTTAAAAAATTTAGAGATGGTATTGAATATGGTACTATTGCCATAGCTTCTAGGAAAAAGTGGGGAGAAAGAGGGAAACATATTGGAGGAATTTAATTCCTCCCTCCCCAAAATTTATTTAAAAAAAGTTAAATTTATAGTAAACATTTTTAAATATTATCATATAATATTAGTATAAAAAGTAAAGAGGTGGTTAGAATGAGAAATGAGTTAAAAAAGATATGTGGTCAAAGGAGGAAATTTAATGGCATAATGGTAAGAGTAGGAAAAAGAAATCATTACAGAGGAAGTAGATTGGATTTATACACTATCTTATTTAGAGAGGTAAGAGATGAAGAAGGTAATATTGTAGCTGACCATTTATGGTTAGATTGTGTTCCTACGTTTACAGCACTTCACCCAAGTTATGGGGATATAGTTGAATTTGAAGGAACAGTAGAAAGTTACATTAGAGGGGTATCAAGTAGAAGAAACTATTACTACACAGGGACAATGTCCTTAGACTATACAATAAGGAATATTAAAAACTCTAGAGTAATAGGTCAAATTGAAGAAGAAGATAAGGAGGATAAATTAAGGTGGTATGATAGGGAAGAAAACAAAGAAATTGGTTGCTAGTCTATTATTAGGAGTATGTGTCTTTGTTGGACTAGCTAAATGGGACAAACCAACTACAAATGAAACTTATCAAAGACAAATACAATTGCAAGAAACTAAAGTCGATTATTCAAATTTAATTATTAAAGGACTTGAGAAGATAAATAATTTAGAGGTACTACAATTAAATGTTAATTACGATATGACTATTCATGGAACTATTTTTAAAAATAATTTTTTTAGGAATGATAAAATAGTAACTCTTAATACCACGGCGAGATATAAAATAGACTTAGATGATGTTATGAGTAATGTTATATTTAGTGGTGATAATATAACGGTTTTAGTTCATATTGATACCGAAGTATTTGTTAATGAGGACTCTATTGTATATAGAGATGATAAGGGGTATTTAGCTTTTGGGGATGTTACTATTGCCCCCGAAGAATACAACTCTATGGTAGTACAAGCTAAAGAAAATATATCTAATGAAATGATGAAGAAAGAAAATTATGATGTAGCAAAAGAAAATGTCGAAAAAAGAGTAAAAGAAATTATCACAACGGTAGGACATGACACATATAATATTAATATAAAATGGATATAAGGAGAGGTTGAAATGATTGAATGTGATTTAATTTATGATGAAGGTTTAGACATTAAAGTTCCTATTTGTGGAGTATGTGGAGATTATATGAGTGGGGTAAAAGATGTAGATGTAGTAGAAGTTGAAGGATATGGAAAAGTCTATAGATTTATTGTGCAATGTTATCATTGTGAGGGACATCCTCTAGAGTATTATTATACGGATTTAGATTTAGAAAATAGGTTTATAGTAAAGAAAGGAACTAGTGAAAGAGTAATTAAGAGTGAAAGGGTTAAGGAGGATTAAACATGGTTAAGAGAAAGAGATGGTATACTAAGTTAATAGGGTCGTTATTATTAGGAATTTGTTTGAGTTTATTTGGAGGTAATTTAGTACAAGCAAAGGTTGTCAATGAGCCTAAGATTATTTTAGATTTAGCCCACCGTGATACCGAAAATGATAAAGGAGCAACTTATAAAGAGTGGAATGAAAGAGATATTGTAAATCAAATAACTTTAAAAGTTGGAGATAAATTAGTAAACAAAGGCTTCACCGTAACTTATACTAGAGAATTAGACAAGTCCACTTCTATAAGTAATAGAATTAATTTAGCTAATAGTAGTGATTATTGGTTATATCTTTCTATCCACGCAAATTCTAATGATAGTGCTAAGCCTGGAACTGGAGTTGAAGCTTTTAGTAATAATGAATGGTCTTTAAGTAATAATATTCTTAATGATTTATCTGAGGAATTTGGATTAACAAAACGTAATTCTCCTCAAGCAACTCCATTCTATAATAGAAAAATATCTAATAGTACATTACTAGAGATAGGATTTATTAACAACGATTTCGATAGGTCAATAATGTTAGACTATCAAGATAAAATAGCTGATATAATAGCTAATAATATAGAAAGTGATTATAATTTAAAAATGCAAGAAACTAATGAGGGTCTTGCAAATCAAGAAACAAAGACTATGAAAATGTATGACGGTAGTGAAGTACCTGTAAAAATAACTTATTATTAAGGAGGAATATAATATGTCAAATGATTTAACACCTTTAATTAATGTAATTTATAAGAGATATAAGGAGTACAAACACTTAAATGATTTTAGAAAAGGAATAATATCTAAAGCTATGAAGAACTATAAATTGTCTATGGTATCTTCTTTATCCCAACTTATTGAAACCGCTAAGAATGCTGGAGATGTTGGATTAATTACTTCTCTACTAGCTATAAAGGATTCAGAAGATAGAAGAATTGCTTTAGTAGAATCTATAGAAGAAGTTGCTAATTTATTATACAACTATTTCATAAATAGCGATGAAGCTTATGAATTTTTAATTCCCGACTTTTTGGACAATAATGAAGATGATGAAGAGTATTATAACGATATTAAAGATTGTTATGAAGAAGTTGAGATGGATATATGTATTGATTCTATTACGGTTAATGAATTACCTCAATGTGGAATGTTAGTTATATATGATTGTGGTTTCCCAATTTTCTACGACGGTAATCCATTTAAAATTAGTAGAGATATGTTAAAAGACCTAACTAAGGGAAGTGCTAAGTCATCTATAAATCTAGCAGGTAATGAGGATATTTATGATATAGGAGATGTTGAAGATTATTATGAGGAAGATGATTATGAGGAAGGCCCTTATTATGGAGATGGGGAGGAATTTTAATGTATAGAGAAATAATTACAGGAGACACATTTAGAATTTTAGGCACTAATGATTTATGGGTAGCTACTTACTTAGAAGGTAGTTACAATTTATTAAAAATCAATTCTAGTGGATGGATAGAACTAACTAGTCCTAAATTCTTTAATGGATTTGATACTATGGAGGGTCTTCAAAATAAACTTGATGGTGGATTCATATATGTAGGAAATGTTTATCGAGATGATTCATTCGTGAAAAACTATTTATAGTGAACAATTTATTGATATATTCTATATAATAGATAAAGGACGATTTAAGAGGATTTATTTTTAGACTACTTCTTATTCGTCCCCATTATAAAAACCTCGGAGAGAGGACGAGAGGAGTAAAATTTTATATGTTTAAGAAAGATGTGGAAAGGTATTACAAAAAGAAATTAAGAGAGAAAGAAATCAAAGATGAACTAAAAGAATTAAAAGATATATTAATATCTCAATTAAATGGTAAAGAAGTAGAAGTTAAAGATGAGTATACAGTATCTTATAAGCCATCTTACTCTTATGTAGTAGATGAGGATAAGTTAGTAGATAATATTTTAAAATACGCCCAAACTTTTGAGGATAAAGAAACTCAAGATAAGATTTTAAATGCAATTAAATATAAGATGGTTATTAATGAAGAGGTATTAGAAAGTCTTATTTATAATGGATATATCCCCGAAGATATTGGGAAAGATTGTACTACCGAAAAGGAAACATTTAGATTTATGGTTAAGAAAAACAAGAAATAGAAAGAGAAAAGGACACTTAAACAAGTGTCCTTTTATAAGGGATATTTTCGGGGTTGAATTAATATTAATATAATAACTACATTTAATATTATATCCAAATACATATAAAATATTCAATAAAAGAGTAAACATTTTTAATACATATTATATATTATAAATATAAAAAAATTAATATAAAATGATTTATCTAATTCTATTGTCTTTTTGTATTTATTGTATATTCTTTATTGTATTTATTGTAGGGAAATTTTTACAACCCCGAAACCCATTGATATGACTACGATTAATCGTTTACAAATTTTTACGAACTAAGACAAAAGGGGAATGTAATAAGACAAAAGGGGAGAGGAACTAAGACAAAAGGGGAGTGAAATAAGACAAAAGGGGAGTGAAATAAGACAAAAGGGGAGTGAACTAAGACAAAAAGGGAGGAACAAAAGATGTATAATATTAGTAAAGGGAGGGTGGAATTATTGAGATTACTTGGTAGTGATTTACAAGATACTATCTTAGTATCAGATAGTCTATTAAATTGGCTAAGGGTTACAAGACGGAATTTAACTGATGCTAGTAAGAAGTTACTTTGGTATAGCTATATACTGTGTGATAAATACGAACATTGTGATAATATTCCTATAGATGCTGGGGAGATAGCTAGTATAGAGGGAGGGTATCGAATTACAATTGCCCCATGCGAATTTAATTATTTAATGAAAACTAGTGGAGTCATTGAGAATAACTCTTTAGATATAATTACAAAAGGTAAGAATCGTACTAGGGAAGAAATTCAAAAGATTGTTACAGAGTTGGGGTCAATGGCAGTATTAGAAGTAACAGACGAACATTTTAAAGCAATTGCGTTTGCTCGTACAGTTGAATACATTAAAGAGACAGGGAATTTTTATATTGATGTTAATAGGGAATTTATATTAGCTATGAGAGAAGCTGTGAAGTTTTCCCAAGTATATGGGAGACTCCAATCAGCGACATCCTATATACTTACAAACGGGGAGTTACTATTATACTCATGGATAGTAATGAATGAAAAGGCAATAGAGACACAGAAGATATTAGGTAATGTTGACTATCAAGGAGTTAGTTTTGCAGAGTTATGTTCACGACTAGGGCTAAATGGGAGACCTGTAGATAATAAAAAGGTAATAGACCGATGTCTTTGCGGTATTAATTCCAAACTAGGGTTACACATAAAAGTATTCCCTTATTATAAGGGGAGAAGATTAGTAAGAATAAGATTTTATTGTGAAGAAGGAGGAGTTCATGTGGGTAAATATTTTGGGGAGAAGAAAACTAATAATGGAAGACCTACAAACATATTAGTGAATTTGTATAAGATAAAATATGAGAACTATTATGGTTGCAAATTATCTGAAAGAGAGGAGAGTAAACTACATTTCGCTATTGTAGATTTCTTTAAATCCCATTCATTGGATTTTAAAAAGGAAGAGGACAAGGATTGGTTTATTGACAATGTGTTAGATGTATTATTTGAGAGATATGATAAATTAGGATATTCGAGTGTAGATTTCCCAAGATTCTGTGCAAATAATTTAAAGACTTGGGTGATTGATAATATAATTAATGATATTCCTAATAAGAAGAAAGAGGATAAGAATGATTTAACTGGTAAAGTTGGTACTGTAGCTATGGAACATCAAGATTGGATGGATATTGATGTAAGTGATGTAGATGATGAGGAGGTATTCTAAATGTACGAATGGAAACTACCTACAAGTAATGGGGACAATAATTGTCCCTTTCCTGACCTAGTAAAACAAGACCCTAGATTATATGTAACTATATGGTATCAATTTAGAGATAGTGATATACCAGATGATTTAATGTTTTCGGATATACAATTAAAACCCGAACCTGGTAACGATAAAGATAAAGCTGCGTTTATTCAATTAAGAAAGATTAAAGACAATATAGATGAGTTTGTAGAAAAGGGATTAAATTTATTTATTGGTGGTAGAGTTACGGGTACAGGTAAAACTTCTTGGGGGATTAAACTATTAAAGCAATACATTTATAATAACCCCGATTTTATTAACCCTACCGTCGTCTATGTGAGTGTTCCCGAATTTATTAGTTATCTTAGTCGAGTGAGGTATGATAAGGCTTATACAAAGGAATTGAACGATTATATCAACAAGTTAAAAAATTGTGATTTGTTGTTATTTGACGATATCGGATTCAAACCATTTGATGATTATATTCAAGAGGTAATGTATAATATAACTAACTTCCGTGCTAATTCTAAATCATATTCTTCTACTATCTACACTTCAAATAAGATGGGGGAGGACTTATTGAGGATAGTAGGAGGAGATTTATTATATTCCCGAATATATACCAATTGTAGATTCAAGGTATCACTAGAGGGACATGACCGTAGGGGGGATAAATAATGGCAAAGATAGTAGTAGCTAACGCACCAATACAAATGATAAACCTCTTAATATCCGAAAGAAGTTTAGATGAGTATAAGAAGTATAATCTAACTCCGGAAATGTTCGGGAATCAAAAGGACTTAATGGAGAAGATAATACAATTTACCGAAGAGTATGGAGAAACTCCTGTACTAGATACGGTATTAGAGTGGGATAGCGAATTTTATGATTGCTTAGATATAAATGATCCCGAAATACTAGCAAGACAATTACAAGTAGATTATTTCTATACTCACGACTTTAATAACATGTTGAATAAGTGTATGAATAATGTACAATTAAATCCCGAAGAATCTATGAGGGAAATGGCTAAATTCTGTATGGAACATACCGATATAATATACGGAAAGGTAAAGAGTTATAAATATCAAGAACAAGCTGGGGAACAAGTAGATATGCTACAAGATATGGTAACTCGAAAAGATATAATAATACCTACAGGATTTGATGCTTTAGACAGGGAAATCGGGGGATTAAGGACTATTAAAGAATTATGTGTAGTATTTGCTAGAATGAATCAAGGTAAATCTTGGGTTGCATGTAAGATGGCTATCGAGGGAATGAAAAGTGGGAGAAGAGTATTGTACTACTCCGGAGAATCTCCAGTAGAACATGTAAACTACAGATTAGATACATTGTTATTTGGATTCCCTAATAGAAAATTAATGTTATATGATTTAAGTGAAGAGGATTTAAGTGATTATAAATCTTTAAGAATGGCTAACAAAGATAAGTATGGGGGAGAAATAGAGATAATAACTCCGGAAGACCATTTAAGAAATAAGAAACTAACCGTAGGGGAATTAAGAGGTATACTGCAAAGAGGACACTATGATTATGTAATAATAGACCAATTATCCGAAATGAATGAAGACGGAAAACCAAGTCAAAATACTAAATTAAAATATAAAAGAATAACGGATGAACTAGCGCATCTATCATCAGAGTTTAGGACTCCTATAGTATTAATGTGTCAAGCAAATAGATTGGCAGGAGATACGGGGACAGAAGAAAATGAAAATGAATGTCCAGAGTTAAAAGATATAGCAGATAGTGATGATATAGCTAGAGTATGTACTACAGCAATATCTATATGTCAACCTAAAGAGGGAGAACTAAAATTAGCTGTAAAGAAAGCTAGATTTATCGGGAAGAATACTATAGCAAGGTATTTATGGAATGTTAATATAGGAAACTTTGAGGAAATAGTAAGTGGTAAAGCAGATAACCTTAAACCAAAGAGACCTCAAAGACAACAACATTCCGAAGATGTTTTTTAAGATGAGGAGTAAACAATTGCTCCTCTTTTTCTATATAATAAGTATAATCAATTAAAAAAAGAAGGGGTATAAATGGAAAAGGATTTAATCAAAATCATTACAAATGAAAAGGGTCAACAATGTGTAAGTGCTAGAGAGTTACATGCTGGGTTAGAGGTAGAACAAAGATTTAATGATTGGATAGCAAGAAGAATTAAAAAGTATGGATTTGAGGAAAATCAAGACTTCACATTGGTTACTCAAAAAAGAGTAACCAATAATCCAAAGAATCCATATACGGAGCAAAAAGACTACATTGTAACAATAGACATGGCAAAAGAACTTTGTATGGTAGAAAACAATGACTTAGGTAGAATGTTTAGAAAATACTTTATTGAATGTGAAAAGAGACTTAAAGAAGTAGATACTAAAGCACATTTATTACTAGAAATATATAACGGGGGTCAAGGAGCTGTCGTAGCTACTAGAGAATTAGTTGAATTGGAAAAGAAACCTTTATTAGATAAGATTGAAGAACAAACTCCAAAAGCAAATTACTATGACAAAGTATTAGAGCCTAAAGATGAAGAGAATGGATTTACTAAATTAATTACTACTACGGACATAGCTAAAGATTTAGGAATGACTGCAAGAAAATTAAATGAGATACTAAATTTTAGAGGAGTAATATATAAACAAGGAAAAGTGTGGAAAGTATATGCTGAATATGACTTTCTTATAACTGAAAAGTATTGTGATTATCATATTACTGAATATAGTCAAACATTAAAATGGACAGAAAAGGGTCGTGAGTGGATTATAAATTTATTAAATAATTAAAAATTTAAAGAGAGTGAACAATTCACTCTCTTCTTCTATATAATAAGTATAAAGGAAATGATGAGGGAGGGGAGGATAAATGATTCCATTTGTAGCATGGAATTTTGACCATGTGGTACTAGATATTTGTTGGAAACTATTAGTAGTAATTTTAGTGGTTTTAACTTTTACAGGTTATAAAAAGTAAGGAGATGGAATATGATTGCAGTAAATGAATTATCTATACATTGTGAGGTAGAGGATATAGTAAACACTTTAATCCAAGAAGGTTTATTAGATAGTAAAACATCTAATAAGAATGATTATATTATGGTTTGTTGTCCATATCATGGAGAACATAGACCATCTTCTTCTATATCTACCCACCCTATTCAAAAGGGAGATAAGGTAGTACCTAGTGGATTTTTTAACTGCTTTGCTTGTAAGGAGAAGGGAAATCTATTTGAATTTATTTCTCAATGTTTAGGTAAACAAGATGGTGGATTTTCGGGGATGGCTTGGGTAAGAAAACATTTTAAAGTTACCGAAAATGAAATATCTCATGTTAAACTAAAGAGTAATCTAACTACAAGGGGGCGAGAGCCCGATTATTTAATCCACGAAGAGGTTTTAGATAGTTATAGGTATTTTCACCCCTATATGTATGAAAGACACTTAAATGACGATTATATTGAATATTTCGATATAGGGTATGATTCCGAAACTAGAACATTGACATTCCCAGTAAAAGATTTACGAGGTAGAGTAGGTTATATATCTAGAAGAAGTGTAAATGGTAGATTCCATATACAAGAAAAAGATTCATTAAAAACCAATTTTATTTGGGGATTATATGAGTGTTTGCAAGAATTACAATTCAATCCTTCACAAGAAGTATTCATATGCGAGTCAGTATTAAACGCAATAAGGTACTGGCAAGTAGGAAAACTTGCAGTTGCATTAATGGGAACAGGGGGAGGAGAACAGTATAAACTTCTAAGATATTTAAATTGTAGGTCTTTAGTATGTTCTTTAGACCCTGATAAAGCAGGAAAATTGGGGACACAGAAGATATATCAATACATGAGAAATAACAAAATTGTCCATAGTATAATATATCCACAATGGGTAATAGATGAAGAAAAAGATATAAACGATTTAGATGATGACGATATACTAGAGTTAGAATATGATTGGGTTATAGGAACAAAGAAGGTGGGAGATATTTAATGTATTTAGCTTCAATATCTACTTTTGACTATTGGTTTAGTACTATATATGATATGGAACATTTCCTTAAAGATGTGTGGAAACATAATGGATGGTTTCCAGTAGTAATAACGGTTATTACTACGGAAGAAGATATAGGAGATATGTATGAGTACTGACAAGGATATTTTAGAATTGTTAAGGACTAGAAAATTTAATGACCGATTAACTAAGGAGGAAGAAAATAGGTTAAAAGAGTTATTAAAGGAGACTAAGAAAAATGGATAGATTTGATTTAGTAAAAATACAAATAACTAAAGTATATAATGAGGGAGAACTCTCTATAAAAGAGGGCGAATACTATTGGACTATAAGGGATAATGAATCAAGCTTTTTTAAATATGGAATAATAAATCGTGGGGTAGATGCTAAATTCGTTATAGATACTATACACAAGCACAATGAATATGATACTATTCCATATGGAGATTGGATAACTTGGTATTATTTAGCAGATTTTCATTGTAGAGAAGTATAGGAGGAATGTAAATTATGGATATGGAGAAATGTAGTTGGGAATTTAATGAAAGTGTAGCAAAAGATTTTGACAATCATGTATCAGCTTCAGTTCCGGGGTATGAATGGTTTCATTATTATATAGTAAGACTAGCAGGATTTTATATAGAAGATGATGATTCTATTTTAGATATAGGGTGTAGTACAGGAACCTTATTAAGAGATATAAAACGTAAGCTTCCAAATAGAGATTTTTATATGACTGGGGTAGATAAAAGTCCCTCTATGATAGATATAGCTAAATCAAATGTACACGATATTAAAGCAAATTTTTTTACTGGAGATATACTTGAATTTTTCGATATGACTGACCCTTCTGTGAGACTATCTTTTATAACAATCATGCTAACACTTCAATTCCTATCTTATGAGGATAGATTCAATGTATTAAAGACTTGTTATTCTCGTTTAAAAGAGGGGGGAGCAGTAGTCGTAGTAGAGAAAATAATTCAAGAAGATGGTCATATGCAAAGTATGTTTGATGGAATATATCAAGAAATGAAATTTGAAAATGGATTATCAAAAGAGAGTCTATTCGATAAAACATTATCATTAAGAGGAAAGATGAAACCTTTATATTCTATAGAGAACGAAGAACTTTTTTCTAGATGTGGATTTGATTATGTTCCATTTATGCAAATAGGATGTTTTAAAGGTTGGATTTTAAGGAAATAATTTTGTGAAAGGAGTAGAATATGAGAGTATTATTTGTATCTCACCCATTTGGAGGACAATATAGTAACTACAAGAAGATAAAAAATTTAATAGAGATGTTAAATAGTTATAAATATACAGGTAAGTATGTATTCGTATCTCCAGTATTAATGTTTGCAGGGTTGTATGGGGATAGAACTTTTGAGGAAGATATTGAAGCATGTAAGGAACTATTAGATAGATGTGATGGAATACTAATGTGTGGGGATTGGAAAAATAGTGTGGGTTGTATGGAAGAGTATAGATTCGCATTAGATAGCGACCATTTAACTATATCAGAATTAAATGATTTTTTGGAGGGGTAAATATGGGTTGGGATATTTGGAAAATCCATAGAGATATAAAATGCTATAAAGACCATGGGGCAGATATAGAATACGTATACACTAGTTATTATAAATCAATATTAGATAGACACACATTCGATTGCATTTGGGAAGATTGTTAAATTTAAGGAGTGAACAAATTCACTCCTTTTTCTATATAATAAATATAGGAGGTGAAAGAACTTGAAAACTTATAAAGACTTGAAAGAGATAGAACAAGTACCATATAATGGATACAAAGCAATAGGATTATTTGTAGGTGCTGGAGGAAGTTGTATGGGAGTACGAGCAGCAGGAGTAAAAATAGTTTCGGTAAATGAATTTATACCAGCAGCAAAAGAATGCTATGAGAAGAATCATAAAGGAGTTCCCGTATTATTAGATGATATAAGAAATATAACAGGACAAGATTTACTTAGACTTGGGGGAGTTGATAAGGTAGATATTGTCTATGGAAGTCCTCCATGTAGTGGATTTAGTGCAAACGGTCTAAAAGAAGATGGGTGGGGAATAGAAAAGAATTATTCAGATACAGTACAAAGAGTAGATGACTTATTCTTTGAATTTATAAGATTAGTAAATGATATAAGACCTAAAGTAGTAATAGCTGAAAATGTAAAAGGATTAACAATGGGAAAATCTTCGGAAGTGCTAGTAAAGATACGAAAAGAGTTTAGGAAGATTGGATATAAAATTGATTGTAAGATACTAGACTCAAGTAATTTCGGAGTACCTCAAAAGAGAGAAAGACTTATATTTATCGGGGTAAGAAAAGATTTAGGAATAAGTCCTACATTCCCTCAAGGAAATGGAAAGTATATGACTTGTAGACAGGCGATAGAAGAATTTATGGACGATAAAGTAGGAGATTTACCATTTTATAGCGAGGGAACAAGATTATATGAGATGGTAAATAAATATCTACCTCCATTAGCTGGTCGAAAAGAGATAAAAGAAATTAAAGAAAAGTATTATCCTAATATATTTGAATCTAATTTTAGAAGAGATAAATGGGATGAACCTTCTTATACTATAGGTGCGAGTCATGCTTTAATGCACCCGATATTGAATAGGTGGATAAGTGTAAGAGAGTGTCAAAGACTTATGGGATTTCCAGATGATTTCATATTAGATAACCCTTCCCCTTGGAAGAATTTAGAAAGATTAGGGAGAGCGGTATGTCCAGCTGTAATGGAAGAGGTAGTAAGACATGTATGTGTAAATATATTAGATAAATGCAAGGAGGTAGATTAATGAAAACTTTTGAGACATTAGAGGAATTAGAAAAGATTCCATATAACGGATATACGGCAATATCCTTATTCGCAGGGGCTGGAGGGAGTTGTATGGGATTGAGGAAAGCTGGGTTTAATGTGGTATTAGCTAATGAGATAATTCCTATATCAGCAGAAACGTATAGATTAAATCACCCTAATACAATTCTCCTAGAAAGGGATATAAGAGGAGTTAGAGGAGAGGATATACTTTCCCTTACTAATTTAAAAGTAGGAGACATAGATGTTCTTAACGGTTCTCCTCCATGTTGTAGTTATTCTACAGAGGGTGCTAGAGAAAGATTGTGGGGTCAAGAACATTTATATGATGGAATAATGCAAAAAACAGATGACCTATTTGACGAGTATACAAGATTGGTATCTGAATTAAAACCTAAAGTGTTTATATGTGAAAATGTAAAGGGGTTAAGTCAAGGAGAAGTAGCAGATGTTCTTTATTCTATCCGTAAGAGATTTAGAAAAATCGGATATAATGTAGATTGTAAAATACTAGATGCACAAAATTATCAAGTCCCTCAACATAGGGAGAGATTGATATTTATAGGAGTAAGAAGAGATTTAAAAATAAATCCATCTTTTCCTTTATCTGTAGGAGGAACAATAACTACAAAAGATGCAATAGAGGATTTATTAGGAACTGGAAGTGAAGTACCTAATTGGAAGACTGGTAAGTATATTACTGCTATGAAAGAGTTGGGGCCTCAATGTGGATATAAAGAAATAGAAGAATGGGAAAAGAAGCATGGAGAAAAATTATATAGGGCACAAGTGTTTAGAGATTATTGGAATACTCCATGTCCTACATTAAAAGCACATAAAGATAGATATAGACATCCACTAGAAGATAGATTCCTTAATTTAATAGAGGAGAGAAGACTCCAAACATTCCCAGATGATTTTAAATTAATAGGAAATCAAGAGGAACAACATGCAAGAATAGGTAGAAGCGTACCTCCTCAATTAATGTATTATATAGCTAAGAATGTAAAGGAGAGAATACTAGATGTGTATTATAACAAAAACTAGATTAGGATTAAAGAAAACTTATACACTAGACCCTAGAGATATAAAATTGACGGGGAGGTCATGTAAGGGAATTAGTATTTACAATTTATTAAAAATACCAAAGAGTGAAGAAATTATTGAAATACTAGAGTGAACAAATAAGAAAGTAATTATATATTATAAGTATAATAAATAGATATGGAGGAATGAAAAATGATTGACATGACATTAATACCAAGGGTGGAAAAAGCAATAGGGTGGAAATTTAAAGATTATCAAATTAAGTATTTACTAGGAGATAATACGGTGGAAGTAAATGGGGTAGGAACAAAAATGAAATTATCTCAATTGAAACTTGCATTAGATTATAAGAAAACAATCACTATGATCGATTTAAATAGCGGTAAGTATAACAAAGGAATAACTAATAAGACAAACTTATATGTAAAGACATTCTTAGAATTAAGACAACAATTGAGTGAAGCTAAATTAAAAGTTTGTAAAATAAAGAATTAGTATTTAAATTAGTAGTCAATTCGAAAAGGATTGGCTACTAAATTTTTGTTAAATTTTTTATAAAAATAGGAATTATTTTAAAGGTGTCCTCATATATTATAATATAAAACAACTACTTAGTGTTTCCAAAATAAGAAAAATTTATTCAAAAAGTAGTGGACAAATTAGATATATTATCATATAATATTAATATATTAAAAATTTAAATTTTTTGGGAGGTAATTTACCATGAGTACAACTTTAAACACTTTGAAAACTTTAGCAAGAGAATATAACGGAGGAAGAGATGATAAGGGATTAATAGAATACTACAATGATTTATATCACAAAAATGAAGTTATTGCTTATATTTATTGTACAAACTATAATTTATTTAGGTCAAAAGTAAACAAGTTCTCAACTATATTAAACGAGGATGATATAGATTCAGTAATATTAGGGTCAATAGATACAGCTATGGTTAATTTTGATATAACTAGAGGAAACAAGTTAATTCCATATATGACTAATGTTATATATAATGAAGTTAGATATTATGCACAATCTGTTAGAAAAGGGGACATGGTTGCAATTCTAAATTCTACAAGACTTGAAAGTGTAGTAGAATGTAAAGAAAACTCTCCGGAACTAGCTGAAATAAATAGAGAAATAGCTTTAGCAACAAGTGTAGAAGATTCACATGAAGATATAGAATTAAACTCATTAATTGAATCTTTAAATTTAAGTTCAGCACAAAAGAATTTCTTATCTATTTTAGTAGAAAACCCAACTTTAAAAGATGTAGAAGTAGCTAAGATTCTTGGAGTCGGTCGTTCAAGTATAGCTAACATGAAGAAAAGAATACGAGAAAAATTACAAAATTCTTTATATAGTATATAAGTTAGACAAGTCCTACAATATGTTGTAGGACTTTTTAATTTATCTTAATTTAACGTGAACATTTACTTAATTAATTCTATATTATAAGTATACTAGGAAAGGAGTGTTGAGTATGTTACAACTAATAGGAACTCATAATTGCAACAGATGTGCAATGACTAAAACTATATTAAATAACAAAGGTATAAGGTATCAATATATACAATTTGAGGAATTATCTCAAGTAGAACAAGACTACTATTTTGAGTTAGCTAGAAAAGCCGGTCATGGGTCATTCCCAATATTGTTACTAGATGGTATTGTAACTACATTACAAGATTTAATGAAATAGGAGGATTATAGATGTTTGCTAAACTAAACTACGATGCTAAATTTGATAAAATATTAGAGGAGATTGCAGATAACTACGGGGAAGGAATATTTGATTTAGAAGGAATAGGAAAACAATTAGATATATCCGAATATGGAAAAAAATTCTTTTCTAATTCAGAAAACGTTGCAGATGAATCAGTAGATGCAAATGCAAATGTAGATGATGTAACAGTAGTAGCTTATGAAAATGAATCAGTAAAACCTTTATTTAGATTAAACTCATTATACTTATTGTGGAAAGAACTTATAAAACTTTATGGAGAACAGTTTGCCAAAGAAGTTGTGGTAAGCCAAATACTAGGAGATTTTTATATTAACGATTTAAGTGGGGTGCAAAAACCATACTGTTATAATTTCTCTGCATACGATGTAATGACTAAAGGATTGCCATTTGTTAAAAAGGTAGATTCAAAACCTCCAAAATATCTATCAAGTTTTTGTGGTCAAATGGTACACTTTACAGCATACGCAAGTAACCAAGTTTTGGGGGCAGTAGGAGTTGCTGATTTACTAATAGTAATGAGTTACTATGTAAAGAAAGAATTAGAATTACTACCAAGTAATCCTGAATATGTGTGGAGACAAGTTAAACAAGAGATTCAGTCATTAATTTATTCAATGAATCAACCGTTAAATGTGAGCGGCGAATAAGTGTGAACTTATGGGAAAAACCTTGTTAAATCGGAAGAGACCTTACGTAAAACAAAGACAAAGGAGGTTAAATGAATCCTCATAAATATATTAATAAAGAACTTATAAAATCTAAAGGAATTACTAGAGAGTTATTGTATCGAGAATATATAGTGAATAGAAAATCCCTAAGAGATTTATCTAAAGATTTTAGTGTATGTAGAGATACCGTTAGAAAATGGCTAGAGTTTTTCGATATTTCTATAAGATTACCTAATGGTAGAGGAAATCCTCTTTACAAAGATAGGGATTGGTTATACTCAAAATATATTATAGAAGACTTCACGATTACAGATATATCTAAATTATTAGATGTGGGTACTAATACCATATCGTATTGGGTAGATTATTTTGATATACCTAAAAAGTTGAATAGGGGTAATACTAAGAAAAATTTATTTTCTGAAATTGATACAGAAGAAGTCATTAAATTATATTTACAGGGTAACTCAATAATTTATATATCAGAGAAATTAGGAGCAAGTAGAAGTGCTATAAGTGAGTTTATAAAAAATACTCTTAATATAGATGATGTATTTTGTAATAGAAATCCATTATTTATTTCAGGAGTAACTAAACAAGAAATAGACTCTATTAGAGGATATTTAAGAAGATATTCAGCTAAGTATCAATACCCTAAAATTTATTCCATATATAATTGTTGTGAGAATTGTAAATCTAAAGAAAATTTAAATGTGCATCATATCTACCCCCTAGACTCTATTATACGTGCTGTATATAACGATTGTGGATATACTACAAAAGATATATTTATAAAAGATGTAATTAATAATGATATATTTCAAGATTTAAATAATTTAAAAGTTCTTTGTTTTAGTTGTCATATGAGACATCACTCAATGACAATGTAAGAAAATTCCGTGCTAAATGAAATATTAATTTCTAAATGCCTAACGACTATCGAAAGCTATATCTTATCAAGAAATCTGATAAGTGAGAATAAGGTAAATTGAGAAATTTACACGAAGCAAGTAGAGTAGAGCCAAGTGGTCAACCAATCCGTGATAAGGTGATAAGTGTTGTTAAATCGAAAAGCAAGGTTCTTATAATATGGTAATAGTATTATAAGATAGTGATATAGTCTTACATCCTATAGTGATATAGGGAAGTTTGTAATAAAACTGCAATAGTGTAACGAACTATTGTGAAAGAGTGTCAGAGGAGGACTACAGTCAGGATTCTACAATGTATCTATATATGATAGAGAATTTTTAGAATCATTAAAAGATGATTATATATTCCCAGATGGAAGTAATCCAGATATAGAGTTAGTACAACAACTACAAGATTTATTCGTGGATATAATGAATGAAGAATTAACTAGAACAACCCCAACATTCCCTGTAACTACATTATGTTTATGTGTGGATGAAAATAATAATATCAAAGATCAAGAATTTTTAAGACACATGAGTGAAAAGAATATGAAATTCGCATTTATGAATATTTATGCAGGAACTACAGGAACACTATCTAGTTGTTGTAGATTAAGAAGTAATAAGGAAAATCAATATATAGGATATACTAATTCTTTTGGCGGAGCATCAACACAAATTGGCTCATTTGGCGTAGTTACATTAAATTTACCAAGAGCTGCACACGATAGTTTTGGAAATGTGGAAGACTTTTTAACTAGATTAGAACAACTAGTTAATATGTCTGTAAAAATAAATAATGCAAAAAGAGAACTTATTAAAAAGAGAATATCTGTACATGCATTACCTTTATATGATTACGGATTTATGAATCTTCAAAAACAATATGCAACAACAGGGTTAAACGGAATAAATGAAGCTGTAGAAATACTAGGATATGATATCCTAACAAAAGAAGGTCAAGATATAGTATTGAAGATATTAAACTTAGTAAACTCTATAAATGATAAATATGATGAAGAAATGAAGTATGCACATAATTGCGAACAAACCCCTTCAGAGAGTTCTGCAATTAAATCTGCAACTAAAGACCACTTTATGGGTATAAACTTAGACTATGATTTATATTCTAACCAATTTATACCTCTAATAACTCAAGCAGACATGTTAGATAGAATTAAATTACAAGGATTATTTGATTCTCATTTTAGTGGGGGAGCAATAGCACATTTAAATGTAGAACAACAAATAGAAGATGTAGACCAATTAGTAGATTTAATAAATTCTACCGTAAAAATGGGAGTAGTATATCATGCTGTAAACTATATGTTACAAAAATGTGAACATGGTCATATGACTGTAGGTAAGAGAGACACATGTCCTATATGTAATTCTAAAATAACTGATAACTATACAAGAATTGTAGGATTCCTTGTAAACACTAAGAATGCACATAAAGTAAGAAGAGAACTAGATATTCCTAATAGACAATTCTATAAGAATATATAGGGGTGGTTTAAGTGAGGATTATAGGAACTCAATATACTTTAAAAAGGAAATCTTTAGAAATTTATAAAAGTGGTTGTAGGGGCCCTCATTGTAAGGGGTGTCATAATCCCGAAACATGGGAGTTTAATCAAGGAACTTCTTGGAAAGATTATAAACAAAGTGTATTCGATAAGATAAGAGATTTCGATGAACTTATAGACCGTATAGAAGTTTTTGGAGGAGAACCTTTTGATGACCCTTATTCAGAAATACTTGAATTCTTACAAGACTTACATTCAACAGGTAAGGAAGTTTGGGTATATACTAGATATGATTTAGAATCAATACATCCCGTATTAAGACATCTATGTGATTATATAAAGTGTGGAAGATATGAAGAAGAACTAAAATGTAGTAATAATATACAATATGGAATAACCTTAGCAACATCAAACCAACAAATTTACAAAAGGGGTATAGATTACTAAGATAAGGAGGAATATTTTTCCTCCTTTTATCATATTATACTATATAAGTATTTAAAGGATAGGAGATATTTAAATTATGGTTCATAGAATTTTACATTTATGCGATTGGAAAGCAACAGATATAACTTACGAAGTATTATTTAAAGCAAAAGATTGTGGATTTACTGATATACAAATTAGTCCTGTTCAAGAAGATAGGGGAATAACTTGTGGTTGGGATAGATATCAACCTATAAGTTTAGATATTGGTAACATTATAGCTAGTAAGAAAGACTTGGAACAATTGGGAAGTAGATGTAAAACAGTAGAGATTGGACTTATAGTGGATATAGTAACACATCATACTACAACAGATTTAGGAAAGAGTAGATTGTTTAGGTTTCTATATGATGAAAACCGAGTAGTTACTAATTATTTTGATCGCTATCAAAATACACATTATAGGATTGGAGGACTTCCTACATTAGATATGTGGAATCATACTTATCAAGGATGTGTAAGAGAACTTATAAAAGAACTTATTAAGTGTGGTGCAACTGGTTTAAGATGGGATGCTTGTAAGCATATAGAACTTCCTAATGAGGGGTGTGATTTCTTTACAAATACTTTACAAGCATTTCCAGACTTATTTCAGTACGGAGAAGTAATATTTACTGAAAGATATCTATTAGAAGAATATCAAAAAGTAATGATAGTAGGTACTGAAAATTCACAGGGAACTGATGATAGTAGATGTGTGTTATGGGCAGAATCACATGATTCCTTTAAAGAAAGGTGGGTAGCATTTAATAATCCAGATGATGTAATTTATAGATATATGGATTTAATAAGACAACATCCAAATGCTAATACTTTATTTTATGCTAGACCTTATTGTGATTCTTGGAAAAAAATTAAACATTAATTTTATTTAGGGGAGTGAACAATCACTCCCCTTTTTCTATATTATAAGTATAAGAGTTAGAGAGGAGGTAAGAGAAGTGATTGGGGAGAGTATATTATTTATATTAATTATATCATTGATAGGAGTATCATTCTATTTTAGAGGAGTGAAAGGACTTCATAAAGTAATTAATTACTGGTTAAGTAGGAGGAGGTAAGTAAATGGAAACTTTATACGAAGTTTGGGTAACACTGGGTTGTGGGAAAACAGAAATTCTACATCTAAACAAAGATAAGGTTAATGAATTAATAGACTATATGAAAGGAAATAGTTTCTATTTTGAATACTCTAAAGATGATAGTTTAATAATTTTTAATGATAAAGTAAATATGATTAAAGTAAGGAAGTGGGCAAAATGCAATACTACGGACTAAGAGTATATGATATAGGAGAAAGTATAGTAGCTAGTGGATTTCCTATGAAAAAGAGGGAATATACTCCTCAAGAATTTAGAGATGAAAGTTATATAGTATCTAGTTATTTAGAAATATACGGGATAGATACAGTTATAGAAAAAGCTATGAAACCAAAAGAGGAAAGAGATAACTACTCCGAGTATTGGAAAATAGTTTGTAATAATATAAGAAGAGCATTAAATCTAGGAGGAGCATTACAAGGTTCTGGGCACGACGCATACTTGAAAGGAATCTTAGTAAATGTAAATATAAAAGCAGACCAAAGTTTTTGGTTGCAATGGGAAAGATATAGTTTCCAAGATACTATAAGTAGTATGAGTACCATGCATTGTCTATGTAAATTCGAAGATTTACCATCAATGTTTAGTGAACATGTAGACCCTAGAAGTATAGATATATTGAAAGAAAAGATAGCCGAGTATAATGCTAATCCAACTAAAGAAAATTTCCACAAGGTAATTCATAATTGTCCAGAAGGAATTGAATTAACTCGAAGAATATCAACTAACTATCTTCAATTAAAGACTATGTTATCCCAAAGAGAGTTCCATAAGATGTATTCATGGAGTAAGGATTTCGTAAACATGTGTAAAGAGTTACCTTATTTCTATGAGTTTATAGGAAGAGATAGCGATGAATGATTTTATCATATTTATAATAATAGCACTATTTCCAATTTCATGTTGTTTACTTATGGCATATTTTGGAGTAGGAGATTAAGGGGGAGAGTTTATGTATCATTCAGATGAATACTATAGGTCAATAATAGAGACTAGAGATGAGACTATATATGAATTATATAATGATGTAGATGAATTAAGAATTGTAGTGGAGTTACTAGAAGATGATTTGCAAGAAGCAACGGATAATTTGCAAGAAGCAAATAAAGAACTTGCAGAAAAAGAGGAGTTGATTATTCATTTAACTTCTATTATCAACAATTTAAATGGGGAAATATCATTGCTTAAAGATGAAAATAGAGAATTACAATCAGATGTACTATTATACCAAAGAAGTTGTATGGATAGAAATTAAAAAAATTAGAGTGAACAAAATTTATATAAATTCTATATTATAAATATAAAACAAATAAAACTTTAAAAAGGAAAGGTGAAATCGAATGGCAAAGATCAACATTAATCAATCAGGAAAATATTCAGGTGGAGAAGGAGCAGAATTTTTCTCACTTAAAGATGACGGAGATACAGCAAGAGTAAGACTTTTATACGACCAAGAAGATGGAAGCGACTTAGATTACTTCTTAGTACATCAAGTAGAAATCAATGGTAAAAAGAGATATGTAGATTGTTTAGCAGTACAAGAAGATGGCACAATGGATACTCATAAATGTCCTTTATGTCAAAGTGGAAATTCTAGACAAGAAAAATTATTCTTACAACTATATAATGAAGATGAAGATAAGTTACAAGTTTGGGAAAGAGGAAGAACTTTCGTAGCAAAAGTTCAATCTTTAATAAATAGATTCGGAAGTCTAGTAGGACAAACAATAGAAATAGAAAGAAATGGTAAGAAAGGAAGTCAATCAACAACTTACTCATTCTATCCATATAATTCAGATGGAAAAACTTTAGATGATTTTCCAGAAAAACAAGATTTAACTAGTAAGTTAATAATAGAAGCAAATGAAGAAGATATGGAAAAAATAATTAATGGAACTTATAGAGTTGCTGGAGAACAAGACTCTCATGTAGAGAGAAGAGATTCTAGAAGAAGTGATGATAGAGAAAGACGCAGAAGACCTCAACATGGAGATGGAGATATTTACTAAAATGCTAGGAGGAGAAATCCTCCTCCTTTTATAGGAGGTTTATGATGGGAGATTTAATATTCTTAGGGATAATAATTGGAATAAACACTATATGGTCTATTTCTTATTTGTGTGCCATGTTTATGAAGAATAGACCGAATGATAGAATAGTATCATTTATAATATTTTTATTAGAAATATTTACTATTGTTTATTTGGTACGATATTTTGCTATTATATATGGAGGGATTTAAAATGTGTTGTGAGAAATGTAAACATATGACTTTATCTTATGGTGAGTTTCCTTGTAGGGTATGTTTGGATGGAAGTTATTATGAACCATCAGATTCTAATGAATCAGAAGAATCTTTTAGTGCACCTATAGAATCTTTCGGTGAAACATTCAACGATTGTGGTAGATTTGAAAAGATGTTAAGAGTTGTTACTGAAATAGTAGAACTTCTAGAAAAGAAAAATAATGATTATGGAAATAGTGCAACTCAAACATATGAGGAATATGGAGATGTGGCTTTCTTTATAAGAATTTCAGATAAAATAAATAGATTAAAATCTCTAACAATAAATAATAAAACTCAAGAAGTAAAAGATGAAAGTATAGACGACACAGTAAAAGATATAATAGGCTATTGTTTATTATATTTAGAATGGAAAAATAGTAAGGAGGATAAATAAATATGTTATATTTAAAAGAAGGGGATTTATATAAAAATGTAAGAATTTTCGGAGGACTAGTTAAATCTCCATTTTATGGACATACTTATATATTAATAAAGGGAGAGGTAGAAGATACTTGGACTTTATCATATTATGATGAGGAAAACGATAAAATATTACCTAATTCTAGTTATGTAAGCAATATATCATACGATGATATGTTATTGCTTATAAACGATGATACTGCGTTACAATACTATAAACCATCAAATCATAACCTTATTAAATCTAAAGAACTAGATATAGAAGTAGGAGATTTAGTAGAGTTTGGGGAAAATCCTAGTTATGCATTTGTAACAAGTATTTATAAAAGTGTAGAGGATTTTATATACGTTTTAAGCTTATCTTCTAATACCTCTATTACAAGAATAGCAAAAAAAGAAGCAATCAAGAAAGTTTATAAAAAGATAAATTAAATTTTAGGGAGTGAACAATTCACTCCCTTTTTCTATATTATAAAAGGAGAGGAGATGATGTAATGGCTCAAAGAAGTCTTTTTGGAGGAAATAATAGTAGTAGTCATTCAAGAAGTAGGAGAAGAAAGCAAGAGAGTAAACCAACTAAAGATTTTGTAGTAAAGGGAGAAACTAATACAATTTCGGGGAAGATAGATTTAGCTAGAAGTACTGTAGAAAGATTATTAGGGTATCTAAAAGATGAACTACTATGTATTACAAATGAAGAAGAATATAATAAATATATAGATAAATGTATTGAAGATGTATATGTAGGTCTAGATACAGAAACCGCTTCATTAGATTGGATGGAGGGTCAAATAGCAGGTCTATGTTTATATTCAGAATCTCAAAAAGGTTGTTATGTTCCAATTAATCATATATCATATATGACAGGAAATAAGATTATAGGTCAATTAAGTGGGGAAGTAGTAGCTAAAGGATTAAAACGATTAGTAGATGCTAAATGTAAATTTATAACACATAATGGAGTATTTGATAAACATGTATGTAAATGGTATCTAGGAGTAGATTTCCCTATATATTGGGATACTCTAACTGGTGGGTGGTTATTAAATGAAAATGAACCTCACGGATTAAAATATTTGTGGGATAAATACTGTAAACCTGTAAAAGAGGAAGAAGAGAGTCAACCAATAGCAACATTTAATACCTTATTTGACAAGGTATCATTTATAAATGTACCATTAGATATAGCTTATTTATATGCAGCAGAAGACCCTGTAAAAACATTTCAATTATATAGATTTCAAAAGAAGATTATGGAAAGACCTAATATGTCTAAAGTATATAAATTATTTAGAGAGGTAGAAATACCTATGTTGGAAGTTGTTAATGATGTAGAAAACACGGGGGTAGTTTTAGATAAAGAATATGCCGAGGTATTAAGATTAAAATATCAAAAACAACTAGATGATATAAAAGTAGAAATAAATGAAGAAGCAGAACAATATAAAGAAAAGATAGTTGAGTATAAGAAAACTCATAAGAGTAAATTAGAAGACCCTATAAACTTCGGAAGTCCTACTCAATTAGCAGAACTATTTTATGATATATTAGGGTGGGATAATGGAGATAAGAAGAATCCAAGAGGTACAGGAAAAGATGAATTAAAAGTATTGGCAAAGAGTTATAGATTAGCAGAATTACTACAGGAGTATAGGAAGCTAGATAAATTAATGTCTGCGTTTCTAGTAACTCTTCCTCAAGAAGCAAGAAAAACTACAGGGAAAATACACACAAATTTTAACCCTATAGGGGCAAAAACAGGTAGAATGAGTAGTTCTTCACCAAATTTACAGCAAATTCCTAGTCATAATACTGAAATACGAAAGATGTTTACTGTTCCCGAAGGTTATTGTATGTTTGGGGGAGATTTTTCGGGTCAAGAAGTTAGATTAATGGCAGATATGTGTGGGGATGAAAGTATGATTAAATCATATATAGAAGGTAAAGATTTATATTCAACCATAGCAAGTCTAGCATTTGATAAAACTTATGAAGAGTGTTGTGAATTTGCACCTGATGGTAGTAAAAATCCAAAAGAATATAAAGAGAGAAGAAGTCAAGCAAAATCAATAGTATTAGGAATAAACTATGGGCGTGGAATTGCAAGTATCGCAGAACAAATTAATAAAACTCCCCAAGAAGCACAAGAGGTGCAAGATAAGGTATTTAAATCTTTCCCCGGAATACCTAAGTTTATAGAAGATAGTCAAGAGTTTGCTAGAGAACATGGCTATGTAGAAGATAGGTGGGGAAGAAAAAGAAGATTACCTGATATGTTATTACCTAAAATAGATGTAGTAGTAGAAGATGTAACTAAATTACCTAGTTATAATCCTCTAATGGATATAGATGATGAAGACCTTACTTATGTAGATGATGAAACATGGTATTACTTTGTAGATAAAATTAATAATTGTAAGTGGTATAGTCAAAAGAAGAAAGTTTATGAAGAGGCAGCAAGTATGGGGTATAAAATCGTAGATAATAGTAAGGTAGTTGCTGATGCTGAAAGACAATGTGTTAATTCAAGAATACAGGGGTCTGCAGGAACTCAAACTAAAATTGCATTGGTTAAGATTTTTAATAATAAAGAATTTAGAGAATTAGGGGGACGAATCATATTAATTATTCATGATGAAATTATATGTCAATGTCCTATTCCTAATATAAAGAGATGTAGTGAAATACTTGCTGATACAATGAGTAATGCAATACCTGATTGTAAGATTCCGTTTCCAGTAGATGTTGAGACTAGTATACGTTGGTATGGTAACTCTTACGACACCGAGGAGTTACTTGCATTATATAATAATGGAAAATTAGATACAAAAGAAAATTTATATTAGAGTGAACATTTCCCTCTTCAATTCTATATTATAAGTATAAGGAGAGAGGAGGGAGAATAAATGTTTTACGTTAAATACAACGCAAATCCTAAAGGTAGAAATATAAGAGATTGCGTAGTTAGAGCAGTAAGTTTAGCTTTTGATAAAGATTATTATATAGCTTATCAAGAATTAACTTTTCATGCTTTAATGGAAAGACAAGGTTGGTTATTTAATTATCCGGAATCTTATTCGGGATATTTAGAAGAAATGGGTTGTATTGAATTAGAAACATTTAAAGTAGGAAAAAGAAAGGCAAGAGTAGACGATTTATATAACCATGAATACTTTAAATGTGGAACTTATTTAGTACAAACCAAAGACCATTTTACTGTAGTAAAAGATAATCATTTATATGATACGTGGGATTGTGGTAGAGAAGTAATTCATAGAATATGGGAGGTAAAAGATGTTTAATCCTAATTTAGACCAACTTGAAGATTTTTTAAACATGATAGCTTATGAATGTCCGAAAAGACTATATGGAGAACTATCTGAATTTCAATGTGATTGTGAAGATGTTAGTAATTGTTATGATTGTTGGTATAACACAGTTTATAGATACCAAGTTGAACAAAGTTTAAAAAGCATGAATGATGAGGAGGATAATTAATGCAAATTAAGACAATAGTACTTCAAAATTTAATTAAGAAAGTTTCAAAGATGGGGACTAATAAGAACTTAGGAATAACCGAGTATTATAATTTAGTCGGAGAAAACGGAAAGTTAAGTATAGTAGCAACCGATGGAGTTAATTATATAGAAGCAAGTGTTAAAGAAGAATGTGAAGATATAAACGTAATAATACAAGCTGAAACATTTGCTAAAATTATAGATAAAACTACTAAAGAATTTGTAGATATAAAGGTAGAAGTAGATCATGTAGTATTAGAAGGAAATGGAAAATATAAGATTCCAATATATGTGGGTGAAAGTTACCCTACTCCAGATTATTCTAAATTTGATACCGTAGAAGGATTTAAAGTTGGAATAGATGATATTAAATCTATTGGTATAGTAAATAAATCAGCTGTATCAACATCTCCAAATGGAGGAGCATTAAATGGTTATCTTATGACTCCTAATGGAGTAGTAACTACAGATGAAAAGAGAATATGTTTTAATGATAGAGTAAGAAGTATGGAAGATATCTTACTATCTAAAGAATTAGTAACTCTTATCGGGACAATTACTGATTTAGATGTAGTAGTTAGATATAACGAAGGTCAAATTTATATAGAGAGTGAAACAACTAAGATATTTGGTAATGAGCTAGAGGGAAAAGAAACTTATCCAGATACTTCCTCTATATTAGATCAATTTAATAATATAGTAAATAACTGTAGAATTAATAAGAGTGTAGTTATTAAAGCATTAGAAAGAATTGCATTATTTGTAAGTCCTTTTGATAAGTACGAATGTTCTATGATTGCAGAGGATAACACAATTCAATTTGAAACTTTCGAGGGATCATTTGAAGAAGTTCACGTAGTAGAAGAATTAGATGAGTTTATAGAGGTTGTAATAAACTCTATAAATTTCAAGGAATTATTAAACGGTCTATCACGAGAAGAAGTAAATTTAGGTTTTGTAGAAGACCAATTTATAACATTAGAACAACCTCATGTAAAAATAGTTATGTCTACATGTGATTAATTAAAATAAGGTACTCTAAATCTTGGGGGAGAGGCAGAGTACCTAATATTAAGGAGAGTGATTACAATAGCTAAGAAGTTAGGAAAACTATTTATGTCTGGAGTAGGAGATGTTGGAGAACAATTTGTTAAGAGATTAGATGATTATATAGTAGCTAAGGATAAAGAGAATCAACGACAAGGAAGTAACTGCTTTAAACCATCTGGAATATATTCTTGTAAGAGAGAATTGTATTATATGAGGTGTGGAGTTGCTATAGATTACAACTTTAATCAACAGGGTATAAGTATTTGTGAAACAGGTTCTCATAGACATGAGATAATTCAACAGCATTTAGAATCAATGTCTAAGGAAGGTTATGGAGATATTGAGTGGGTAGATGTAGGGGAATACTTATTAAATAATGGTGGGGAGAAGTATGGTACTTCTGTAGTAGAGAAGAAAGGTATGGAAACTAAATTAAGAAATAATATATACGACTTCTCATTCTTATGTGATGGTATGGTTAAATTTAAGAATACTTATTATATTCTTGAAATTAAGACTTGTGCCTCAATGATATTTAATAAACTTACAGAACCTCTAGAAAAACATAGGCAACAAGTAACTTGTTACTCTATGGCTACAGGAATAGATGATGTTCTCTTTATTTATGAGAATCGAGATGTTTTAACCCATAAAGGATTTTATTATAAGGTTACTGATACCGATAAGTTATTAATAGCTAATAAGATTGCAGACATAGAGGAATATGTGGCTAGAGGGGAATTACCTCCAAAAGAAAAAGACAAATGTAAATATTGTGATTATAGAGAATTATGTCGTAAGGATTATAATCCTAAAGAGGAGGAGTAAATATTGAGTAATTACAAAGGTAAATCGTGGGAAGAAGATTTTAAGTCTAGTTTTAAAGGTACTAAATATGAAAAAGGTCTTATGAGGCTTTATGATTCTACATCGGGATTTTCAGGAATTACAACTCCTTGTGATTTTATAATGTATTCTTATCCAAATTTTTATATGTTTGAACTTAAAGCTGTTCAAGATAAGAGATTAGATTTTGCTAAGATAAGACCTAATCAACTAGATGGATTAAGTAAGTGGAGTGAGAATAAAGGAGTTGTGGCAGGAGTACTAGTAAACTTCTACACTTTCGGCGAAATATTCTTCATTCCAGTAGAAGTAATAAATCTATTTAAATCATATGGAAAGAAATCTATAAATATGGAGATGTGTGAAAAGTATTGTTATAAGGTAGACGGAAGTAAAAAGAGGACTAGATTTAGAATAAACGTTTTAAAGACAATAGAGGATTTAAGAGAGTTTGAACATCCATTTATAGATTTTGGGGAGGAATAAATGGCTGAAAAATTTGATGAAGAAGAAATAAGAAAATTAAATAGTATAGATGATACTCAAGCAAGAACAATAAAGAGAAAAGTAGAATTTGATAGTAGAACATTAAATAAAATAGTAGATACTATTGTAAATAAATATAGTAAGGAACTAGATGATATTATAGAGAAGATGAAAGTATTATTAGAGAATAGTGATAATTTAACTGATGACCAGTTACTGTATTACACTTCTCTAATCCCCACTTATATATATTTTAGCGGGAACGGATTGGAAAGTTTGGGGGCAGAAAAAGATACCGCTTCAGCAATGAAAAAAGAAATATATGCGGATGCATATATGAAAGCAACAGGAACTGTAAAAGATAAATCAAGTGAAGCATTTACCGTAGCTTTGCAAGAAACTTTTATAGAAGTTGCATATGATAGGGCTTATAAAAAATTAAAACTAAAGATAGAACATGCTATACTAGTGGCTAATAGTGTGAAAAAGGTATTAGATTATAGAATAAGTTGTATTAAGTTTAAAGGAAATAAGGAGGATAATTAAATGAAATTTTATATTGATAAGGAATTGGATTACGCATATGATTATACTATAGGTAAGATTTATGAATCTTTAAGTTCATTTAACGAGGGAGTTCTATTTTTAAATGATGCAGGTCTTTACCAATTTGTATGTACAGGCGATATTGTAGAAGTTGAGGAAGATTCCATTTTTACTGACACCATAGAAGTTAAATATTTTGATAATAATTTACCTAAATTGGAAATTACAGAGAAAGGGGATTGTATAGACCTTAGAGTTAGTAAGGTCTATCGTATGAAGAGTCATAGTGGATTACCTATGAAAGATAAAGAAGAAGTTGAGTTCCCATATCACTATCATAATGATGATGTCTTATTCTTTAAATTAGGGGTCGGAATGAAACTTCCTAAAGGATATAAAGCAAATGTATATCCTAGAAGTTCTACGTTTAAGAATTACGGATTTATTTTAACTAATAGTGTAGGGATCATCGATAATTCATATTGTGGAAATACGGATGAGTGGGCAGCCATGATGTATTGTACTAGAGAGGGAGTAATAAATTACGGGGATAGAATATTACAGTTTGAACCAGTTCCTGTATATACTCATAATTTCTCCTATGAAGAAGTAGAAGAATTAGACGAAGACTCTAGAGGTGGGTACGGAAGTACAGGAGTGAAATAAACAAAGGAGTGAGAAATCACTCCTTATTTTTTTTTAAATTAGAGTGAACAATTTAAAACCTAAATCTATATTATAAGTATAAAGTAAAAGAAATGGAGGAATTGATTATGTATCATGTAATTGTTAAAGATGGGGAAGGAAATATTATTTACTCAAATAGTGAGGTTGAATCAATGAAAGAAGGAATAACTATTTTAGAAGATGTATTTGAAGATGTGGATAATAGTGATGATTATGTAGTAGATTTTAATTTAAACGACTAAGAGGGAATTGGGGAGGTTTTGAGGTGGTATTAAAGGATTTAATAAATAATGAGACTACTAAGAAGTTTGAGATGGGAACTGTTGTTATGTATGTATATGAAAAACCAAGAGAAGAATTTTTTAAGATACAATTAGGGAATGATTTTTTAGTGTGTATTATGGACGGGGAGAATAATATTACTGGAGATATTTGTAAAGAATTAAGAGAGTGTTATTCTTCTAATGGGTATATGATAATAAATACTATAAATATAAGACACAATTTAGATAGAATAGTGAGGTGTTTGTTTGAAAGGGGATATCGATTCTAAACCAACTAGATATTTTTCTAAGAAACAGGAAGATAAAGTAGCTAAAAACTTAGGAATGAAATGTACTTCTAATAGTGGAGCAACAGCTTTCGATAAGGGGGATGTCAAAGATGATTATCTACTATTAGAATGTAAAACTTGTACTAAACCTCAAACTAGCATGAGTGTAAAGAAAGAATGGTTAGTGGGAATTAAGAAAGAACAATATCAAATGAATAAAATGTTGAGTGGGGTAGTAATAGATTTTGGAGTAAACAAAGATCAATACGTTATATTAACAATGGAAGATTTTAAACAACTATATGAATTGTTTAAGAGAGAGATAGAAGAAAATAATTAAAGGGGATTTTGAAAATGAGAAGATTTTTTGGTATGATGCCTAGTTCAGAAATTGATATGGAAAGATGTTATAAGGATAAAGACGGATATAGAATAACAATTCAAGCAGGAGTAAATGGGTGGACTATTATTTATGCGGATTCATCAACAGAATTTAAAGATATTACTACTTCAACAGAGGAAAACTTCAATACAGCTTATGATTTGGTTGTTAGGAGATTAGGAATATTAACAGAGATTGAAAGGTAATTAAGGAGGATATAAATATGGAGTTAGCTGGAATGTATACAGAAAATATTGAAGAAACATTTGCAAGGGAGATAGTAAAGACTTATTTAAAAAGTGGGAAGAAAGAATTTGTAGTGGTAAATATAGGAACAGATAAGTGTATAGGAGATTGTTTAGCACCTTTAGTGGGTACGTTATTACAAGAGAAGGGATATATGAATATAGAAGGTACTCTTGATAACCCAATTCACGCATTAAATATAGCTACAAATTTATCAACAATAGATTTTAAATATGATAATCCATTTATTTTAGGAATAGATGCATGTATAGGAGATTCTGATAGTGTAGGTAAGATACAACTAAGAAATAGACCTTTAAGACCGGGAAAGGGGGTAGGAAAGAGTTTACCTAAAGTAGGAGATATGTCTATAGTTGGAATAGTAGATGACGCAGAATTATGTACAATCTTTGTTCAAAGACCTATTAGATTATCCTTTGTAGTAAAGTTAGCTGAAAGAATAGTTAAATGTATTGAAGAAGTTTATGGTTATGAAGAATTATGTATTGAAGATAAGGAGGAAGTATAAATGAAGACTACTGCATATGAGTTAGCATTAAAATTTGTAATAACAATGGGGGATATAGATACACTTTTAGATGAAAAAAGTAAAGCTTTGACTATCGAAGAAAAAGAACGTATAGATAAAGAAATAGATAGAAAAGAAGTAGAATTATTCGAGTTAAAAAATAAATTAAAATCTATGGAAGTTTAGTAGAAAAGAGTGAACATTTTCACTCTTTTTTCTATATTATAAATATAACGTTTTAAGGAGGGAATAACAGATGAGTAGATTGGATGATGTGATTAATAAACTAAACAAATCTGTAGGAGCAGAAATAATTCAAAGAGGTACTTCTAGATTAACTTATAGTAAGATACCATTTACCTCACCTAAATTAAATGCAATGACTTATGGGGGAATAGCTAGAGGTAAGATATTGGAGATATGTGGGGTGGAGAACGGAGGTAAAAGTACCTTAGCATTAGATTTATGTGGAAATTCTCAAAAGATATTCCAAGAAGAATTTGAAGAGAAATTAAGGGAGTATAAAGTTCAATACGAGGAACTTCTCAACGGAGGGAAAGCAAAGGAAAAACTAGCTGCAAAGCTATTAATTGAGATGGAAGAATTTGAAGATAACGGCCCTAAAGTAGTTGCTTATTTAGACCTAGAGAATACACTACAAACTGATTGGGCAGAAAAACTTGGAGTAGATATAGAAAATATACTATTAATCAGACCGGAAAATCAAACAGGGGAACAAATATTACAAATGGCTATAGATCTAGTAGATAGTGGAGGAGTAGGATTGATGGTAATAGACTCCTTACCTATGTTAGTACCTCAACAAATATATGATGAAACTCTAGAAAAGAAAAGTATGGGCGGGATAGCAAAGGTACTAGGAGATTTTTGTAATAGAGTAGTCCCTAAACTTACTACAAACGACTGTACTTTAATTGGTATAAATCAAGTAAGGGAAAATGTTAGTGGATACGGCCCAGCCCTTATAACTAGTGGAGGAAGGTCATGGAAACACAATTGTAGTATGAGGTTGATGGTTAAAAAGGGAGACTATCTAGATGAAAAGTGTAATGTAGTATCTAAGAGTTGCAAAAATCCTCATGGAAATATTATAGATGTAAGTATAGAGAAAACTAAGACTTGTAGACCTGATAGAAAAGTAGGTTTATGTACTCTAAATTACTACTATGGAATCAATAAGTTGTATGATTTAGTTCAATTAGCTATGGAATATGGATTTATAATTCAATCGGGGTCATGGTTTAGTGTAGTTAATCCAGCAACTGGAGAAGTATTAGCTGATGATGACGGAAATCCAATGAAATATCAAGGACTCCCAAAAGTACTAGCTAACTTGAAAGAAAACGAAGATTTAGTAAACGAATTAGATGAAATGTTAAAGGAAGAATATTTAAAAGAAGATTAAAAAAACGGAGTGAACATTTCGTTTACTCCTTATATATTATAAGTATAAAGGAAATGGAGGATAAATAAATGAAAGAAATTAAATTAAAAGACCTATGTAGGTATTGGTTTAAACAAGGAGTAATTACAGCAAACTTGGAGTTAATTCACGACTGTATGGAAATTATAAATGATGAAGATGATGAGAGAAAAGCATTAAACTCTTTAGTGTTAATGTTTTTTGAATTAAACACTAAGTTAGGACAGCACTTAGAAGAAGAAAATCCCACTTTAGAAGAATTAGTAGATAGTAATGATGTTATATATGTGGAGGATGGCGAAGATGATACAACAACAAACAATTAATTTAACTGAATATTCACAATCAATGTATGATGCAGGATTCTTTACCGGTTTTATGAGTGTTGCACAACCAATCCAACAACTATTAAGTGTGGGGTTACAAGAAAATAAAGATTACATTGAACTATTAATAGCTATAGCAAATGTAATAGAAAAGAGTACCCCAAAGATGACCGCAAAAGAATGTACTGAAAATTTAAACAAGTATAATAATATAATTTTAAATCAAAGTGTTACAGTAAGTGTAACAAAAAGTGAGGAGGATAAATAATTATGAAAATGGTATTTTGTGGGGTAGACGAAAGTTTATTAGATAAGGAAATTTCATTTACAATGAAGGATTCCGTTAGAAAGTTCTTTCTAGAATGTCAATCTATAATGTATGAAAAAGCTGGAATCGAAGAAGGTAAATATTATGATGTAATTAAATACGATACTCCAAATGGTCTCTTCGATTGTTATATTGAATTAGAAGATAACACTATATTAGATGTAAATAGTTGTTTCTTTGCAGAAGAGTCAGAAGATGAAATTAAAATAACAAAAGAAATATCTTTAAATGACTTAATTGCAATTCAAAGTAGTGGGAAATTCCTAGAGGTAATGAATGGTTTTATAGATATGATTAATGGAAATTCTTATGAATCTTATGAAGAAGCTTATAAGTCATTAGTAGATGATTTAATGGAATTATGTGAACAAGTGAAAGAAATGAGAGATGAGTTAATAGATTCTCTTGAGGTAGAATCATTGGATATACCTGTTGATATGATGATAGAGTTAGGAGAAGGACAAGAAGATTAATTATTTAGGAATATTTAAGAACTATATTAATATAATGTAATATAAAAGAAATTCACCACTTGAAAAAAATAAAAAAAATTAGTCATCTTTTTGAAAGTGGTGAATATATATATAATATAAAAGAAAATAAGGAGGTTGTTGAATGTCAAAATTAGTAAAGGTAATGAATGAAAATGGAGAATTTAAAAAATTTGAAAATGTAGAAGTAGAAGCTAGTTGCAGCTATGTTTCACTAAAAGATCTAGAAAATAAAGCAATGGAAGATAGGGAAGATTTTAAAATATTTGTAAAAGCATTAAAACATGCGTGTAAAATATATGGCGAGGGATTTGGAGATTCAATTGATGAAATAAACGATAGAATTTATTTAATTACTGTAATCTATCTAATTAATGATGAAGTTTTCAAGGAGTACTACATGGGAACAGATTTACTTAAATACAATAGGGTAGAAAGAACATTAGATGCAGTACAAAAGAACTCGAATAAAGATATATTACAAATTGATAGTGATGGTAGTATAGTCTGCCTCCCAAGTTTATGGTATAGAGCAACTCATTAATATAAAGAAAATAAGGAGGATTAAAATTTATGAAAGTGAGATTAGATTCATCAATTTGTTCAAACCCTATTGAGTTGGGAGATTTAATAATTAATGATATTAATACGTATATATTAATTAATACTGACCCAATTACTCTTATGGATTTAGAGGAGTGTGGTCTTACACAACGTAGTTTATTCACGTATACCTTCGATAATTTTGAAGGTCTTCATAGTTGGATTAAACAATTCAATTATAAAGTATTTTCTAAGAACAAATTTGAACTTCAATTAGTTGAAAAGGAGAGATAAATAAAATGAGTGATGATAGAAATCTAGCAAATAAATATAGACCACAAGTATTTGATGACTTAGTAGGACAAGAAGAAGTAAAGCTAATATTAAAGAAACAAATAGAAGAAGATAATTTAAGAAGTGCTTATCTATTCTTCGGGAGTGCTGGATGCGGGAAGACAACTTCAGCAAGATGTATGGCAAGAAGTATAAATGGTAGTTTGGCAGGATTAGTAGAAATAGATGCAGCTAGTAATAGTGGGGTAGATAGTGTAAGAGAATTAACCGAGTTAAGTAAATTTAAACCTATTGGATATAATAAGAAGATTTATATAGTAGATGAATGTCATTCACTTAGTAGTCAAGGATGGCAGGCTTTTCTAAAGACAATAGAAGATGGAGTAAAAGATGTAATATTTATATTCTGTACTACTGAAAGACATAAAGTACCGGCAACAATAATATCTAGATGTCAAGTCTTTGACTTCAAGAGAATTAACTCATCCGATATTAAAAAGAGATTGAAATTTATTCAAGATTCTGAAAATAAAGAATTTGGAGAATATAAATATCAAGTTTGTGATGAATGCTTAGATTATATATCAAGAATGTCAAACGGTGGAATGAGATTAGCTATATCTATGTATGAGAAAGTAATTAATTATAACTATAATCCAACAATTAAAGAAGTAGCTAAAATTTTGGGGACAGCGAGTTATGATATAATGTACGATTTAATGGAATCCGTTTATGATAGAAAGCCTAAAAATTTAGTAGTAACAATGGAAGAATTAAATTTAGAGGGAGTAGACTTTAAATTAGTAATGAAAGATTTCGTAGATTTTAATTTAGAATTACTAAAATATAATTTAACTAAAGATAATAAATATACTACTATTCCCGAATACTATTTAAAGAGTAGAGATTCCCTATATGGAGTAGATTTCTTAATGGAAGTAAACGATGCTTTATTATCTTCAACAAATGAAATTAAAGGGGTGGACGACTCCAAGAATTACATGATAGGTAAACTACTTCAATTATGTTAGGAGGAAATATATTGAACGAAATAGCTGAATTAATAAATTTAGTATATGATAATATAGCTACCGTAAGTATTGGAAACTTACTAAAGTTAAGACAAAAATTCTCTTTCAAGGAGGGGGAAGAAGGATTCTCCCCCGAAGAATTTTGTGAGAACTTTATACAGCTATGTATAAATAAAACTAATGAGGAATCAGATTGTTTTACATTAGGTAGACTCATAAATAGAACATTAAAATTTCAAAAACATCTTAAATTGAACGGAAGAAAAGATAGTATGATGGATGTCTATTTATTAGATTTAAGAAAAATAATGAGAGAAGAATTATATTAGAGGTAGGTATTATGAAAGGTAAAGAGAGAGATGATTTAATATTTAATAATAAAAATCTGATATATGTAATAGCTAAGAAATATACAAAAGTATCTATGGAGTGGGAGGACTTGGTTTCTTACGGAATGGTAGGACTAGTTCATGCAGCAAATAACTTTGATAAATCTAAAGGATTGTTTAAGGATTATGCATCAATATGTATAGAAGGAACAATAAGGAGGGCTATAAGAGATTATAGCGGATGGATAGGAACTTCTAAGGATAGATCAAAAGGAAATTGTATTAAACCTATAAACTTTACAACTATGAATAATCCCGAAGATAAACATGATAACAAGAGTAATGAGGAAAGATATAATTCATTTTTAGAAACCCACTCCGATAATTCATATGAGGATATAGAAGGTAATTTAATATTAGACTCAATGTTGTCAGTATTAAATGAAAGAGAGCAGTATGTAGCTAGAAGATTAATGATGGGCGATACTAAGAGTGCAATAAGCAGGACACTCGGGGTAACCCCTCAATTAATAGTATGGATAAATCATAATATACAAAGAAAGTTAATGGAGGGATTTAAAGATGAATGTTCTAGATATGCAAAAACATATTAAATCTAAAACATTTGATAAGTTTTATATATTTACGGGGGAGGATAACTCCCTCATGAATAATTATATAGATAAGATAAGTTCTTCTTATGGAGGAAAGATAATACGAGCAGATAAATTATTAGATGTGTGGGGAGACTTAACTCAAAGAAGTATGTTTAAAACATCTAGTAAAAATGTTTACGTTGTTAGAGATGATAAAGAGGTTACAAAAAATGAGAAACTATGGAACAAGTTCGATAATATTATTAATGGTATCCTTATTCTTATACACACAGATTTACAAAAGAATACAAAGATATATAAGTCTTTGTCCGAACATGTTGTGGAGTTTAATCATATGACTGTAACCCAATTATCTCATTATATAGTTCAAAAATATGGAGACGATGGGGTGATTGATGTAGAGGTCGCAAGTTACTTAGCTGAACAATGTAAATGCGACCTCGGGAGAATTGATTCAGAATTAGATAAACTTAAAATTTTAAAGTTTGACCCAGATGTAAATATGTTTGAAGTAATAGATTCATTAGTTTATAATACTCCAGAATTTAACGTATTTGACTTTGTAGACGGTTTAATTAAAAAGGATAAAGGATTTGTCGTTGAAAACTTAAACCTCGTAGTCGACCCGTTAAGTGGAGTAAATCGAATGGGATTTTTAACAATAATTTATAATAAATTTTACGATGCAGCAAAAGTAATGAGTTGTCCTTGGGATAAGGATGTGGAAAAAAGGACAGGAGTACCGTATTTCGCAGCTAAAAAAGTGTGGCAAAATGTTAAGTATGAACCACCATCATTATTAAAAGCTTTGAGGATAATACAAGATTGTGAAAGTGGGATTAAACAAGGTAGATATATTGAATTACAAGCAGTATCTAGTTGCATATTAAGTATACTATCATTAAATTAGGGAGGGGTTGATTAAATGTTAGAGGTATTATCTTTTATTTTAATTTTTATTATTGCATTCGCAGTTTATAAGGGGATTAACTTTATAAGTAGGTTTGAGATAGGGAAGGCTGTATTACTTACTTACTTAGGAATAAGAATTACTGGAGACTTACTTGATTTACTACTAAAAGTTTTAAAATAAAGTGAACAATTTAATATTAAATTCTATATTATAAATATAAAGAGATTAGGGAGGATATAAAAATATGGATAAATATAGTAAGGAATTAGCTAAAATACTTGAGGAGTGTAAAGATTATAGAAAAGAGCAAAGATTATCTCAAATGTTTGTTGCTGATATAATGGATTGTCAACAACAAGAAGTTTCAAAATTAGAAAGTGGTGCTAATATTCCAACATTGAAGAAGTTCTTAAAATATATAGATGCAATAGGTTTAAAATTAGAATTGAAAGAAGTGTAGGAGGGAATAGAATATGGTAGTAAAGATTCAAGATTTAATAACTCAAGCAAAATTACAATTTGGAATAAACTTACTAAGTGTAATTTCCGAGAGACTTATGGAACTTGAAAGCATACATGATGCTAGACATTATATATCAAGTATGGGAATGGACTTATGTAATCAAGAAGAAGATTTTACTAGAAGTAAGAAATTAAATGATTATGATTTTACCGATATTGAATTAGATTTGCCAGACGAATTAATTACTATGACATTCGAAGAAATAGAACAGTATTATGAAGACTCTAAGAGTGATGATATAGTAAAAACTATATTAGAAAATGTAAGCAAGAATATGGAGGAATCTAACAATGTTGGAGATGGAGAAGAATAAAGAAAGATATTTAAAATTGCTAGAAGAAGTATTAGATAAAGATATTTATGAAAGTATTGAAGAGTGGCTAGAGACTGGAGATTTCTTCTCCGCTCCAGCTAGTACAAAATATCACCTCCACAGTGAGGGAGGTCTTTGCCAACACTCATTGAATGTGTATGATTGTTTGAGGGAGAAGTTAGACTATTGGGGATTAGAGTATCCGGAAGAAACTATAAGAATAGTATCATTAATGCATGATTGGTGCAAGATAAATGTGTATGTTAAAAGTACAAGAAGAGTACCTCCCGAAAGAAGTGGTACAGGAAATTGGGAGACAGAAGATGTGTGGATAAAAGATGATGCATACCATCTAGGACATGCTAGTAAGAGTATATATTTAATACAGCAATTTATCCCGTTAAGTATGATAGAGATAGAAGCAATTCACAGTCATATGGGGTCAACGGATTTAAGTACAATGTTTAATTCATTTGATTTAAATTCAATATTTAGTGTAAATCCATTAGCCATATGTTTACATTTAGCTGATATGGAAGCAAGTTATTTGATGGAAGATGATTTAGAAAATAAAGTATACGAAGTGAGGTAATTAAAATGAGGATAGAGAAAGGAAAAATAATTATAGAAGATGGAGATAAATTAGGGGAATTAAAATTAACTAAACAACAACAAGACCAACTAATAGAACAAAATCAAAAATGTGTAGGATATGTAATAAGAAAACACTTCAATTTCGATTGTGCAATGGATAAAGATGATTTGTTCGGGTATGGTTATATAGGATTATGTAAGGCGGCAAGAGATTTTAATGTAAACCTAGGAAATAAATTTTCTACCTACGCATGTTCAAGAATTTGGGGAGAAATAAAAATGGCTTTAAGAGATAAATCTGGAATAGTGGGAGATAGAGAAACTAGAATTAAAACATCTTCAAGACCTCCTTTCCCTTTCTCTTATTATGAAAGTAAATATGCTGAATCAACTCAAGAACGTTCTGATTGTTGTTCAGTTACAGTAGATGAAATATTATTTAATGATGAAGATAGTGTTAAAACATATGATGATATAGTTACCGATGTATGTATAAACGACCTTGTAAGTAGATTAGAAAAAGTAGACCAAGATATCTTTAAGTATTATTTTATAGATAATAGAACTCAAAAAGAAGTTGGAAAATTAGTAGGATTAACTCAAATGAGTGTATCAAGAAGATTAAAAGGAATTAAAGATGTATTCGATTATTTTAAACCTATATTAGTTTAAGGGGGAATATTAAATGGAAGGTCTTCAAATTGCTATGTTATTACTATTCATATTAAATGTATTACTTGTATATATAGTATTAAAGGTAAGTAATACAGTAGATACAAATGCAGATATTTTAAATGAGGTAATAAAAGGATTTGATGAAAGTCAGAAACAATTACAGAGAATATTAGACCACTACAACGGAACTGTAGATGTATTAAACTCTTGTATAACAGCTTTAGATAGTACAATAGACTTTTGTGAATCATTAGGATGTGAATTACAATATGAAGAACTTGATAGAGATAAACTTCAAGAAGAATTAGATAAGTTTAGAAGTAAAATAGGAGTTTTATATAGAGACAAAGAAGTTGGGGAGGATAAATAAATGAAAGAAATTGTTAGAGACTTATCAGATATAATGATGTATATAGATTTAAGTGCTAGAGTAGATTGTGTAGAAAAGTTACTAGATTTACTAAGTCCTATAATAATGAGTATACCCGAAGAAGAACTTGAAAAAGATTTTGTTAAACAACTATTTGCTACAGTATTAGCCATAGAAAGTGTATTAGAAGATAATGAAGAACAAGTAGCTGCATTTAATTTACCTGATGCTATAGATATAATTGAAGGGGCTGAGGATCAAGATTTAATTATATGTGATTACACAGATGAAGATGGAGATATAAAAGAAGAGATTAAAGAACCTATAAAGGTAGACAAAGAAGATAATGTATTAAAAGTAGAGAAGTGGTTTAATGATAAAGAACAGTAGGCAAAGAGTAAGAGTAAAATCTTACTCTTTAAATATAGATTATAGTGTGGTATACTAAAACAAAAAGGGTGGATTTAATATGGCTGGTAATTGTGTTTACCATAAAGGTGAATGGGTAATTGTAAAGGAAGGTCAACATGATTTTGTAGTAGTTAACATTAAGAAAAAATATAATGTAGTCAATCATACTCATATCCCAAATTCATATAAGAGGGCGGTGAATCTAATAGATTTTGCTTATACAAAAACATTTCCAAAGTCAGCCAACATATTTATACTTACAAGTTTAATAAGGATAAGTAGAGATAGAAAATATATACTACAATTAGAAGAGAGAATAAGAGAATTGAAAGGAAGATAGGGGAAATATATCCCCTATTTTTTACGTTTATAATTGTATAATTATAGTATTTTGTGATAATATTATAATATAATAAAAATTAATTTATAATTAATATGGAGGATATAAAGATGGGAAGAAAAAGAAGTAATGAAAACAAAAAATATCGCCTTGTAGAGGGAATGCTCTATAACATAAAAAAGAATAAAGTTAAAATTAGAAATTTAAAATTAGAGATGGAAAGAGTAGAGCATTCTTATAGAGGATGTGGGGGATTTGTATTTGAGGAGAGAACTGGTAATACTTATAAGATTACTTCTAGTGTAGAGAATGAAGTCATTATGAAAGAAGAAAGAGTTCAAAAATTAAATAATCAAATAAGAGGTTTAGAAATTCAAATAGAGAAGATAGAAAATGCTTTAAGTATATTAACTGAACAAGAGTTAAAGATCATAGAGTTGCAATATTTTAAACAAATGAGGAGTAAAGATGTGGCTCAACAACTATTGTATACAGCCCAATACTATTGTTCCTTAAAGAAACGTATATTAGATAAACTTATAGATTATATATTTATAGGAACAGATTTAGTTAATGAGGGGAAGACGGACGGCAATGTAGAAAAATAAAATCCTAGAAACGGAATTTCTTAGATAGCCCCCAATAAAAGTGAATAAAATCCTAGAAACGGAATTTCCTAGTACTCAATATAAAAATACTGAATCCTAAAAACAGAATTTTAATATAAATAAAAAAATATCCTCGGAGTAAAATCCAAGGATATTTTTGTATATAGTAAGGTTTAGTAAGAAATTAAGGACTAGGTGGAGAGATAAACCTAGTCCGAAGGGTAATACCAAGTACCTCGATTATGAGAGGATTTAAACCAAGGTAAAGAGAAAAAATAAAACAAAAAATATGGAGAATAAATTTATGAAAAACATTTACACTTATATATTATCAACCTATGTATGTATTGTAAAATAATTCAATTAATTTTGTTTAAAAAAATAAAGAGGAAAGTTGCAATAGTAGTAGGAGGATTTATATATATATATATTAAAGGGGTTTGTTAATATAAGAGATAATGTGAACCGAACAATTTTAATTCCTTTCTCTATGTCTTTCCTCTTTATGTTTTTATTATGTATTTTAATTTAACTTTTTATACCTCATTTAATTATTTTTATTAAATTTTTTTCTAGTAAATTCTTAATAGACTGCTGCAGCATGAATGACTTTTCTTTTTTTCTTGTAAGTTGGAGAAATCCAAAAACACGTTTTCGACAACCGTCTCAAGGCCCCAGGCCCCGCCACATGAATGGCTTTTCTTTCTTTATATAAGGGGAGAAATCCAAAAACACGTTTTCGACAAATTTCGACATTTCGACAAATTTCGACAAATTTCTACATTTCGAAAAATTTCGACAAATTTCGACAAATTTCGCAAGTTAGACAAATTTCGACAAATTTCGCAATATTTCGACAAATTTCGCAAGTTAAATAGATCTCGACATCATTTTTCGCAATTTCGACATTTCGACATCATTTTTCGCCAGTTGGACAGATTTCGACATCATTTTTCGCCAGTTGGACAGATTTCGACAAATTTCGCCAGTTGGACAGATTTCGATATAATTAGACATCATTTTTCGCAATTTCGATAGATTTCTACCTCTTTCGACAAACCCCATCCACTTTTTATACAGTATTCGACAAATTTTTCAAGTTATTACTCATATTCTGTCGAAAGCTGTTTCTGAAAACGGTGAACCATCCAATAGAGCCTCGAAAACTAGTCAAAATTTATTGATCCATATTCAATTTAAAAAGAACAAACTTTACTAATAACGATTATTGTTAATTAAAAATACCTCCCTTACTTTTATAATATCCAAAAATAAATTTTTTACAACCACTTTTTAAAAATTTTTTGTGAAATTTAATTGACATGAACTAATTTATCTGATATATATTGTAGGAATTTTTTTATTAATTTTTTTTAAAAAAAAAGTATTGAACTATATAATATTATATGGTAATATATAGTCAACGGTTAGGAATTACCGGATATAAAAAAATTAAAAAATATTTTCAACTAGGAGGAATATTTTTAAAAGTATCGAATATAATATAATATAAGAGTTAAAAGGAAGGGGTTTTAAATTATGGAAAAAATAATAATAATCAATAAAGGCGGAGAAGAAATCCATATCGATACAGAATCAAGAAAAGTTGTTCTAGTAGTAAGAAACGGAAGAAACTACAAATCAGCTAGATATTTAAATAACCCTTATTACTGGGGAATAGCTGAAGAATACTTTAATGAAGTTGAAGCTGCTGAAGAAGTTGAAGAAGTAGAAGAAGTTGAAGAAGTAGAAGAAGTTGAAGAAACTTGTGATATACAAGACGTAGTTGTTAATATTAATGAAAGTCAAATCGGAAGAGTTGTTGGAATGAGAAATGGAAAATATAGAATAGTTATGAGTACTGGAAAATTAGTGGAATTGAATAGAAATGAATTTTATTTAGACGGTGAAGAATCAATCAACCAAGAAGAAGAAAAAGAAGAGGATAAGTCAGTAAAAATAGGTCATTATAATTACGAATTGTTTGAAAATGATTATGTAATAAGATTTACATGTAGATCACTTGACAGAGTTTTTGTGTATAACAAAAAATTTAAAGACTTTAAACTTATGCAATTATCAACCAATAGGGTATTATTAGCTAAAAGATATTATACTAACTATTATAATATTATTAGTCAATTACAAAATTATATCAAAAAAATTTCTTAAAAGAGGAATATTTTTAAAGATATAGAATATTATATAGTATAAGAGAAATTAAAAAGTGATTAACAAAAGAAAAAAATATTTTTCAAAAAAGAGGAATATTTAAAAGGATGTTGAATATAATATAATATAAGAATAAAAAAATCGGAGGGAATTAAAATGTTAGAATTGAGAAGTAAGAAATTAAAAGTTGAAGGTAAAGCATATAGGGAGGTAGAAATTACAGTATGTTATGAAAGATTATCAAATGATAGAAACGGAAACCCAAGATATACACTTTCTTTTTTCTGGAATGAGTTTAATTTAAACAATATGCTACATGATAATTATAAACACAAGATCAATAAAAACGGATATTTAGTATTGACATCTTATAATATAGATACTACAATAGAATCAATATTAAAAGATATTAAAAATTACCTTAAAAATAATTTTTAAAAATTAGTACTAAAAATTAAATATTACCATATAATATTATTAAAGAGGTAGTTAAAAAACTACCTCAAGTACATAGCTGATGATAATCAGCAAATAAAATTTATAAAAAGGGGTTGTTTTTATGACATTATTAGAAAAATCTTTAAACACTATTAAAAATTTAAGAGGCACAGAGGTTGAGGTATTTGGTCAACCACATCACGTGGAAGACTCTATCGGATGGAATGATCTAGTAATTGATGTAGTAGAAGTATTTGAGAACTTAAAAGAGTATGAAATTACTGAATATGAATATTATAATCCAGATACAGAGGAATACGAAGACATCGAATTCAACGATTGCGATGAATTTATAAGCTATATGGACGACACATACGGAATCGAAGAGATAAGCAGCGATAACTCTTATAACTGGAGCTCACCTATCAGTAATAACTTTTACATTCATCAATATTATAATAGAGAATTGGATTACTATTATTACATTATAGCAATTCATATGTACGGGGATGTAAGAGGAAATTATACAAACGAATTTGTATTAAAGTTTGACAATGACTACGAATTTATGGAATTGCTTAACGAATGTAATAAATATTATACTTTACAAGATAAAGACGGAAATGAGCTATACTTTGATTTAGGAATTTTTGACGAAGGTCTAACATATGAAGGTGAATATTCTTATAATGGTTTAGAATTATCTGCTTATGAAAACATTGAAGACCTTCAAAAAGACATATTAAATTTATAGAAATTAGTTATATCTTTACTAATATTAACATATAATATTAGTAAAGATATACAATACATACAAATAAAATTAAAAAGGAGGTGGATAATATGGCATCAGAAACTATTAGTAATTTTATAGCAGCTAGATATAAAGATAAAAAAGTATTTGATATTGAATTATACAATGGTAAAAAATTTACGGTAGTGCCTAAACCGAAAGTTTTTCATATAGTATTATTAGGACATGAAAATATTTATATAAATCCAGAAGGAATTTTTCATAAGGTTGATTTTATTGTATGTAATGATTTAATTAAAGATTTAAGAGTTAGGGGGGAATAATATGAATACAATTGTCGGAATAGTTTTAGGGTGGTTAGGTCTTAACTTATTGGTATTAAGTTTCTTTATGTGTGTATCTTATTTAAATGAGGAGGAATAAAAATGTATAATGATTTATCAATCAGTCATTTAAACGGAATAGATTTTAAATATATCAAGAGAGCTGCAGGGATATATCAATTAAAAGTAACTCAAGAGGGTAAAAATATTACATCAAAATTTAAAGGTCTTGTAGGTAATTACAATAGTGATAAAAATTACTTACTTGTATGTACAAATAGTATAGAATCAATATGCTGTTATTTAATAGAATGTTATAATAATTAGGAGGTATTAAAATTATGAGTAAAATTAAAATGTTATTAGATGACTGTATCGAGGAAGTTATTAGGATCGCAAATAAAGAAGGATTTGAAATCGACGAAGAAATCGCAACTGAAATATTGATGACTTCATATTGTGGAATGACTTACACTAACTTAAATAAAATGGATAAATATGATCACGTTGTAGATTATTGTATTAGAGAATTTACCGATCTATATGACGGAGAATAAAAAATTATTTAAAAAAGAGGAATATTTTTCAAGGTCTTGAATATAATATAATATAAGGATATTTGAGATTTATAAAAAAAATTAAAAAATTATTTTAAAAAAGAGGAATATTTTTATAAATCTAGAATATAATATAATATAGATATTTAAAAATTAAATAAAGGGGTTGAAAGTATGGAAAAATATTTAAATTTTATTGAAGAGGTAAAAGACATTAGGGGGTTGAAAAATTTAAATGTAGAGTATTGCAGTACCTATGATAGCATTTATCTAAACTTTACTGATAGACAGTTTAAGTCAATAGATAATGAGTCAAGTAAAATGTTTGAAGACTTCTGTCAGTTAGTTGATGATTATGGGTTTAATGCTGAATTTAAGTGTTATGGTACTATAGAAGTATACGAGGAATAGACATAGGGGGTCGCAAGACCCCACCAAAAAATTATTTGTACATAGGTAATATTTTAATAAATATTATCATATAATATAATATAAAAGAAAAAGGGGTTGTTAATATGAAATTAAAAAATGTAAATCTTAAGATTACTGTATTCGGAGGAATAGAAAAGGAAATAGTATACAATAAAGTTTTATGGGTATCACCTAACCGTAAATGGGTATTATATGTAAATGAAGACTATAACAGAATCATGTTAGAGGATGTAATAAACGGGGAGGGTCAATTCCCTATCATGTATAATGACGGTAGTGTAGCATACGATAATCCGTTTATAGTACCGAAGTATGTAAAAGAAAATGTAGCTAGATGTTTAAGAAAATATAATAATATTAAATAGTAAAATAGAGGAGGTCGAAAGACCTCCACCAAAAAATTATTTGTACATAGGTAATATTTATAAAAATATTATCATATAATATAATAAAAAAGTAAAGGGGTTTTGATTTATGAAAAGAAATGAAATATTTGAAGGAATTGAAAATTTAAAGAGAGATTTAAACGACTATAAAGTGATCGCTACAAACAGTAGTTACAACGAAAGAATTAATTCATTTTTACCACGTTTCCACAGATTAGTGTTAGATGGAAGTTACGACGGGGAAATGTATTACAAAGCTATGAAAATAAATTTAAATAAAAAGTTTACTGTTAAAGGTCTTGAAATGATTATAATTAGAACTTTAAACCAATTAATAAGTCATGAATATTTTAACAACGAATACAGATTGGGTAATCCAAGATTAAAAGAAATATTAGTTGAATCTTTAGGTATTCCAATGTATGAAAGATTAATGAATGATTTACTTGATAATATCAAAGATTTTCAAAACGATGTATTAGGTCTTGATGTACATTACGACTTTATAAAGTTTCCTTGTAGTTTAGTAATTGTAAAATAATTAATTAAAGCAGGAATAAAATTCCTGCTAGTACATATAATATTAATATAAGAAGTTAATAAAAAAATTAAAAAAATATTTCAAAAAAAGAGGAATATTTAACCTAGTGTAGAATATAATATAGTATAAGAATAAAGTTTAAGGGGTTGTAAATATGAAATTTAAAACATTATCAAGTATAGCAAATTATTTAAAAAAGGAATATACTTCAGAAGTAAATGAATTGCAAGACGGAGAATACAATATAATAGAGTTACTACCTTGTATTGGTGATATAGCTAAAGATAATATAGATTTAATTAATATCACTAGTAAAGAATATAAAGTATTAACTAACGAATTATATGGAGAATATAGTTATTGCAGCGATATAGAAGAAGTTAAAGCGAATCTATTAATTGATTTTATAGACGAAAAGATAACACTTGATAGATTTAAAACAATAACACAATATAAAAAATACCGTTTAGAAAATTGTTAAAAAATTATATGGTAATAGGTATAATTACAAACTTATTACCATATAATATAATATAAGAGATAGTTAATAGTTAACTTCCTAAAAACAACGTATCCTTTAGGAATGTAAGGGAATGAACTAGCGAGGTATAAAAATAAAATTTAAATTTAAAGGGGATTGATTAGAATGAAAAAAACATTAATAAGTTTATTGGTTGGTATTTCAATGGTGGCTATGGTAGGATGCACAAGTAATGAAATTAAATCACATGTAGAAAATAATACAACAATAGTCGAAGAGAATGGGGAAGTAGATAACCTAATTTATAAGCAAAGGGAAAAAGATACTAAAATAGCTAACGCATATATGTGGGACGAAATAGGGCTATCTGAAATAGATAATTATTTCAAAGATATTAAAGACTCTTCAATATATAATTACGAAGTATTCGGAGAACTTACCGAACAACAAAAAGATTTTTGTTTGGACTATATTGATTTAATAGATTCTATTGTTAAAGATTCAATGATAATTTCTAATGACCCAGAAGAATTTTATAATAGTTTAAACGACTTCTATAATGAACACGGGTACAGAATTAATGGTGGCTTAAACACTAATAACAATACTAAACCAGATGATGGTGATATATTTATTCTAGAACAACGTGGTTTTGATGAGTATGTTATTAACCAATATATTAATGGAGAAATTAGTCTAGAGAGTTTTAAAAAGCATTTTAGTTGTGAAGCCGCTTATCCTTTTTATAATTATACTGAATTTACTTGTTTTTTTAGTAATAGTAATCAAAAATCTTTTTGTGAAGCTTATACAGAATTTTGTGAGGGTATGATAAATTATTACCCACAAGACGAGCCGATAGCTGATGTAATTGATAAGTTGGCAGTGGTATATGACACTTACGGATATACTAGCGATAAGGTTATACAATGGGAGGAGGAAAACAAATAATGTTTAGATTATTATTAAAACTAAGAATAAGAAAAGATAAAGAAATAATAAAGAGACTAGTAACTCAGGACTTAAATAACAACTTGGATATAATAGCAAAAATAATAATAAAGACCTTATCAATATTAAAGAGTAAAGACCTAAATACAATTGAATATATAGACGGAATATTTAAGTATATTCCATCTAATACAATAGAGGTAGCAAACTTTAAAACAAATTTATTAAAATTAATCACGTTTTAAGACCTACTAAATATAATAGTAATATAAGAAATAAAAATAAAAAGGGGCGGAAATTATGAAAGAAATAATAAACATGTTAAAATCTATAGGGGTTAAAAAAGTAAATGTAAAAAGTATGGCAGAGATCGAATTTAAATACTATAATAGAATGTATGTATTGAAAATACATGAGTTTAAGATCACAATTACAGATAAAAAACTAACATTCAACTTTGTAAGAAATGATGACGTAGTAGAATTAATAAGAGATTTTTTAAACATGTAGGGGGTATAAATATGTTTTGGAAAATAGTAACTGTATTAAATAGTATTTTAGTTAGTGGGTTAACCGTTGGGCTAGATAGCGAGTACGATAAAGAAATAAATGAAAAAGACGATTTAAGAAACAGGTGGATCAAGCACTTAAATTATTGCAGTGATACCGAATTAAACAAGTATAGTAACGAATATAATTTATTTTGCAATGTAGAAGAGGACGGAAGGTACAAAGTAGAGGGTAAAATAATCGACTACATGATAGATAATAATAAAGAAGTATTTAATATATATTAAAGTTTAAGACCTAAATATTTAGGTCTTATTTTTTAGGTCTTTAAAATTAAAAAAAAATAAAAATTTTATTTAAATTATGGATATTTTTCTTGGTTTTGAATATAATTATAATATAAGAGATATTTAAAAATAAATTAAATAAGGGGTTGTATAATATGAAAAAAAGACTTGAACAATTATTTAAAAACTATGGTATGAGAGTTAAAGTAATATCTAAAAGGGTTAGTTTAGATTATATATTTTTGGATAATGTAGTAAGTGGTGATTTAGTTGACGAGTATACAATTATATTTGATGTACCATTTATATTTAAATACGGTAATGGGGATATAGAAGAAATAAAAGACTTAACATTAATACAAGACGATTTTAATTACTTCGATGATAGAATATTATCACCTAATTTAATTAATGATTTAAAAAAATTAGGATTTTAAAAAAATTTAATTAGGAGGAATATTTAAAAAAGTATAGAATATAATATAATATAAGAACAATGAATTAAAAATTAAAGGGGATGGATTTATGTATAATAATTATAAAACAAGTTCACAAATAGGAATGAAAGAATTTAGACAAAACAATGGATATTCAATAAGTAATTTAAGTGATAGACAAATTGAAAAGACTTTAAAAATTGCCATGTTAGAACAATTAAAAGAATCTCTAAGATATTGGATTAACACATCAAAACAATTTGAAGAATCTTATCAGTTCTTTATAGCTAATACAGCAGACGATATAAACGGTAAAAGATTCAACTCTATTGAATTAATTAAATCCTTTAAATTACCATATCCAAAACTTGACAAGGTATCTTATATAAGATTTATTAAAATATTTGAAAAATGTCATAGAGATTATTTAACTTATACATCAAAGTTAGATATGTTAAAAGTATTTAATAACGGAGGAATTTAAAAGAGGGTCTTAAAAGACCTTCTTTTTTGTAGTAAAGTTTAAGACCTAAATTTATAAACATCGAAACAAAAAATTAAAAAGTAGTCATCTTTTTAGTAGGTAGTACATATAATATAATATAAGAGATATTTAAGAGATAGAAAAAAAATAAAAAAAATTTAAAAGTAGTCATCTTTTTCTATATCTTGAATATAATATAGTATAGAGGATCTTTAAAAATTAAATAAAAGGGGTTGTTAATTATGACAAAAACATCAATGGAAATGAGAGTAAAGGAAATCAATAAGCTAATGAGAGAGTTGGCAGAGGAAAAGAAAAGATTGCTAGAGGAATTAAACTCAATCCAAGAGGTGGAGGAAGTCAAGGAAACAGCTAGTAGTAGTAAATCTTATGAAGATATGAACTTGCAAGAACTAAAACAAGTAGCAAAAAGCAAGGGATATAAAATAAGAACTACATCAATAAAAAGATTCGTAAAAGAATTAAAAGATCTAGACTACTTCTACGAGAACAAAGGTAAATGCTTCAGAGAGTGTTAAGAGAGGAAGTCCGAAAGGACTTCTTTTTTTGTACTCAATTTAGGTCTTAGAGTTTAAGACCTAAAGTATCACTTCGATTTGTACAACAAATGACATTCTAGAATTTTTCAGATGGGCAAATACTAGTCAAGAATAAAAGTTAAAATTATAAATCTAAGAGAATCGAAGTATAAAGATAGTAGTCAATAGATATAATTAAAGATCTAAAAATCAAGTACCCCAAGTAAAAAAAGGTAAATCCTAGAAATGTAATTATTAAAATCATAAAAATTAAAATCCTAAAAATGGAATTAGCTGCAATATGACCTTATAAGAGGATTTTAAGACCTTAATTGATATAGTTATCCTATCTATATAAATAGGTCTTAAAATTGATTCTAAGGGGATATGGTGATATAGGACTATTATAGTAATAATAAGACCTATTTGCAGCAATAATAAGATTTAGGTCTTGAAGTTTGAAATCATAAATAAAAGACCTAAATTTGTGTTTAGGTCTTAAAGTTTAGTTTGTTGATACTAGATATAGGATGAGTATATTCGAATAGAATAGGGGGATAGAATAGGGGGATAGATTCGGGGGAGGAAACAAAGAACAGATAAAGAATAAATATAGATATAAGACCCTAATATAGAAGAACAAAATTAAAAAATTATGTAATATAAAAATAAGAACAGATCTTCCCCTATTTTTAACGGAAGCACTTCGACCTTATTATAATAGATTAAACCTCTATTATAAATATGAATCTATATCTCTATATATATTATATGTGGATGTGGTTACATGAATCTAATATCTATATACTTTTATATATATTTATACATAATATTTTACCTCGACCTCGTGAGGCCTGCAGGGCCGGCCACATGAATTTTTAGGTCTACCCACATATAGGGAATTATTCACTTTTCAAAGAGCTTAACATAATTTTGGATGTAAAATTTTCATGAAAACGTTACATTTACATAATATTGGTTAACATAACAACGGAAAATTGAGTTACATAATATCAGATCATTAGGTTTTTTGAAAACGTTACATTGTAGTAAAATCAACGGTTTGAAGAGTTATATAAGAGAGTATTCCTCGTTACCTTAAGGAGGGTAAGTCGTTACTATTGCCCCGTCTCATGATCTCTCATGAAACCTTCTCTATATCCTATTTACCTCCGAGTCGATCGAGGGAAACAAATCCTATCCTCGAATACCCCTTATTAAATTGAAATGTAGTAATAATTACCGGATTAAGTAGTATTGAAATATTGATGGTACATTGGTCATCGGTTGACGTCTACCATGTTGGGTAAATGGTTGTTTAGTCCTTCCCGATCCTTGATATCTCATCTATGACCGAGTACTAGCTCACCAGCGTCTCTTGGCTTTCAATGTTAGACCCCTTTCGGGCGAATGTCATATCAGCATTTATACCCCTCGTTGTTAACCGTGTGTCTCACGTTGACTTTGTTTTATATTATATTATATTCAACCTTTTAAAAAATATTCCTATTTTTTAAAAAATTTTTAACTTTTTTTTCAAGTGATTTGTATCACTTGTTTTATATTATATTATATTCGATACTTCAAAAAATATTCCTATTTTTTAAAATTTTTTTTTGAAGTTTTTTTCTATTGTTTTGTTTATACTTTTATTATACTCTGCTACAAAAAAAAGTCCACAAAAACAGTTCGACAAATTTATATGACCCTATGTCGAAAGCCCTAAAATCCTAGAAACTACCATCCCTAAACCTAGGAAAATAGGGGGCTATGGATGGGGCGTAAATGTCGAAAAGAATAATTATGTAAACAATAATAACTACATTATGTAAACAATATTATATTACATAATTATAATTATATAAATACTAATACATTACATAATAATACTTATATTATAATAAGAGTTATTTAATACTATATTAAATGATACATCATTTTATTATATGGTATTTGATACGGTATTATATGATAGTGTCCACAACATACGACACATGGTTATTAATACCATATCATATAATTATAATAAATATATAATATAGTTATTAATACTATTTAATAAAGTACCACATAACATAGTATCATAGACTACTAAATATAATTTTAAAAACTAAGTAATATAATTTTAATTACATTGTAATGTAGTATTCAATACCATGTGTAGTGTTAACGTGTACCGTTGTTAGTAGTATTACATTAAGTGGTACACAATACCACATTATACTATTGTAAATACATTGTAAATGGTTTGATTAATCATGTTATGTGGTGATGGATGAGGTGGGGCAGAAAGACTTTTTTCGACAATATACCACACATAATAACAAGAATAAAAAGATAAGTAGTAATACATACCATGTAATAAGGTATACTTAGTTCGACATGGATCGACACGAATCGACCCCCTTATAAAAAATTCGACAAATTCCGACACGGTATCCCCCCTACCTTTCGACAAAGTTCAACATTTTTCACAGAGATCGGAAGAGCGTCGTGTAGGGAAAGAGTGTAGATCTCG